TGATTACGTTAAGATCGGTTCTTCCGGTTGTAATGTTAAAATCGGTTCTTCCGGTAATTACGCTCAGATCGGTTCTTCCGGTAATTACGCTCAGATCGGTTCTTCCGGTAGTAGTGCTAAAATCGGTTCTTCCGGTGATGATGCTAAAATCAGTTCTTCTGGTGATGATTGTGTCATAATGTGCGCTGGTATTAATTCATCAGCTAAAGCAAAAATAGGGTCATGGATTACTCTTGCAGAATGGAAGTATTCAGAAGAAAAACAAAGAGATATCCCATTTTCAGTTGTAACAAAACAAGTAGATGGAATTGAGATAAAAGAAGATGTGTACTATACCTTACAAGATGGTAAATTTAAAGAATCAAAACAACACTAATACCAGACAAAAAGCAAGAATCCGATGAAGTTGTAAGTATCCATCAGTCGACATGCTTTCCAGGTATGTGAAAATGATATCATGAACAGGAAGATAAATACATTTAAATGTCTTGTAAACGGCGATGTTTCTTTATCTTGGAATGAGAATAATATTCTTAACTTATAATACTGATAAAAGTTTAAAAAAATTGAGAAATGTATACAGTAAATTTATGTAGATGTCCTTATTGTGGATCTTACCACTATGAATTAACAGGTTTTACATTCAGGGCTAATTATAATTACTTTTATTATACTTATATGTAAAGGAGCATGAATAAGTATAATTTTTTATTGCGTGCAATTTGTTTGTTTCTACTTAGTTACATCTTTGGGGTTTTGGTTTATGGTTATATACACAAAGAAACACCATCCGCTATTGACGTATATCGTGGAAGAACGGAATTAGAAATAACTATGATTATTAGAGACTCTACTATAGTTAGTAGAGATAGTATTGTAGTATTTAAATAAAACTTTTATGAATGATATTGATTATTTAAGGTTGTTCGAAAGCCTTCCTCACTGTGAAAGTATGTGTAATATCGTAGAAGATTGGGGTTATGCGCCCAATCTTTATTACTTTGATCAGGAATGGCATGTTAGTTGGATCGACAGTGCCGAAGGAGATTGCTTGTGTGATTTTGTAGGAAAATCTCCGGAAGAAGCTATCATTAACGCTCACAGAAGTATTATTATTACAGATAACTCTATAAAATTCTATAATATATTAATACCAAAAGATGAAAATAACTTAATAAATGATATTTGGAATACTGAAGAGGAATTACCAGAATATCATAAATTACTCTTATGTTTACATAAGAAAGGTAAATTTCTAGCTATATTACAAGAAAATCATTACTTATTCACCGTTCCTGGAAGTCTTATATATCATTTTGAGGATATTATAAAATGGGCATATGCTGATGAAATTTTTCCTAAAATATAAATCTATGGGTAGAAATATAATTAAAAAGATTTTCTCTACTCCTAAATCTCCCAAACCATTAATATATAAAAATATTAAAAATTATATAAAAGAAAAACGTAATTCCAAACACCATTCACAAAAAGAAATATATAACATATTAATAAAAGCAAAAGAAGCATACTTAGATTGTATAGAACATAATGGTGTATTAATGGGAATGTGTTATTATATACGAAGTGTTCCAGAAGTACTTTATTATATCCCAATTGCAGAACAGATTCCAAAATTTAATGAAAAGTTTTTACTTGGAATTTCTGATATACTAATTGGATATTGGTGGCCACGTACTGATACAGAATCTAGAATCAAAGCATTTGATAAACTAATTGATTATTATAATCCAAAAGGAGTATGATAATATAGAAGTAATAATTTATATAAAATATGTTAAGTACACATGAAATATACAAACTATTTAGATTGCTCTTATCATCGTACAAATGAAGATGATTAGGATATGATGAAGAAACAGAAATATATTGTTATCTATCAGATAGATATGTAGGGGTAACAAAGATACGATGGTTAGAGAATGGCTATAGTTATATTAATACTTCTAGTGATTATCCTCTAGGAGATATAAATAAAATTAATGAAAATTAAATATGAAGAAACAAGAAAATAATAAATATAAACCATTCAATCTCGAAGAAGCTAAAGCCGGAAGACCTGTTTGTACAAGAAACGGACAAGAAGTAAGAATTATTTGCTTTGATGCTAAATCAGAGAATTATCCTATAGTAGCTTTAGTTAAAGAAGGATATTCCACACAGGAATATTTACGTACTTATACTAATGAAGGCGAAGTTTGTCGTAATGGTCTTATGCATACCTTAGATCTTGTAATGCCTTTAAAAAAGAAAACAGGATGGATTAATATATATCATGTAGATGGTGAAGATACTGTATCAGGCATAAAATGTATTTATACAACAGAGAAAGATGCCAGAACAAATGCGATAATAAGCGAAGCTATTGATACTATCCAGATAGAGTGGTATGAATAAAATTAAATATTATGAGTGAACTTAAGGATCGATTATTAAAGCAATTAGAGACAGACTATTCAGAGGATGCCAGAGACTGTCTTAAAATATATGAAACCATTAAAAAGTTAAATGGAGGGAGTATCCCTAGTGATCAATGGATGGTATTATCCAGAGTTCAACATTTAGGAACCCTTATAAATCCTATGAGAGTTTATTCCCCTTCTGAAATAGGTTACATATTCCTAAAAGGATTAGAAAAAGATAATGAGATGAAAGTATTATCAATAACAGAAGCAGAGGCTAGGATGATTTATTCAAGTATATCCGGAGAATTTAAGAAAAAGCTTGAAGATATCTTCGGAATAGAGAGACTTACATTGAATTTCCAGGACCTGGTGAAAACCTATGAGGATGCATGTGAAATCACAGGATCAGTTCCTGATATAGAATATGATGACAGGTCTGAATTGGCACGTTTAAAACTGATACAGATCTATAAGGCCTCTAATATATTGAATGATAATTGGAAGCTTACCCCTCTTGGTACTCAATGTGCATTTTACCCGTCTTTTATGTGGAAGGAAGGTAAACTTGTATGCGGTGATATATATCATACTTTATACGGTGTCTCCTATGATCCTAAATTATGTTGCGGAAAAGAAGATGATGCTTTTTACATAGGAACTCATTTTATTGATCTATATAGGGATTACTTATTACTAGAGTAAAATGGAAATACAGGAAATAAAAATTGACGGGATAACGTATATAGAGAACGAGGACTCAACAGCATGTAATAATTGTGCTCTTAAAGATGAAGAAGACTGCTGTATCCTTATACAGGGAGATGAAGTCACACTCTGTAATCTATTCTCAGGACATGTACTTAAAATAAAGGAGGATTAACTATGTTTCCAATTAATTTTATAATAGCTTTTACAATAATTGTTTTATTTCTTGTTTTTGCTGCTCAAGAACTTCGTGATAGAGATATTAATTCCTATAACAAGTATAAAGTTTTAGAGAATGAAAACGGATGTTATGTTGTTAAATATGTAAAATATTATCTCTACGGATTTATTCCTATGTGGAGATGGCTTAAGAAGAAATGTCCTATTAGCTTGGATGAAGAGGTTGTCGAATTTCAACATAAAGAATTAGCACATAATATTATGTTAGACTACTACGAATTGGCTCGCCATGATTATAATATAACTAAGATCAAAAATAAAACACTTTAACAAATGACAGAAGAACAAATTAGAGATTATAAAATAGCAGCAAGAACAAAAATTGCTCTCTTAAACAAACACTCTATAGTTACGGAAAGTTTAGAAATAGATGGTATATTTACTCCTGATATACTTGATAATTGTAACAGTTTATCTTATAAGTGTTATACAACGTATACAGAATTACAAAAAGAAGTTGATGATGCTTTTAAAAAAGCTATTGAAAGAATCACTAATATTATATCTGAAATATAAATATGGAAAGTTTACTATATTATTCTATTAAATTAATATACGGCTTCTTATATAAAGAGCCTTTAAATTCTATAAAGACATTAGAATTTTTTGATTCACATATAACTAAATCACTATCAGAAATTAAAGATTTTGATAAATATGCTATGGATTTATGTATTAGAAATCTAATAATATATATGTATAATCCAACTAGTTTATATACAATAGACTGGATAAATAATATCGTCCGCTATATACGACATGTAATGGATAATACTGATATCTTAAATATTTTATGTAATACAAATATATCATCAGACTATGATATTTTAGAATCAAGTTTTCAAGCTAGTTATGAAGATTATATAAATATAACATTACCAGATTCTCAAAAATATGCAATATTTTCTCTATCCGGATTAGGAATAGATAGTGATACATATAACAAATACACTTATAATGAAAAATTTTCGGAATTATTACAAAGAGTGGTATATAGAAGAATTATAAAAATTGATAGACCACAGGAAATTACATTAGTAGACATTTTAAAAGATGCAAAAGAACTATATTTAAAAAGTATTAATAATAATATTGAAGTAGGAATGTGTGATTGTATCAAAATTGCTCTAGAATGTAATCCATTACTTCATATAGGTAGAGGACTTGGTAATTCTTTAGATATAGAACCTCTTTCAATGATTCCGGAGTTTAATCCTGATCATTTTGGAATAAGCGAAAGATATGATCATTATTGGTGGCCAATAGACGATTATCATTCAAGGATAAAGGCTTTTGATAAATTAATATCTGAATATAGATTAAATAAATAACTAAATTAATATTTAAAGAAATGTTACCTATATTATACCAAATTATATAAATATGGGTCCGCTGCAAATACACTTAGGTGGTTTGTTGTAGGAAAGGTTTAAATATTTAATATTATTTAAATAAAACATACAAAACTAATCATTCTAATAATCACTTAAATCTTTATTTATAAATGAAAGGATAAAATCTCTAGTGTATAATAAAAATATCTACACACATCCTACTCCTATAACAGCAAGAGTAGAAGTAGTTGAGAAAGAAGAAGGATTATACAGTACGTATATATTTAAAGATTTAGATCTGGAAAATGAATATTATATGATAACTAAGTATCCAAATTGGAATCAAGGTCCTATAAATATCGGGGATATTGGATATGTTACTTATTATATAATAATCGCAGGAGTATCTAAATGGTATGTTAATTCTGGAGAAAATGTAAAAGAAGTATATACTCCATATAATTATACTCATTTAGCTCTTGTTAAATTTATTAAAGATAATTCTAATATAATTAAAAAAGATAAAGATAATAAACTTAAAATAAAAATTATTTAAACACATAAAGTTATGATATTATTAAAAGAAAGACTATTAGAAGCACAAGAAAGAAAAGAGAATGATATTAAAAACTTTACATGGTTATATCCGAAAGATAGAGATAATGGAAATGTTCAGAATGAGGTTAAATTAGTATCTTGTACTGAGGAACAACTTAAGGGTTTTTATTCCCACTGTAATAAAATGTTATATAATGACTCTAAGGAAAATCCCGGAAGAGTTAATGTGTTAAAAATAATTCAGGACCAAATTACAAAGATTGGAGTCGAGTTAATGCTTCGAGATTTCGAAGCTAAGAATGAGAATTTCGATAGATTCTCTTTCGCATTATCTATCGATGAGTTCTTGGAAAAGAATAAAGATGTAGATCCCAAAGTTGCTACAATTAAGAACTTTATTAAGGTAGCTAGGAAATATGAAGATTTAACTTTACATTCTGTATATGAAGGATGTATTGGGAAGTTGGGATTGTTTGAGAATCCTCATATCACTAAATCTTTTATTCTTAGAATGGGGCTATGGATGAGTAAAATGGCTGGAGATCATAAGAAATTAAAAGAGTGGGCTGAGTTAAATAAATTATCTAGCTTAAATCCTATGGATAAAGTATATAAATATTTAAGACTTAAAGAACATGATAAATTAAGATCTAATCCAACCGGATTAACTTTATCCCAGATAAAAGGGATGTTAGAAATTACTAACCATCCTAAAAAGTATAGTGAATTAACTACAGAACAGCTAACAACTCTTAGATATAGGGTATTGTTAGACTTAAGAACTAGTGTAAGAAGTCATATCTCAAGATGGGAAACTTTAAAGCATCAGATTGAATTGGTTGCTGAATCTAAAGGATTTAAATTGCTTTAATGATTTATTACGTAACAAAAGCTTCTGAACTATATAAGTCTAATAGATATACTATTATATCCCCTGAAGAGTCGTTAAAATTACTACATCCATTAAAATATGTAGGAACAGATACTGAAACTGAAGGATTAGATTGTCATAGTAAGAAACTTTTATCTATTCAATTTGGATGTAGGGATTTTCAAGTAGTTATAGATTGTACTACTATAAATCCTATTATATATAAAGATTATTTAGAATCCGAAAGAATTTTTCTTTTATGGAATGCTAATTTTGATCTTAAATTCTTCTATAAAATAGGAATTTTTCCAAATAATATTCGAGACTTGATGTTATCTGAAAAAGCTATATATCTAGGATACCCTTCTGGTATGCATAGTATGGCTTTGAAAGAAGCTGCCTGGAAGTATTTAAAGAAGAGTCTAGATAAATCTGTTAGAGGGAAAATTATCACTCAAGGTTTGAATGAGGAAACTATCGTATACTCCGCAGAGGATGTTGAGCACTTGGAGGATATAATGATTGCTCAACAACCAGAATTAGATAATCAAAATTTAAATGTAGCACTTAAATTAGAAAATGAATATGTTAAGGTAAACGCTTATTTTGAATTTTGTGGAGCTAGATTAGATATTTCTAAGTGGAAGGAGAAAATGAAGAGGGATCAGGAGAACTTAAATAAAGCTAAAGATATCCTCGATTCATGGGTTGTTGATTGGGAAAATGATAGAATATCTAGAGAATCTGAGTTAGTATATTTAGATGTTTCTAAATTTAGAGGGGATAATGTTATAGAAGAAGATAGGAAAAAATTAAAATTTGCAAAGAGAAGAAAAGAGTCTGACATCAGAGAGAAAGATGGCACCTTAATTGCAGAAGCATATGAGAAAGAAGTTAAGAGGAAGTATTCTAGTATAAATACTCAGGGAGATTTGTTTTCCGGGTTTGATTTAACTCCTAAATGTACTATTAATTGGAAAAGTTCTGCACAAGTATTACTTCTCTTTGAAGAATTAGGTATAAAGTGTTCTACAATAGATCCGAAAACTAAAACTTCTAAAAAATCTATAAACGAAAAGGTTATAGCACCACAACAGAAAAATTTTCCGATTATTGAACTATATCTTAATTTCAAGGAAGCAGAAAAGTTAGTAGATTCTTTCGGACAGAAATTTTTGGATTTTGTTAATCCAGCTACTGGAAGAATACATTCTACTTTTCATCAGTTTGGCACAGATACAGGGAGATTGTCGTCTACAAGTCCTAATCTACAGCAATTACCAAAGGATGCACTTACTAGATCATGCTTTGTAGCAGAAAAAGGGAATAAATGGATTAGTTGTGATTATTCCGGACAAGAAAGTTTCATTATGGCATCTCTATCCAATGATTCCGCTATGTTAGATGAGCTACTTAGGGGATCAGGAGATCTACATTCACTAACAGCTCGAATGGTGTTCGAAGAGATACCAGATGATACACCACTTAAAGAAATTAAGACAAAATACCATGATCTCAGACAAAAAGCTAAAGGTTATGAATTTTGCTTTAATTATGGGGGAAATGCCTCTACTCTAGTAAAAAATTATGGGATAGATGAGGATTATGCGAAATCTATTTACGATAACTACATGTCTGGTTTTGATGGTTTATGTAGATATCAGAAAAATCAGAGAGATTTTGTTAATAGATATGGTTATATTATATTAAATAAACTAGGTCTTCGTGCTCATATATATGACTTCTCTGATTGGGAATATTTAAAGCAGAATAACCCAAGAGAGTATAGACAAAGGAAAGCAGCTTCAGAAAAGCAGGCAATCAACTACAAGATACAGGGCTCAGGTGCTGCAATGTGGAAATTGGCAATGGTAAAGATATTTAATTATATCAAAAAGAACAATTATCTAAATATAGTTAAATTATGTGTGCCAGTACACGATAATTCTCAACTTTGTCGTGTATAAACTTGGTTAATTGCTGGGAATCTTTAAAATACTATATACTACAAAAATATTGAAAAATATTTTGAATGTTTTAATAAATATAGTATATTTGCATTGATACATATTAATATTAACTAATACGTGAATTATGCAAATACAAGACAATCAGCAGCTTTTATCGCTAAGTAATGAACAATTACAAGTCTTTTTAAGTGGAAGACTTGGAGATGGTTGTATAACAACAACAAATACCAATAGTACATATTACTCTACAAATTGTAAATATGAGGAGTATATAGATTTTAAAATCTCTCTTCTAGGAAATTTGTATAAATCAAAATCCTATAATGAATGTAATGGATTTTGTAAAACTCCTATATATACTATGAGGAGTTGCTCAGATTCTAGGCTAAAGATTATAAAAAATCTTTCTATAGAAGAGGTACTAGCTAACTTAAATGAACTAGGATTAGCATTATGGATATATGATGATGGGAGTTTACATAAGAGTAAGTATTTTTATAATTTGAATACTCAGAGTTTTTCTAAGGAAGTTCAAGAAGATGTACTTATTCCGTTTTTAAATTCTTATGATATATATCCTAAATTACAGGTAGAAAATAAAAAAGACGGTAGGCAGTTTTGGTATTTACGTATAGGAAAATATCAAGGAGCTGCTGAGATTTCCAAAATACTAAACGAGTATCCTGTAAATTGTTATAGTTATAAGCGATGGAGTTCAGAGACTATCCAGAAATGGAGTAAGCTCCAAGAGGAGTTGAAACGCCAAGGTAAGACAGTATTAGATTTTGGATCTCGTTCACTATCTAATATGCTAAATAGAATTGTCTTATAAGATATAGTCCGATACTGCAAGAGATTGCAGAAATATCGCGGAATCGGTGATATTGTTAACATAAAGGAAGTCAACTTAGAAGCACCAGAGAACATAGCAGATGAGATAGCCTCTGTAGTAGTAACTGCAATGAAGTCTGCTGGAGTATATTTTTGTCCAAATGCTCCCTTAGATGCTACTTGTGATATAGGGGATTTTTGGATTCATGAATAATATAAGTTAATTATATGGTAACCAACGAAGAATTATCTCTTAAACTTGATCAAGTTCTTAGAAATCAGGAGGAATTAAAAACAATAGGATTATTTATAATTCAAATCTTAAGTAAATTCATAGAACATGAGAAAGGCCCAGAAGATTTTATCAGAAATATAATAGCTAATATAGCCGGAGATGAAATAGAATGGAATAGAAGAGGACAGTATATAAAATAAGTTAATATGATAGAGTTAAAAATACTTCCAAAATTTTATGATGATATTATATATAAGGATAAGAGATTCGAAGTAAGAAATATTATAGATAGAACATTTAAACTCGGAGATCTAATTCTTTTAAGAGAATATTACAAAGGAGAATATACTGATCGAGAATGTATTATAAAGATTATATATATTCTAAAAGATCCTGAATATTGTAAAGAAAATACATGTATCTTTGGATTTGAATTAATTACCACTAATCACATATAATGAAAAAAGAAGATAGAATAAAAGAGTTAATAGAACTCTGGAGAAAAAATAATGGGAGAGGTAGAATAATTCTCCCTAATCAATTTGGGAAACAATTATTATTATCTAAAGTATTAGAGATTTTTTTAGATAAAAATCCTTCTTCTGAGGTATTTATTATAACTCAAAACTATTCTTCTTCTTATCAATGGAATATGTGGTTATATACTCAGAAGTTACATAATAAATGTAAAGCTTATAGTATTTCTTATATATTAAGTAATTTATCTACCTTTACTAAATTCCCATTCTTGATAATTGATGATGTAACTAATGAGAAAAGTTTATACAGTATTTTAAAGATTCCTTATAAATTCTTATTATCTATAACTTCTTTTTACGATTTAAATTATTTAAAATCTCTTCCAATTGTTGGAGAAATTACTAAAGAGGAAGCAATATCTAATAAATGGATTAATAATTATAAAGAGTATAAAGTTATTATAAATGTAGATGATTTAGATTTATATAAAGAGCATGATCAGAAATTCTATAAATATATGAAACTATTTAATTATGATCTTACTCTAGCAATGAACTGCTTATCATCTAAAGAAGTAAGAGAAGAATTTAGTAAACTTAAGAACTGTAAAATAGAATTAGTTAATGCTTGTACTTTTGGAGTTTATAGAGAGCTTAAATGGAGAAAAGATTTTGTATTTTTCCACCCAAAAAAGAGAGAATTAACTGAAAAGATTTTAGAGTATAATAAATTTAAAAGAGTTATTATATTCTCTCCAACTATAGAAGAGTCTTATAAGTATGGAGATATTCAATACAATAGTAAACTATCAGATAAACAGAAGTTCGAAGCATTGAAACATATAAATTTCCCAAGTCCGATATTAGTATCTGCTGTAAATGATATTTCTCATGAAATAAAGTCGCAATTTGATGTGGAAATTATTACATGTAATAATTCATCTAATATATTGAAAGAAAATAGATTAAAGTTAATAAAAGATGAGGGTAAAATTTTCACATTTGTGATTAAAAATACTATGGAAGAAGCTTGGTATAAATTAAGTACTTTAGATAATGATTATATAACAATTACTGAAAAAATGCTACAAAGAGTTTTAGATGGTAAAGAAATTCTTGAAGAAAGAATAGAAGGGCCAGAAATGATTTTTAATTATTGATTATGAAAGATTTATCCCCGAAAGTAATATTAAAGAATTTATTAAGATTAGATCTTCATAAATTCTCATTGGAAGATGATGGTGAGAGATTTGTATTAAAAACATCTTCTTCTGATATTACAAAGTATATTATTAGTTTTTATAAAAAGACTAATGTAATCTTTTTTACAATCTCTAAAAATGTACAGACTTTTAGTTACATGATTATAGAACAGGATATTGCAAAAAAGATACGTACTTTGATAGATACTATAGAACTAAGTGTCTTAGCTACTAGTTTATGTGAAATACTTGATATTCTCGATGAAAATGACAAAGCGGAAGAATCATCCACGAAAATATGTGAGGCATGTGGATTTCCTATAGATGTAACTACATATACTAAAAATGGATGAGTACGTACTAGATGTAAAAATTGTAAAATTTAAATATTATGCCATATTATAAAATATTAATGAATGTACCATGTACACAAGTTAAAGAAATTGAAGTATATGCCGAATCAAAAGATGAGATTAAGGAGCTTTTCAAATATGATATGTGTATAGATAGAGATCCTAAATAAGGAGAATTTGGGGATATTGCATATTATAATTGTATAGAAGATCTTGTAGAGGTATCTACTACCGTAGATATATACTATGATGAACCAGTTATATATGAGGATCTTGAATCTATAACAGAAATTTCAGATTGATTTATGCCATATTACGATATATCGTTAACCATTCCTTGTGATGTAAAAGTCTCAACTACTGTGTATGCAGAGTCCGAAGAAGAAATTAAATGTTTCATAAATAAGGGCTATATAAATAGAAATGCTACAAATATAATTGAAGATATTGGTAACTTTTATAATGCTTATGATTTAGTTGAGCTTGCTAATATAGTTGATATAGAACCAAACGCAATTGGAGAACAATATATAGATCTTATAGAAGAATTAAACTAACACTATTCCATTCACGTAACATCTAATAAACTAGAATTAACCGTGCTTGTTTGTGTTATATTGTATAACAATATAAACAAACATTAATGGAAAAAATCTCAATCTCATTAGATCGTGAATTAGATCTAATGACACAATATAATCTATCAGCCGAGGAATGGTGGATTATACAATTATTATTTCTCGCTCAATATCCTGAGGGAAGGATAGATCCTTTAGAACGATATAGTAAAATTATAGGTGGATTTAAATATGATATAATTGAATCTCTCCAATCTAAAGGAGTATTAAAAAAGATGAATATTAAAAAAGGAGATCATTTTGAGATAGATGATTTACAGTTTAATTATGTAAAAGGTGAAGATAAGAAAACATATCCATTAGATATTCCATTCACTGCTAATTTTATTAAGTCTTATTTAAAACATTCTGGGGAATTAGGGAAGGAATTGTTCCTAGAATACCCAAGTTTTATATACATTAATAATTCTCCTGTAAATGCTCGTAGTATAACGACTGGGAATCATTTCGGATCTATGGAAGATTTCTTTTTCTTTTACGGAAAGACTATAAAATGGAATCCAACATTACATAGAGAAATAATTGACCTGCTACAATGGGGAAAAGAAAATGATATGATAAAAATGGGGATTTCTACATTCGTTATTAACCAATCATGGATTGCTTTAAAAGAGGCTAGGGATAAGGGTATGGGATCGGTGGATATAAATACTCTTATATGAATTTAATTGATTCTTTTTATCAAAAAGTAGAAGAAGGGAAGAAAGGGAATAATATGGGTATACCATCCGGATTTCCTAAATTGGATAAGTATATATATGGTATACAAAGAAGGTTTATGAGTACAGTTATTGCCGATTCGGGTAAATTAAGTGCCCCTATTTAATACAAATAAATAGAAAACCATTTGAATTGCTAGGAACTCGCGAAGATTTAGTAACTAAAACATCAGAAGAAATTCTAAATGTGAATGTTAAAAATACTAAATTATGTGATAATTAGCAGCTAAGCTCCTAAGGATGTAATCTATGGAGAAAGTTCAACGACTATCTCGAAAGAGAGTAGGGCTAAGTAGCTCGAAGCGGATGGTATAATATTTTAATATTATAATGAAATAGTCTAATCTTACACGAAAGTGTAAGAGTATATATGGAAACGATATATACGTAATATAATTGGCAGGTAAGAGTTCTGTGGCCATATTCATGTATATCTATAAACCTTTAGTTTATTCCTTAGAACATCCAGAGATACCTGTAAATATTCTCGCATTAAGCTTTGAAATGTCAAAAGAAGTACTTCTCGCTAAACTTCTCTCTCTTTATATCCTTGATAAATATCATATTGATATTAGTTATTCTGAAATATTCTCATTAGATAAACCTGTTTCAGACGATAAACTTAAATATATCTACGATGCTAGGGATTGGTTAACTAAAGTAGATGATAAATTAACCATCTACGATACTCCTTTAAATTCCACTGGAGTATATAATATCCTCAGAGCATGGGCTGGATATTTTGGGAAGTTTGAAACAGACGATAATGGTGAGAGGTATATAAAGAATGATAGAAATCAATATTTAATAGCAGTATTAGACCATTGTAAGTTATTAAAGAATAATGGTTCCGGAATTAAGCATGAAATAGATGAAACAGCTAAACATTTTATTTATTACCGTAATCTGTGTGATATGACAATATGCGCTGTTCAACAAGCTAATAGACAATTTAAATCTATGGATAGAAGAAATTCCGAACATAATTATCTCGAATTACAAGATGCTCAGGATACTGCGGACATGACACAAGCATCAGAAATTGTTATTGGTGTCTATCATCCATTCAGAGAGAAGAAGGCTAAGTGTGAAGGGTTTGATATTAAGAAACTACGTGACCAATTTAGGCTAATTCAATTGCTCAAAGGAAGATTTGGACAATCTGATGTTGTTGAGGGTTGTATTTTCCAAGGAAGTATAGGATATTTTAAAGAATTAGATCCTCCCGAAGATGGAAAGAGATTTGATTACGATAGAGTTCTGAGAATGGATTATTTATTCGAAGAATTTGATAATCAACAAAAGAAAAAAGAAGAGTTAGATAGAGTTATTAAAGAAGATGAAGAAGATGAAGTACTTGAATTTAATTTTAATGTATAAATGGCTATAGTATTACCAACAAGTAAAATACAACCAACAGAAACTGAACCTAGGGTATTAGTTATATTCTCGAAGCCAAAATCCGGGAAATCTACGGCTCTAAGTTTATTAGATAATAATCTAATACTAGATACAGAAAAGGGAACAGCGTATATTGAAGCATTAAAAGTAGATGTTTCTTCAGTTAAAGATATATTAGAAGTATGTAAACAAGTTAAGGCAGCAGGATGTCCTTATAAATATATAACTCTAGATACTTTAACTTCTTTAGAGGAAATTCTACAACCATACGCCTTAAGTTTGTGGAAGAAATCTAATGCATATAATCCAGAAAAGAATCCAGAACAACTAAAAGTAACTGATGTATATAGTTTACCTTTTGGGTTAGGCCAAAAGTATATGAGAGATTCATATTTAGCAGTAATCGGATTATTACAACAAGTATGTAAAAGAATTATTCTAGTATGTCATTCAAAAGATGCGAAAATAAATGAAAATGAATTAACTATAAAAGATATTGATTTAGCTGGAAAATTATCTGATATTATTGCATCTAGATATGATGGAGCTGGATATTTATATAGGGATATAAATGATAATACTATTATTACTTTTGATATAAAACAGCTTGCAGCAGAATGTAAATGTAGAGTTCCTAGATTAGATGGTAAGAAGTTTGTATTAATCGAGAATCGAAATGGGGAATTAATACCTCATTGGGATCGTATTTATTCTTCCGAACCTTATAGTGGAGAAGATGTAGTTACTACTCCCCAGATTAATGTTACAGATATTTTAGATAAGGAAGATCAATCTGAAAATTCTAACATATCTGAAGAGGAATCTGAAGTAGATAAACTTTCAAATATAGAATTATAAAATGGAAATAGAACTTAATCTTATAGTTACTCTATCGGATAATTTAAAAGTTACTGGAGTTAGAATTAATAAACCATCCGACTCTTTTGAAGAAGCAGCTTCTAAAACTATTGCTGTAGTAACTCCTAAAAGATCTAAATCTAAAAAAGATCAGGATACAATAGTTCTGGAAGATAATAAACTAGTATTAACTCAGAAGTTATTAGATATAATTAATGCTGAACCAGGAGATAGATTACTAGTCTCTTTTAAAGAAGAGAATGGTATTTACTTTCCAGTAATTGCTAAATCAGAAGTTTTTGCGGATCCAGAATCTGGAAATAAATTAACTAAAAGTCTTACTCTTTCTTATAGAGGAAAACAGAGAGAACAGTTATTAATCTATGGTACAAAATTTAGATTCGAGGAAACTTCCGAAAATTCTAAAACATGTAAATTAATTGGAGATAAAGAAGTTAAAGCAGATGATAAAGTTATTAAATCTAATAAAGATATTGTAACTTTTGATTCTAACGAATCAGAAGATGATACAAAGAAAACTTATACAAGGGAATTAAAAACTCCTTTTGAAGTTACTTTGGAAGATGAGGGAGATTATGAGATTCCGACAGATCTTAAAAATTTAGATTTAGAGGGATTAGAAGAAATAAATCTAGATGATGAAACACTTTTTAATTTAACTAATTAATTTATTTAAACATTATGGCACTAAATTTTGGAGCAGATTTTAACAACGCAGGAGAACACACATTAGCTAAAGGAAGTTATTTACAAGGTGATAAAATTCATATTGTTAAATTAAAAGAAGCGAAAGCTGATAGACAAAAATTAAAAGATGGAAGGGAAGTAGATACTATCAACGTAGTATTTGAGGATGAAAATGGAGCAACTTTTGAAGATAGAACCTTTGAATTAACACAAGACTCTATTGAAAGAAAAACATTCGGATGGGGAACTTCTGCGTCTATGTATGATTCCGCAGTATTAAAGTTCCGGTGTTATATTGAACACTTCGCACCTAAATATAATGAAAAACTAATTAAAGGAGAAGTAAAACTTGAAATGAAGAGCTGGAAACAATTCCGGGATTCGATGGTTGCAATTCTCCAAGCTGTTATTAAACAAAAGACTCCTGTATGGTGTAAACTTAAATTAATTAAGAATAGCTCAGGATTTGCCAGTCTTCCTTTCTTTGCAGCAGTAGATAAAGAAGGAAATGCGTATGTAAACAATAACTTTATCGGCAATGTAGAAATTTTGAAACAACAAGATAGAGATATTGCATTTACTGCTTCTGAAATCAAGAAGATTAAAGCTAGAGAAGAAGCTGCTTCTGGAACTGCTACTTCCACAGAAGAATTAATTTCTTCTAATCCGGAGGAAATTTCGGATATTAATATGGAAGATTTTGAAAATATGACTCTGTAATGGGAGTTAACCTCAGTAAAGTAGATGTTTCTAGTCCTTTAATAGCTGATTACGATTCCGTGTTCTCTGAGAAGTTAACTCAAGAATTATTACTTAGATATAATTCAGAAGAAACTTATATGGAACATTATTTGGGAATTCCAGTTAAAAAAGGATTATTTAAATCCCCACTTAGAAAAGATAATACTCCTACATGTGCATTTTTTAGAGATAGTGCAGGAAGATTGGTATTTAAAGATTTTAGGGGCGATTTTTATGGAAATTTTATTGAGGTAGTTAAGTATAAATATAATGTTTCTTATTCTAAAGCGTTAGCAATTATTGCTAATGACTTTGGGATAAGAAAAAATATTAACTTTCCAGTTAATAAATCTTGTATAAAAGAATATACTAATTCGAAATTTGAAAAAACAGAGGGATCTATTATTAAAGTTAAAGTTAAGGATTTTACGGAAGAGGAATTAAAATGGTGGGGAAAATTTGGAATAAGTCTAAATACTTTAAAGAAATTCTTTGTGTTCTCCCTAGAACTAGTGTATTTAAATAATGAAATATTCTCATTTAGCACCTCTAAAAAGTTTCAGTTTGGGTATTACTATCCCACTAAGGACAAAGAGAAGCAATTGTGGAAAATTTACTACCCGATGAATAAAAAATATCGCTTCATAACTAATTATAAGAAAAGTATAATTCAAGGTATTCATAACATGCCAAAGAATGGAGAATATTTAGTAATAACTAAATCCCTTAAAGATGTTATGTGTTTATATGAACTTGGAATACCCGCAATTGCACCTAATTCAGAAAATCAGTTTGTGAGTGATGTTTTATATTCTAAATTAAAAGAAAGATTTAAGAAAATATTCTTGTTTTATGATTCTGATTTAGCTGGGATTAGTAATATGAATAAAATTAGAAAGAAATTTTCTGATATACTTCCTATATATATTCCGAGGAGATATAAGGCTAAAGATATATCAGATTTTTATTCTAAATATGGAAGTTTAAAAACTTTCGACTTAATAGAAAATACGAAAAGGTTATATTTAAATGGATAAAGTACAAAAAATAGAATTAGAAGAATGTATAGTTGATATAGATGCTGCTTTACATAGTATTTCTAATTTTAGAAACAAATATCATGATAGTGTTTTTAATACCTTAGAGATAATACATTGTCTTGACCTAATAAAAATATATACTAATTCTTTAAAACATCTCCTAAAAAATTCAGTAGAAGAATAACAAATATTTAATACATAGAGAAAGATTTAAAGTAATTTATGAAAGATTTAAAAATCATCTGTGATATAGATGGAATAGTTGCAGATTTTATGGGACATTATAAAAAATGGTTTAATGTAGATACATATCCATCTAGATTACAAGAGTATGCAATATTAAAAAACGTATACAATTTAAGGAATAATAAGAAATTTTGGACAACCGTTCCTAAATTAAGAGATATTAATTTCCCTATAGTTGCTTATTGTACTAAAAGAATTAATTCTAAATCATATACTAAGGAATGGATAATTAAAAATAATCTTCCTGATAAACCTATTTATCAAATGGTATGTTATTCAGGTAATAAATCGAGGTTGATTAAGGGGAAGTGTGATGTATTTGTTGAAGATTCTATAGCTAATTTTATAGAGTGTAATAAATCCGGAGTATTTACATTATTACTGACTACTCCAGAGAATAAATATTACGATACTCCTCTTAGAATTGATTCATTAAATTACCTAGATATTATAAATAAATATGAAGAATATAATTGAATATAAAGACGAATATGCATCAAGTATAAATAATGCTATTTTACGCTGTCTAAGTGCTTGTACTTCTACTAATGATAAAGAGGGATTTTTAAGTCTTATATATTATCTCAAAAAAAAGTATGAAATCGAAATGTATGATATTGAATACTATATTCTGTGTGCATTTCAAAATGATTCAATAGATAGAGTTCTAGGAAATGTATATGAGAGTATATTTAATGAAATAATTAAGAGTTTATTAGATGATGATGCTTGTGATATATGCAATTTCATAAGTTATCATATTTCAAATATTAATTCCGAGTTTGGATTATCTATAGAATATTTTACATACCAAAATTTTTTAGAGGGAAGAAAGTTCTTTTTTGGTTTAGAAGAAGTTCTTCCAGATATTACTATACGTGAAACTATAGATGGAGAACTGCAAGATAGAACTAATATCTAGAAGCATTATCTAAATTCAAGGGTAACAGTAATATTTAAATTGAAACTATATAACTAAAACAGAAAATATGCTTACATATAGAGAAGAATATAAAGAGTATCTAGATGATAACATCCTGAGATGTTTAACTTGTATCCAAACTGATAAATGAGGTAAAGGGATTTTCATGTCTTATTCATTATTTAAAGGAACGATATAGAAGCAACTTATTTAATATCAAATATTATATATTGAATAACTTTAAACCAACTACGATTGAAAAAGCCTTAGGGGAGATATATAAAGTTACGTTTATTGAAATAATTAAAGATTTATTAGATAATAAATTTAATGAAATTTGCAATTTTGTAGACTATTCTATTCTATATACTAATTCCAAGTTTGAATTATTTATAGAATTTTATACGGATACAAGATTAATGGAAGGGAAGGAGTTTTTCGATAATTTAAAACAACTTATTCCAGATATTATTATACATAGAACTGTGAATGGAGAACTTCGAGACTGATTTAATATCTAAGGAAGTACTATCTAAATTTAAGATAAAAATATTATCAATAAAGAGTTTAGATATAACTGATGAAGTATATTTTTCTGATAAATATTCTAATTATATATCTAATTCTAAATTAAAACTGATAAATCCTGATGAAGGAGGATCGTTTAAAACATATCTAGAAGGATTAAAATCTAAATCTACTGGATCTCTGGATTTAGGATCAGCGGTTCATGAGTTAGTTCTACAAAATGAATCATTTGAATTAAATTCTTATATCAAACCATCTGGTAAAATTGGGAAAGTTATAGAGGTTGTATTTAAATATAGAAATAAGGGATATTCCATATTAAATGCAATTCGAAAAGCTTCCGAAGAAGTTTCTTATTACGTATCTCAATTAACTAATACAAGAATATCTAATATAATCTCATCTGGATTTAAATACTATCTTTATTTATATAAAAATAAAGATATTAAATATGATAAAGAACAAATAATCTTGGATGAAAAATCTAGGGAAACTTGTATAAAATGTGTAGATTCTATTAGGAGAAATTCTGATGCAATGAATCTCCTTTCCCCAGATGAATTTTCATTAGATCAATATTTAAATAAGAATGAGGATACTATTATAATAGAAATTTTAGTAACATTTCCCAATAGTTTAAATAATTCAAATGCGCCCATTGTTGAAATTCCTTTGAAACTAAAAGCTAAAATAGATAATTGGAATTTAAATATAGATGAAGGTGTTCTTAATTTAAATGATTTAAAAACTACTGGTAAAATGTGGTATATGTTCCCAGGATCAACTATTAATAAGACTGGAGAATTTGTTGAAGGGTCCTTCCAACATTATCATTATTATCGCCAATTAGGTATGTATTACTGGATGTTATTATCTTATTTAAATTCTGAGAATTATGTAGTATCTAAATCATATTTAAATATCATATCAGTACAAACTATTCCTAATTATTCTACAGTAGTATTTAGAATCCCAAATAAATGGTTTGTTAAAGGATTAAAAGAATTTAAGACCTTATTATCTTACGCAGCTTATGCTGAATATAATAAAGAAAAAATATTATCATGATCCCATATAGAGATGATGTTTTAATATCAGAACAAATAGTGCAAGATTTAGTTAATCAGTTTAATAACTTAACTCAAGAAGAAAAAGAAAGATTTTTTAAAAAGGTTTTATGTATTGGTTCTCTAGCTGTAGACTCTTTAGATACTGTTACAGCTTTAATATCTATACTTATTGCTGTATATAGAAAATATGCTGAGAAGCATCCGGATGTTTCTATAGAGAAGTTTACTAAAGCATTTTTAAAGGATACTATATCTGCCTATGATGATTCATGGATGGAGAATTTTTTACCTTTATGTAAAGCTATCACAGATTGTAAAAAAGTAAATCTATGTGGAGCAAAGAATCTTGAGGAATGTAAATCTAAGATAAATAATGTATTAGATAAATTACTTCCATTTTAATATAGGAGTATCACTACTTTAGATAAAAACAATACCTCACTAGAAATTATTAATAAATTTTTAGTGATTACTATTTTGATAACATTAAAAATCCCCTTATCTTTGTACTATCAAATTGAGGGAAAATATAACAACTTAAATATTTATTAACCTATAAAAATTTTAGAATTATGGCAAAATTGTTTATGACCAATGTAAAAGGATTTAGTAAAGAAGAAGCAATGTGTGAACTTCCGTTAGAAATTAATCAAAATGCAACTGCAAAATGGCGTGCTGCTGGAGAACCTACTTTTGGTTCAGATGATTTCCGAGCATTCGCTGAGAACTTCATCAGCAACAAACATATGATTACTGGAGCTGGTGCTTATATTCAGAAAACTTCTCCTGTAGCTGATACTCGTACGAAACCTTATAAAATTGTAAACTTCAAGAAAGAAGGTAAGACTAAATGGGAAACCGTATATAATGTTTGTGAAGCAGAATTTAACTTAGATAAAGAAGGTAAATTTAAATCAATTGAATCAATTGGTATGCCTGTAGATCAATCTGCTGTTAATAAGGCTGATGCCGAACGTAAAATGCGTGAATTGATTGCTCAAAATAAACGTAATTATGTAGTAAGAAAGACTAAAGAAGTTGTTGAGGATGAAGCTTCTAAGAACGGAGAAATCTTGTGTGCAGGTGTTTATACTCCGTCAATTACTACTAAACAAGGAGAATTTTATGTATTTGGATTAGTTAAAGAATAATCTTAAATATAATAAAATATTTATATAAATATATAATCAATCAGAAGGGTGTAATATTAATTTATTACACCCTTTATTTTTAAAAACATAACAGTAATAATTTTAACAGTGTTGCTACTTAAAGCCGTGATTAAATATGAAACTAGAATTATCTAAATCGATCTTAGAATCCATCTCAAGTAGAGTAAATAACGATATTTTTACATTTGATGATGTAGAAAGTGAATATAAATTCGATAATATTCAAGAAAAGTTATATAATAGATTATATAAAAACTATCAGGATTTAACTCCACCACAATTTGATTTAGATACATTTAGATTCACATATAAAATACTTTGTCAAAACTCTGGAGTGAAGAAGACTCCTCAGAAACAATTAAATAAAGTTAGGGATAGAAAAATTGTATATGATGCTACTACTGATGAATCTTTCGAAAGTAGAATTGTTGGTTCATCTGTAAGAGATGAAGAAGGTAAAGTAATACATTATGAATTTAGAATCCTTATTAGAGATAAAGAATCTTTTGAAGGTACTCTCACATTATCTGAAATGCAGGATATTTATGTTGGATATTCTAATAGAGGATATAATTTATCAGCTAGGAAATTGTCTGAGAAATTCCCACAATATGATTTGATTCAATTAAAGAAGATTTTAAGAGCATTTCAGATTACTAAAGATTGTTACCCTTTTGCTCCACATATTGCAGAAAGTAAGAGTAAAGAGGAATTAGAAAGGATGTTATTAGATTTAAAATTACATTCTGCTTCTAAGAACGCTGATAGAGATGAGATACAAGATAAGAATAAATATATCTTAGAATTAACTAAGGAACTTAACAAGTATAGGGATAAAGAAACATTCGTTAAGGATTTACTTAGAATTCCTGTTAAATATAATACTCCTATAATGCCTTTATATTCCGATGCTAATGAATATACTAATACGTTAGTTATATTCTTATCTGATATGCATATTGGAGCTTATAATCCTAAATATGGATTTATACAATTGGAAGATTATAATAAAGAAGAAATTAGTAGGAGATTAGATAAAGTATATAATTTTATTATTAATAAATTATTTGATAATTTAATTATCTGTAATTTAGGAGATAGTGTAGATTCTTATAAAGGTGAAACTGTTAGAGGTCATGAATTACCTACTACTATTACTCCAAAAGAACAATCTAAGATGTATTTAGATGTTATGTTAGAGTTCTTTAATAAATTACTTGATTATGTAGAAAATTCTCATATTAAATATATTTGTATTGGAGATTCAAATCATTGATTGTATTTAAATACAATTTGTGCTAATAATAAGAAATTATTATTTGAAACTAGGTTAACTGCTGGGACGCCTGAGATGGTAATCAGCAACCAAGCTACAGATTTAAATTCTGTAGAAGGCTCATCGACTATTCCTGAAATGGAAGTAGAATCAAGCGATTCGAAATGCCTAGCCCTTAGCATTATATCTAACACAGATATAGATGAAGGTGAAGATATAGTCAGTTCTCATATTAATAAGGAAGTATGAGGAGGTTTTATTAACCCGTATAAGAGTAGCGAACTTATATGAACACGAAGGACGGTGACTGGGGATGGCTAAATAATATTGTTCTTGCCTCTAAATTAGAGCAATTAAATATAGAATCTTATATTTCCGATCTTCCAATTGATAAATTTGATGTTGGAAATAATTCTATACTATTCATGCATGGTGATATATTTTTCATATTTTTAATATAATTATTTGGGTTCCATAGAAATAATTTATATTTGTTAAATAATAATATATTTAATAAATAAAGATCATTCTAAAATGCTCCTTTCCTTATTAGGAACAGAAGATTTTTTAAATTCTATACAAGATGTATTTTCTACTAAGTACACTTTGGAATATAATCATAATGATAAGAATTCTAAAACTAGAGTACTAGAAATAGCTTGTAGACCAGGGCTTAACATTTTACATAAATTATATTCACACTCAAAAATATATTTAAAAAGAAAATATGAAAGATATTTAGAATATTGCCGTCTATATGAGGAATCATATAGAGAATTAGAAACCAATAACGGGGAAGGCTGTGATGTCAATCCCGTGATAAGTACAGAAAGTAAAGAGTCTGTGCCATCGTAACGCGTAGAACTTGAACCTCGAAAGAGAATAAAATAGTTCCAAGAGTGGTTTCTACCCCAACACTTTTATAAGTAGTGGGTAAAAAGGTACGCTGGACTATAGCAAAAAGAAGCTATAGAAGTTAGGATAAAAAGCCTAACGATAACAAAATCGAAAGATAGCGATTCCCAGTTTAAAGGAATGCCTCTTACATTGAATGATAGAACAATAAATTGGGTAAATGATTATATTTATGATTCTGGATTAAAATTTAAAGACAATCTCTATGTAGTAAAAGGAGATTTACATCAATATGCTATAACAGAATCCAGAAGGTTTCAATATATTTCTGTTCCAAGTTTATATGGATCTTCTAATTATATAGCTGCTAATTTTGGGAAGACTAAATGGGGAGTAGCATTTATGGAGGTATTTGACACTCATATCACAACTGGAGTAATTAAGGAGTAATGAAAGGATTTCTTGCAACATTTGATACAAAAGAATATATTAATATAAATAATATTCAGGAAGTAAATACTTATTGTTATAATAATATTCATAATCCAGATATATTATTATTTAGAGAAAGTAAAGTTACTGAATGTATTGTTTTAGATTATGGTGCAGACGGATTCTATATAGAATGCTCTCCAGAACTACGTAGATTATTTTTAAATACTAGAATGACTCTTAAAGAATTTTTAAATATTCTTAAATTGGCAACAACTTTAAATGATTATGAGTTATTTATTTGTTGTTTATATTATTTTAATAATCCTAGAAGGATAGTAGATCTTGAAGATGGATTAAAATATTTTTTACAGGAGTGTAATTCTAATTCTGATTATATAGATATCTATAAAGATATATATGGAACTTATATAGAAAGTATTCCTCTATATCCATTCTATATAAATTTTAAAGATTTTATTGAAAATAATTACTTAGCTATTAACTTTAATAATACGGAATATATATTCGAAAAATAAATACAATAAACACAATGAATGCATTTATATTTTTATCAGAGGATTCTTCTAAAACTCCTATATTATATTTAGATAATCCTCAGGAAGTTCGTGAATTTTGTAAGAAAAATGATATCGATTTAAATAGTTATACTGATGCAAATTGGGATCTTACTTATGCTATTGAGGATTCTGATTATTCTGTATGTATATCTGATATAACCTCTAAGGAATTTAGAAACTTTTTAAAAGATTACTGCATGAATCTTTGGGATGTAGTAGATTTTATTACATTATCTAAAAAACTTAATGAATTTGATTTATATATCAGTATTTTATATTATAGTGAGGATTTTATAGAAAATATACTTGAAGAATATCCAAAAGCTCTTAAACGATTTATAGGAGCTCTAGAGCTAAATCATAGTACAGAGAGTATTAAAGCTTTAGTAGACCTAGTTTTTAAAGAGAACATAAATACAGATTGTATAAATTATATAAATGTAGATGATATATTAAATGATTTGGATATAGTAGAAACTGAAAATTTAAGTTATTTATTTAATCCAAAACAATAAATATGTATCTATATAAATCGAATTATTTAAATAAGGATATTTATTATATACTTAAATAAAATTTTATATAAACATGGCTTCGTTTATTTATGTGATACAAAGAAATTAGATACAATTGAAATAGATTATAACTGGTTAGAATCAAATCCTTCTTTCTACTCCTTACTCTGGAAATGTATAGATAGTGATGAAACAACAAATTCAATACGATTTGTTGCAAAGGACTTAAAATACTCTAATTATATTATTACCATAAATCCTAATAATACAAATCCTAATTTATCTGATCTGTTAAAAACTAAAGATTGGAGTATTAACGAACTATTTTTAATAGCTACAATTCCATATTATTATTACGAAGAAAATATATTTATAATCATCTTAGCATATATTAACTCTATTATTACTAGTCTTGAAGATTATCAATATGCTTTAGATAATTATATAGGGAAAATACAAAATAAAGAATGGATAGATTTTATGATAAATACATTAAATATTACTATAGATCCTCGAATATATGAATATGTAGATGCATATACTTATATAGAAGATAATTTTAATTATGCAAGTTTTAATAACTGCTGTTATATATTTGGATATTAATACATGGAAATAACTTTAGAACAATTATTAAAAGGAAAAGCAACGCAAATAGGAAAGAAAGAATTCTATTCTACTAAAGACTACATAGATCCCTTTCTTCAATCAATGAGTAAATTTACAGATGAATTTATATGTAAAGTAAAAGAGCCAAAACAGATTAGTATTGGAGAAGAAAAAGATATAATGTATAATAGAGTTTATATTCAAGCAGTTTTACCTAAAAACTATTGGGAGTATGAAGATCATCAGCAAGTAATATCTTTAATTTATGGATTAGATTGTAAAGTCCCAGTAGTAAAAATTTTTAGGGGAGGGATTAATATGGCGTGTTTAAATCTTTGTGTGTTTAATGCTACATATTTAAATACACAAGTATTAGAGCCACAAAAGATGTATGATATTTCTCCCATTAAAAACCTAATGAATTTAACAGATGATTTAGGAGTTAAGATTAAAAAATTAAAGAACACATTTATATCTAGAGATAAAGTAGATATGACTAATACTCTAGGTAAATGGGTAGATTTTTGTATTAAATCTGAGTATAAAAGTGATTTTGGAAAAGCTAAATTATCCCCAACTACTGCAATATCTGCATATAAAAATTTAGTTTTAAATCCCGACTCAGAGTATTATATTCCGGAAGATGAGGAAGTTTCGTTATTTACCGCATATAACGCATTTACTGAATTATTAAGGGATGATAAAGATGTTGTCAATCCTTTTGAAAAGAATTTACTTTTAAATAATTTATTTGAAATTTAATATGTACAATGATCAATCTAATGCTTTAGGAGAATTTATTTTTCAATCTAAATATGCTAGATATAATTCTAATCTGAAAAGGAAAGAGACCTTTGAGGAATCTGTAGATAGAATATTACAGATGCATTTAAAACATCTTAAAGATAAATATCCAGAAGTATTAAATAATGCAGAATTTAATAATGATTTATTAGAAGCTTTTGAGGAGTATAAAAATAAAAATGTTTATGGATCTCAGAGAGCTTTGCAATTCGGAGGCGATCCTATTTTAAGAAAGAATGAAAAAATCTTCAATTGTTCATATACGTATATAGATAGTCTAGAAAGATTTGAGCAAATTGAGTATTTACTGTTATGTGGTTGTGGAGTGGGGTGTTCTGTTGAATATAAACACGTAAATATTCTTCCCATGATGCCTGAAAGACTTAATAGCTCGGTTGAAGAATATGTAATCGGGGACAGTATTGAAAGTTGGAGTTTAGCTATTGGTAGATTAGTTCAATATTATTTTAATTCTAACGTAACTTATCCTAAGTTTGATTATTCTAAAATTAGACCTAGTGGAAGTTTAATATCAGGCGGATTTATAGCTCCAGGTCCTGATGGTTTAAGAAATGCTTTAAATAAAATAGATTCTTTACTTAGTAATGTTCATAAAACTACTAGAAGATTATCTCCACTTAACTGTGCTGATATATTATCACACTGTGCAGACAGTGTACTTTCGGGTGGTGTGCGCAGGTCTGCTTTAGCTATATTATTCTCTCCTAATGATGAGGAGATGTATAATTCTAAAGTAGGTAATTGGTTTTATGATAATCCTCAACGTGGAAGATATAATGCTTCTGTTGCTTTGGAGAGAAGTGATGATAATAAAGAAGTATTTAATAAAATCTTTGAATCTACTAAAGAATATGGAGAACCTGGGTTTTTCTTTAGGTCTGATTCTGGTATAGGATGTAATCCATGCTTCGAGATTGGTTTTAAACCCGTACTAGAAATACAGAAACCTGATGGAGTATCTAAACAAACCGGGATACAGTTTTGTAATTTGATCTCTATCTCAGGTAAAGAATCTACAACAGAAGAAAAATTCTATAAACAATGTAAAGCAGCTGCTACTATTGGAACAATTCAAGCTACATATAATTCTTTCCCTTTCTTGGGTGAAGTAACAGAGCAATTAGCTAAGAATGATCCATTAATTGGAGTATCTATTAGCGGAATTATGATGAATCCTGATATATTATTAAATGAAAATATTCTGCGTAAAGGAGCTGAGATTATTAAAGAACAAAATAGCAAAATAGCTAACTTACTAAGAATTAATCCTGCATCTAGGACTACTTGTATTAAGCCTAAAATATTGGGCATTTAAATAGTAATATTTAAATATAAACACCGTGAATTGCTGGAATGGTTTATTTCTATATAAACCTAATCAGCAGCCAAGTTAAATCGGGTTCAACGACTATCTAGAAATAGAGTACAGTGTAAGCTAATGACACTGGAAGCGCGGTGCTCCTATTATTTAAATAGGATGATGATATAGTCTAATCTATATGGTGACATATAGCAGTTCATAAGAGAACGTATATAAGAGTTGCGTCTTATATAGAATATATAATGGATGGAAATATAAGTACCTTAACTGGAAACACTCCCGGATGTCATGGTCAACATGCGAAAAGATATATCCGGAGAGTTCAGGTTAATAAAGAAGAAGAAGCAGGTAAAGTATACGCTAAATATAATCCTAAAGCAGTAGTAGAATCTGTTTGGTCTAATAATCATACTGATAATTGTATTATGTTCGCAATAGAATCGGATGATAACGTTAAAACCAAATCAGAATTACTAGGAATTAAACAATTAGAAGTAATTAAATTACTATATAACAACTGGATTCTTCCAGGAATGGTAGATCCTACTAATCCTGTATGTAATAATGTATCTAATACTGTTATAGTTCCAAATCAAGATTGGCATAGAGTAAAAGATTGGGTATGGAATAATAAAAACTTTATTGCTGGAGTATCATTTATTCCTTCAACTGGAGACATTACTTTTACACAACCTCCATACTCAGAAGTATTTATCCCAGAAGAATTAGTGGAAATGTATGGGGACGGAGTAATATTTGCCTCAGGTCTAATCGTAGATGCAGAAAAAACTTTCGGGAATTTGTGGAAAGCTTGTGATACATTTAATTATAAAGGGGAGAAACTATATTCTACTGTTGAAGATGCTAAAGAATTTATTAAAGAACTTAATGTAGCAGAAGATCCCTCTTATTTAAATAAACCTCATTCTGAATGGGTAAAAGCTAATTCAATTCAATATAATAATTGGGTTAAAGTATTATCCATATTGGGATATACAGAAGAATTCATAGATGAAATTTTAGATTCTGATATAGAAATTCCAATTGCAGAAATTCAGAAGTATTTAGATAAAACAGCATTTACTAATATAAAAAATCTAAATACTAAAAGAGATATAATGCGGAGAATGAAGAAGTTCGGAGATACATATTTCGGAGAAGATTATAGTACTATGATTGAAGCTCTTAAATATGTACAATTATATCATGATTGGTGTGATATAACTAGAAACTATACTCCTATCGATTGGACTACAGTTAAATGGAAAAAAGTATTAATTGATGCAGATACAACAGGAGCTCAGGCTTGTTCTGGAGGACAATGTGATATAACTAAAATATAATAAGTATATGAAATATAGAATTACTTATACAGTATCTTGTGATTCTACATTTTATGTAGATATCGATGCAGATAATGAAAAAAAAGCAATAGATAAATTTAGTTCCGGATACTGGGATTACGATGAAGAAATACTTATAGACTCTTCTTGTTTAGATCCAGAAATAGAAAATATTCAAGTAATAAATGGGGAGGATGTTTGATGAAATATACTATTCACAATTTAAGCAACGGATTGTACTGGGACGATACCTGTGAACTATTTAGAACTGGAGGATTAGTTCCATTATATAATACAGAAGATGAAGCTAAAAATGTTATAATTAAAAAAGAATTGAAAGAATGTGAAGTACTTCCAGTTTTATTAATTCCAAATCCTGACGATAATGATTAAATCTTTTTATGCTATATATAATCCTAAATTATCTAATTATTACAATCCTATAACAAAAGAGTTTGGAGTGTATAATACTAACGCTATTTATAATAAAGATACTGCTCTTAAATATATAGATCAAGATGGACTAAAAGGTTGTGAGTTAAAGATTATATATAAATATTTTAAATCATGATATTAAATTTTATATATAATAGTCTGGAATCTGATATCGATCCTTTCGATATTCTTCCTCCTGATAATGATATAGAGAATTTAAATATAAATTATTATGATATATCATATACTAAGGATAAGAAAAAGGGAAGAGCTATATTAAATAAATATGCTGCTAGAGAACTTCCAGTATTTGAATTAACAGACGACGACGGGAATTATTTATATTTTTCTTATGCAGAAAGTAGATTGTATAAATTAACCAAAGAATTTATTATATCTAAAGTAAAAGAATACGAACATAATAAAGAATAAATATATTTTATCTATGTTAGCAGAAGATCTCAAAATTGGAGATATTATACTTGTAGAAGGAGGAAGTAGTAATTATAATATAGAAATTTTGGATATATCATCACCTAATATTAAATATAGATATACTGATTTACCTAAAACTAATAATTGGGCAGACTTTTCTACGTTTAATAAAACTTTTAAAATACTTGAAATATTAAAAGAAGGAGATGGAAAAAGAAAAGGAAATAAAACTATAACAGTATCAAAGAAATCTAAGAAAAAATGAAAGTAAAAATATATAATAAATCTAATAACGAACTACCTAAATATAAAACATCTGGGGCAGCAGGGATGGACGCAAGGGCTAGCTTTAGTAATATTGATCCAAAAGATTTAATTAAATATGGTCCTGTTGTATATACTTTAGATGCGGAAACAAAAAAAATTAAATCTATCTCGATGCAGCCAGGGTCAAGAGTTTTAGTTCCTTTAGATATTCATACAAGTATTCCGGAAGGTTATATGATTACTTTACATATTCGTAGTGGAGTAGCTCTTAAAGATGGATTGATTCTTGGAAATGCAATTGGGATTATAGATTTTGATTATAGAGGGAATTATGGAGCTATTTTAGTAAATCCTTCATGGAATAAACCTGTAGATATCTCAGAAGGAGATAGAATTTGCCAATTAATTCTTCAAAAGGTAGAGACATGTGAATGGGAAGAAGTAGATAATTTAGAAGATTTAGATGTAACAAATAGAGGGATTGGTGGATTTGGATCAACTGGAAAACAATGATGCTTATATTAGAAATATTAGGAATTGAATTTTCTACTCCGAATAAATCAGGATGTAAAATATTATTCGATGAAATAGAAAATATAGATCTTATTAGGAAAGCTTCTAGATGTATATATAATTACCAACAAGATTTAAATTTTAAAACATTACAGAATGTATTCTCCTATGATCTTAATGTAGATCAAGATCTAATGAATTATATAGAAGTGATGTCAGAAGATTTTGATCATATTTCTAGCATAGTAATACATACTATAAAACATATAAATGAAGAGATTATGTTCTAATGGAGAATGCAAATAACATATTTTCTGAATTTGGAAGTGCTTTAATACAAGAAAAAGAAGATCAAGAGTTGGAATCTGAAATAAAAGGATTCCATACTCTGGATTTTGAATTATCTTGGGAACAATTATCTGCAATTAAGAAAATTATTAAGTTTATAAATAATAAAAACATTAGTAACAAAGACAACACTGATAATAATAAATTATTATTGTCTGGAAAAGCTGGAACAGGTAAAACTTCAGTTATATCACAAGTAATAGCATATTTAGATAACCATAGTTATGATTATGTAGTATGTGCTCCAACTCATAAAGCTAGGATTAATCTAGAGAAACTTACTAAGACTGAAACATTAACATTACATCAGTTATTGTTGTTAAAGCCTAATCTAGAAATTGAACAATTAAATATTAAAGAATTAGAATTTCAAAGTGGGTTGAAACATAATTGGAAAGCTAGAATTCCTAGATTAGTAATAGTAGATGAATGCAGTATGATAACCTCTGATTTATACGAGTTTATAGATAAAGAGTTAGTATCAAAAAGGAATGTAAAGATAGTTTTTCTAGGTGATTCAGCACAACTACGAGGAGTTAAAGATTTAGAAATATCTAAAGTATTCTCTTTAAAGAATAAAATAGAATTAACCAAAATATACCGACAGAAAGATGAAGCTCCGTTATTATATTTATTAGATGAATTAAGAACATCTCCACATTTTGGTAGGTTTAAAGAGTTTAAGTCCAACTATGGATCTTTATATAACTGTAACAATGTAAAAGATTTTATAATCGAAGCTGGAAAGAATTTTAAGAAGGCTATTAGTAAAGAAGATCCGTACTTATGTAGAATTCTTACATATACAAATAAAAGATTAAATGAGTATAATACTGTACTTAATAAACTTTTATTTAATAATAATGAAGAATATAATATTGGAGGATTTCTAACTGGATATGATAACTTTGAGTCCGATGATTATTTTGGAAAAATATATAACTCTCTAGATTATATAATAAAAGATGTAAAGCCTTATATTAAACCTCCATCTCAAATATTTCCTCTAGAATTAAAGGGATTTATATTAACTTTAAGAGATTTTATATATGAAGATGATATAGAAGTATTTATTATATCTAAATATATAGATCCTGAAATATTAAATTCTTTTATATCCTTATTTGAAACAACTAGACTAACTGCTCTAAAAGTAGACAAGAAAGTAAATTCTAGATTATATGGAGCATTGTGGAGTAAATATTATAAGTTACAACAATACTTTGCATCCCCGATTGATTTATATTATGATGGGAGATTAATAAAATCAGCAACACTAAAGCCTGGATATGCTATTTCAACACATAAAAGCCAAGGAAGCTCGATTACTAATGTTTATATAGATATGAAAGATATTTTAAGATGTAAAGATGAAGAGGAATTAAGACAATTACAATATGTAGCATTGTCTAGAACTAAAAATAACATTTATTTATTAAATTAAAATGGATTATAATATAGACTTAAATTTTCCAAAAGATATTCCTGTAGAGATTTATACTCCAGAAGGAGAATTACTCGCTACTGTAACTACTCAAACTGAACTTTTATATATCACAAATCAGATTAGATCACAGAAATTAGAAGGATTCTATATTAAGTTCAAAGATTTAGAAATACGTATAACTAAAGATGGAACTTTAGAAAGTACTCCTGAGGAAATGTTCTGTAATTATCGTAAAATTATTAATGAGACTATGTATGGAATGCCTTTTGAAGAATATAATAAAGTAAAAATAGAAGTAGACGTAAACGGAGTTTTAACTGAAGTATATTATAAAGGTAATTTCTATGCTAAATATCTTTCTAGAATGAGTAAAGACTCCTTTACAATAAAAACATATCCAGAATGGATGGATGTAATAACTTCTGTAGAAATGGAAGGAACAACTCAAAGAAAGATATTAGAAGAACTTTCTAACGGAACATCTTTTACAACTATATGTAATCTTTTACTATCTAATGAGAACAACGTATAAGAATGAATTAATATCTAGAGATTCTAAAGGAAAAATTAGAGTAGTATATGCTAGTGCTAAATACCTCCCTATACCTAATGAATTTAGAATCTTTAAAAAAACTGGATTATTTAAAGGAAAACTCATTGAACAGCCTGAGAAAGTTATTACAGAAGGTAAAGCTAAAAGAACTGTTCATCAACAAGGAGATTTAGAATATAATTCTACTATATCTAAGTATTTAGATAAAGGATATAAGAAAGTAGAAGAATTATTCACAAAGCCTTTGGATAAGTTATCAGAAGAAGAAATAAATGAAAAACTTCCGTTAATAAAAACTAATGCCGATAATGTTCCTATTCCAATGGGATGTAAAAAATATACGGAAGTAGCTACTAAAGCTTTTGATAAAGAATATTTAGCTTCAAGAAAATTGGATGGAGTAAAGTGTATCTTCTATCAGAGGGATGGAGAGATTAGGACAAGTTCCAGGGGCGGTAAAGACTACAACATAGCAGCAGAACATCTAATTAATGATCCTGCTATGATAGAGATATTTAAAAAGTATCCGGATATAATGTTAGATGGAGAAATTTATAAACATGGATGGTCGTTACAAAAGATCTCTGGATTAGCTAGAACTAAGGAAATTACTCCTGAAAAATATCAAGATATTATCCAATTACAATATTGGATATACGATATCGCTGATGATAAAATGAAATTTGAGGATAGATGGGAATTAATGCAGGAACTAGAACCTATTATATCTAAATCGTTTCACTTAAAATTAGTAGAACAAACTCCAATTTCTGGATGGTTAGGAATCGATAAATTAAATAAGAAATATGTAGCAGAAGGATTTGAAGGAGTAGTCATTAAACGATTAGATGCATATTATGGATATGGAAAGAAGACTAGCGCAGCTATAAAGATTAAGGACTATAAGGATGAAGAATTTCTTATTGTTGGATGGATTCGAGGATTAAGACCTGAAGAGGATATGTGTTTTGTAATGGAGACTAAATCTGGAAAAAGATTCAAAGCAAAACCTGTAGGAGATAGGAATACTAAATTGGATTATATAAAGAATATGTCTAATATTATTGGACATATGGGTACTGTTACATATTTTAATATGTCAGAAGGTGGAATTCCAACTCAACCTGTATTTAAAACAATTAGATATGAAGAAGATATATATAATAATTATGATGAAGAGGATTAAATAATAATTGAATATGAAAATTGGCAGTAGAAAATCGATCAATGATGATCTTCAAAAGTATGATCATTTAAAAAATAAGTCTTCTTTTATAGAAATAACCGAATGGACTAATGGAGAAGGATGGGATATAGCTATAAATGAAAAAATGATTAATCTAACTTATGGAGAACTTGAAGCTATAAATTATCTTACTAAAGCATTAGATTATGAATCCGATAAAGTCAAAGATAAAGATTATTAATCAATATAATAATCCTCTTTATTATTGGTGGAAAGTTAGAAAAATATTTAAAAGACCTAAATGTCATCTTATAATTAAGAAAAATTTATGGTTTTTTGGACTTCCTATTAGAAGAGATTATTATAATCCTATTATAAGTATAAGATTCTCAGGGTTAGGATGGAAATGGAAATATGATGAAGTTAGACATGAATGGGATCCTTATATTCAAATATGCTTATTTAGAAAATATCATATTGTATGGATATTTAATTGGGCAAAATATGATGACTTAGATTCTAATACAATAAGTATGGCTACATGGGAAGCTATACTAGATTATTTATATAAGCATAAAACTGTACAGGAATGCGTAAATTTTAATGCTTGGAAGAGTGGTGAAAAGATTCTAACTATAAAAGAAAATATAAAGAAAAAGTATTTAAAAACTTTAAAATAATAAACATAAATTATATTAGAGATAATTTATTTTATCTCTAATATTTAAATCATAATTTATGAAGTATAAAAAGAAGCCTATAATCGTAGAAGCTATACAACTTTTAAATGATGATTATTCTATAGAAGAATGTTTAAAGTTTATATATAATGTTTTTATAACTGACGATGATATAAAAACTGTTAAAAATGATAAACATATACGTATTCAAACTTTAGAAGGAGATATGAAAGCTTCTTTTGGAGATTATATTATTAAAGGAGTAAATGGAGAATTTTATCCATGTAAACCGGATATTTTTGAAAAAACATATGAAAGTATTGAATAATATGAGGAAAATATTTATTTTTATAACATTAATATCATTAGTATTTTTATTAACAAAATGTAATGGAGACATATATAAAAAGAATAAAAGTGAGTTAGTTAAAACACTTTCTTCTATGGATTTATATACAGTTCCAGTGAAAGAAAATTTATCTACTATAGTAACATTCGGAAAGGATACTTTAGCGATAACTAATACTCCTATAAATATATATATTCCAAATGTATTAAATAGATTTGATAGTCTTAAATTAGATACTATTGCTGTAGATACTAATAACTTATTTAGTCAATATGCTCAAACCATATTATTTGAAGATATAGAGAGCAAAGATTATGATTTTAACGATCTTGTGATTTATATTAAAAATAAATGTAAGTATTTAAATAACAAAGATTACTTCTTGCAATCTATAGAAATCCAACCTATTGCTCTAGGAACTACACAGAATATAAAATTAGGATGTGTATTAAGTAACGGTTCTGAGTATATTATATCTAATAATGTTAGAGAAGAGTTATTTAATAATCATAAAGGATATATAAATACAATATCAGGAAAAGAAAATATTAAATTTAAATCCTATTTAGCACTTGATAGTATTAGATTAAATAAAGACTCTAATCCATATATTGCTTGGTTCATTGAAATAAATAAAGCTAGATATTATTCAGTATGTTCAGAAATAGATTGTGAGGAATATAATATGTTTGGAGATAGAGATATTCCATATGGACTAGTCTTTTATAATACTTTCATGTATTCGGAAGAAGGAAATCCTATATTTGAAGTATATAAGGACTTCTATCTTTGGAGAGATGGAAAAAGATCTTCAATAGGAGAATATTCTGATTCTAAATGCTATAGGTATTAAAATATCATTTAAATAAATGAAAGATTTATATAACACTATAAATAAAGTAATTAATAACAAATCTTTAAATTCTGAGGAAGCAACTAACTTAGTTCATATATATATTACAGAAGAGTTGGGAAAAGAACCAACTTCCGAAGAACTTACAGAAGTATTAAAATTACTACAAAGAGGTATATTTGATTTTGAATATATGTTGGATATTATATTAAAGAAACCTCATGTATATGGATTATATACTTGTAGTATTTATTCTTCGTTAGATGAAAGTGGGAATAGAAAATTTATAAAAAGAACTCTTTATAGAAATTAGAATGGAGACTTATATTGATTTTGATGAACCTTATACATCTGATGTATTTGATGATGTAGATCCTTTATTAGAAGTAGAAGAACTTCCGAAAGAAATTAGAAATGAGTTATTTAAAGAAATCGAAAAAGAATTTGAAGAGGAAGAAGAATCTGATTTATTAAAAGATTAATTATGAGAAATTTTAAAATTACTTTATCAACCGAAGAAATTATTTCGAAGAATTACTTGATATTATAAATTATTGTTATGATACTAATTATTTAACTTTTTCTGATATTCCCAAAGAATTGATAAAAGAATATATAATTAGCGAAATAGGAAGTATATTTTCTTTCGAAACCTCTAATATAGATATTAAAGAAGTACATTGTGAAGAATAAATATATTGATATTACTAGGGAAGATTGGATTAGTCTAATCTCCCTAGATAAAAATAATCCAATAAATAAAAAATTGGGAGCAAAATTTATTTGTCAAGAAGAAATTAAGAAGACGGAGGAAACTATTTTATATAGAATATGTATAGAAGATATAAAATCAAAACGATTATTTTGTGTTAAATATATTCTATTTAAAGATTCCGAAGGAAAGCCTGACATAGCAATAAATACTGAATATACTGATAAATTATATAAAATCTAATAAAATGCTTACATATTATTTAAGAAACTTCTGGCAGGATTGTAAAATAGATTCAATTCAAAAAATTCGAGAAGCTATTCCAAATATAGATGATGAAACACTTCTAGAAATTTTAGAAGGTAAAAAGAAAGCTGTAACTGAGGATGGTATAAATTTTACTATAGAAGATGATCATGAGGAAGATAGAATGTATTTAAGTAGAGATAGTATACAAGAATCTTTTGAATACAAATTTAGGGATTTAGCTTCTCAGGTTATGGGATATTCAAAAGGATTGTATCTTGATACAGATGAGGATAGAAAACATTATTACTCTCTTTTAAAAAATACTTTTGAGGAGATTCACGAATTAGAGAATAATTGGAAAGAGTTTTGTACTTTGATAAAATGTAATATAAATCTAAAAGTTAAAGATTATCTTTATGACGAAGAGTCTTTGGAAGCAGATAATGTTGATGTATTTAATTATGTCGAACATTTAGATTCTCCTAATAAAGCTTCTTCTTACAAGGACCTTGTTTCTGAATACCTATCCACACTAAACTTTAGTTTTAAATATGCTCTAGATTATTTAATAGAAGAACGTGACTATCGAACTATAGAATTATTAAAATTAGATTCATCTAACGGATTAAATTATATCCCGGAGCATAAAAAAGCTCAATCTGAATTAGATATTCTTAGAGGAGATAATATCTTTCCAGAAGATATTCTTGAATGTATATGGAATAGTGGTTGGTTATCTCCAAATGGAGAATTATATGGATGTCCAGATTATGATCATATAAATTTCTCTAATAGATTAGTTAAATATTTAAATTTATCAGGAACAAATTCTGATAGAATATTAGAAACTAATGGATATATTAAATTCTCATGTGGAAGATGGTTATATATGGAGAAAGATTTTACTCCCACTATAGCCCAATTAGAAACAATTTTAAAGTGGAATAAGGAAAGGAATAAAAGTCTTAAAATTTGTATTGGAGATGGATTATCAATGGTTAATGTAGATATTATAGAGTCTAAATTAAATTCTTTAAATAAATAAAATGAAAGTACATAATTTCCAAATAGAGAAAAGAATGGAATTATTTAATCGGTGGGTTAAGAAAAGGGGCGAGAGAGATAACAATTTCATTAAATATTTTTATGATGGAGGTAATGATATATACATAACCCCATATCAATTACAAGATCCGGATTATATCATCCCAGAATGGAATAAGACTATCCCTTCAAGGTTAAGAAAGTTATATAATAAAATAGGAAAATTATGTAAAATCGATGGTGATGTTATTGGATATTTTGCTGGGATAGTATGTGATTATACTGATTTTTATTATAGAATAGTATTAGAAGATGAACCTAGAAGTATTTTACATTCATGTGTTGGAAAAATAGATTTTATTGATTAGTATTAACATTTTAAATATATTTATTATGAATTATTCAGAGGTTATGGAATTACTAACTGATGAAATACTTGAATTGTACGAAATAAAAAATAGTGATTACGGAAATTCTTTTTATAAGCAATTAGATGAGGATGGATTATTAGTATCTAAGATTAGATTGCAGGATAAATTAAGTAGATTTTCATCTATTATTAAAAAAGGTACTATAGAAGTAAAGGATGAGAAGCTTAGAGACACATTAATTGATCTCGCTACATACAGTATAATGACTGTTGCCTGGTTAGATAATAAATAGAAGTAAATGAAATTATTTTATGAAAAAGAAAACTTTTAAAGATTTAAAAGAATGGGATACAGTATGGATTATTGATTATAAAGATATTAAAGAGTATAAAGTTCATTATTGTATACCTTATAATGGTTATTATTGTCTAGTAATAAAAGACTTTAGTATGGATCCATTTCGTAATGGAGAATGGATTTATGAAGAGCATACTGTACGTCCTGATGAGAGTATTTACTGTGTTTATTATTATAAAAATATTAATTTTGAAACTAAAGGTTATATAATACTTAATAAGAAGATATCAATAAATATCAATCCAAACTTCTTAAAGATTATAGGAAACATCTATATAAAAGATTGAAAAAGGTAAGAAATTTAGAGAATTTATACATAAGACAAATAGACGAAGTTGAGAATATAATGAAATTTAAATCTAATGAATAATTTTGAAGCTGCTATAGTTAAATACATTTGTCCTATATGTGGCAGTGTTGTCGAAGATAATATTATAATGAACTCTAGATTAACGGAAGAAGATGCTTCTAAGGTACGAGAACTCCATAATAAAATTGTAGGTTATTCTGATCATGCTTGCGAGGAATGTTCTAAATATAAAGATACTGTGGTATATTTTATCGAAATAGATTCGGAAAAGTCTGTTGGTAATGATACGTATAGAACTGGACGAATTACTGGAATTAGAAAAGAATCCGAATTAGTCGCAGCTGCCGAGAAATATATAATTACTTTAGAAGATGGAACTAGGTTTTGTTATATAGATAAAAAGGAAGGAAAGAGAATTGGAATGTGGAATGATTAAATTTTTAATGAATGAGACTAATTAAGCCAAGTGTTGAAATATGGGATCAAGAAGAAGGTTTAAATGGGGTATATAAAAGTATTGAACGTGCGGGACGTATTTGTTATAAAAGTTCTGATAAAATAACAGAGGATTCTGCTGAACCTTTTGTAGATAGAATGATTAAATCACTACATCACTCTATGCTAGAACAGGGTACAGTATATCTTACTATTCCAAGAGAAGATATTAACTACCATATTTATTTAAGTAAGTACAGAGATAATCCATATTCAGAATGTAGAGTTGCTCAAACTTTAGAAGGTATACCAGTTGGAAGTTTATATATTAGCACTAATTATAGAGTAATTATAGAACATGACTGGACAGATGATTTAAAGTATCTATGTAAACCAACAAAATTTCATGAGAAGAGAATTAGTGTTCATTTTACATGTGATAGAGCTATATCAATGGAATTTTTAAGGCATAGAACATTTAGTTTTGCTCAAGAAAGCACCCGTCAAATAATAATGGCGGCTTAAATAAGTAATTATTTACGAATAATCCAGTGAATTGCTGGAAGGCTAAAATTTAATATTTTTCTTAAAAATTTGGATATATCCAAATTTATTATTAACTTTAACATAGTAATAATCTTAAAAAGAATTATAACTATAAGAAAATTGGATATTAAAGTTGGTGATAAATTTGGAGATTGGACTGTTATAAATACAGATGTTCCATCTAGGAACAAAGCTAGGTATGTACAATGTCGGTGTAAGTGTGGAGCTATAAACGAAATAATTGCTTCTGCACTCAGAACTGGAAAATCATCTAGCTGTAAGTCTTGTTCTGCAAGAAAAAGAACTACTAAATTGGAGATAGGTAGTAGATATAAACATTGGACTGTTATTGAGGGACCAATATATAGAAACTCTACAGCCTATTATAAGGTTAAATGTGATTGTGGAACTGAGGCTTATAAATTACCAATTGAACTTCTCTATAAGAATAGGGACTTTCAATGTGAGAAATGTGCTCAGAGAGAAAGAGCTTTACAAACTACCATTACAAATGGTAGAGTTGGAGATTTAACTCTCACTGAGCATACTAGACTAAGAAGATCAGCCGAGAAGAGGGGTTATGTTTTTGAGGTATCTATAGAATATCTATGGAATCTATTTCAAGAGCAGAATCAAATCTGCGCTATTACTGGGGATTATATCCCTAATATAGAAGAAGCTTCTCTTGATAGAATAGATTCTTCTAAGGGATATATTGAAGGCAATGTTCAGTGGGTAACACAACAAGCTAATCTAAGCAAACATGTTATGACAATGGAACAATTATACGAATTTTGTAGAAAAGTATTAAATCATGCTAATCAGCAGCCAAGCCAATCTTTAACAAAGTTGGAAGGTTCAGAGACTAACAGTTGAAACTAATGAAAAGAATTATAAAAGAAGAATTAAAAGATGGAACTATTCAATATAGAGTAGAATCTAATAGAATATTCTTTGGGTTAGTACCATGCAAATGGTATTCCTGTACAGTAATTATCCCCTATGGATATGGAGAAATACATTGTGATGCAGTATTCAGTTCCTTAGAAGAGGCACGGATATTTGCAGGAATAGATCCTAATCCTATAATTAGTAGAACTTTATTAGAATATAATACTGACACGAGTACTGGACATCCATAAAGGATGATGATATAGTCCGATACTCCTTGGAAACGAGGAGAGTTAAGGATAAAGAGCCTTAACATAACAAATGTATTGTAACTATAGCAAAGATAAATTCAATAATGAGATTACTTATATAATTCCAACATGGTTAGATATTCCAGAAGGAAAAATTACTATTAAACCTCACATTGGGGGAGATTGTATTAAATCAACTCCATTTATTGATGATGATTCATTTATATCATATCATAAAGAATATGGTTCAGATAAACAAAGAGGAGGATACTATATAAATGATTTCCATTTAAGTGATATAGATAATTCTCCTATATCTCTATTTATTAGATCTTTAGAATTTACAGAACAAGTATATTTAAATCTAGTTTCTTCTAATTGGACCCCACAGCAAGCAAGACAAGTACTACCTAACGCTCTTAAAACAGAACTTGTAATGACTGGATTTATTTCTGATTGGAAACATTTTATAAATCTTAGATATAGAGGAACTACTGGAAAACCTCATCCAGATGCTTTTTATTTAGCTGAGAAACTATATAACTTATTTAAAGAAAAAGGTATTGATATATAATGAAAGAATATATTCGATTCGGAGAGATTCCTGACAATGAACGTTCTGGTATATATAATAATGAGGGAGAATTAATTGGAAGAGAGCGTGGGGTATCATGTTATGAATGTATATGTTTTAATAATCAATATAGAGTTCTATTACCATATAGACCTACTAGACATACATGTGTAACATTACATAATCTATATGAGCAATATTTTGACGGAGATATTAACATGTACATTGTAGCAGGAATTGTAGTTGGATACGGAAGTGATAATGAACCATTATTAAGAAATGTAAAAGTAGTAAAGAAACTTAATATAAAATCTTTTAGATCTTAGTTTTTATATATTAAATTAAACATAATATGTCAATAAAAATAAAATCTAAAGTTTTAAAAGCTTCCGAATATACTCATTCCTTAATATTATTCTCTGATAAATTTTTAAAAAATGAAAATTTTACTTCAAAAATAATATATTATACAGCTAAAGGTATCTTAAATCTCTTTTCAGTATCTAAATTAGGAGATTTCTTATCTGGATATGTTCTTCAAAAAGTATTTAAACATAGAGGAATATTCGAATATTGGGTAAAAAATAAATGCCAAACTAAAATTATATATAATATACCTCGCTACCAATTAGACACCCTTATCGAGCGTTGTGATAAAGAAAATATTCCAACCTATCAAGATATCGATTTTAAAACAAAAGAATGTGTAGGTCTTTATATAGGGCCTTATTGGACAAATAAATTATATTATGTCTTAGATAACAGAATCATCCAAGAAAAATTTGAATCAGATTTAGATATAAAGAATGATGATAAAAATGTGTAAAATAGATTTTAGAATTTAATATGAATAAAAATAAAAATCCTTTCGTATCATATTCGGAGTTTTTTACTAAATTAGATCCTAATACAGAGAAAGTATCTCCAGAAATATTAGATATGAAATTTAAAGATTTAACAAATGATAGAAACAATATTTCTAACAGCCCTGGCAATAATGATTCTGGGGTATCTACTAATAGCAGCTCCGGTAATTTTAATTTTACTAAACCAGCTGATGCTAGCAATTTGGAAAGTAATAGAGCCAATGTGGGACAAAATAAAAAGAATGAATTAAAGAAGCAGATTACTTCTTATATAAATTCTTTAGACATAGAAAATGATTATAAGAAATATTTAATTAGATTAGCTGAAAGAGAGAGTAATTTTAATCCAGAAGTAATAAATGCACAAGGATTTAAAGGATTATTTCAATTTGGGGATGATGCTTTAAGAGATATCGGGATGACTACTTCTGATTATATGTCAGATTGGAAGAAGCAGATTGATGCTGTTATTAAATTTACTAATTTAAATAGAGAAAGACTTAGAAATACCCTAAGAGGAACTAATGGAAAAGATATCGATGGGACTAAGATAAATGAGTGGGGCTTATTAGGAGCTGCACATCTAGGTGGCGTTGGGGGAGTAAACAAGTTCCTGTTTAAAGGAGCTAATCCAGTTGATGCGAATAATACTAGTATAAAAGATTATTTAATATACTTTAGTAAGTAATGAAATATAAAGATATCATATTAATATTCTATTGTTTATTAATTGTAATATTAACATTTGGAATTGGAAGAATCTCAGGAAAGATTTCATATCAAAGTGATATATTAAAAGAGAATTTAAATATACAAAACTATCTTCCATCTATAGATATTAGGAGATATTCTCCGGTAAGTGAGACTGAACAGTCTTTATTAAATAAAATGAGTAAAGAAGGTTATTGTTTAGTTGATGTAACAATTGAAAATGGAAGAGTATTTTATTATTTTCAAAAGATAGTATATAAGAAAGAATTTAATTTGAAATAAAGAAACCCTAGCAGTGCATTATGCATTGTTAGGGTTTTTCTTTTTTATTTGGCTGGATATTTTTTATTAGATATGTATTTTAAGAATTTAAATTGAAATAATTTCCTAGTATTTAAATATTCTAGATTATTTTCATTATATCTAGCCTCAGTTTCAAAACATATATTCTTATATGCCATATTATATGGAGGTAAAATTATCTCTATAATCCAACATATTACATATATTAACAATGGAAGTAAAGGAGTAGCTAAAATCCACCATAAAGAGAGATTAAATATTAAACAAGATAAAACTGCTATAATAATAGATGTAATCCAAATCTCAGTCTGTTGATATACATGAATCGTTTCATGTCTAAAAAATCTTTCATTAAGTCTTCTAGTATCACCCTTATATTCGCTTCTTATCCATAAAATAAAAATAGTTACCATAGCAAGAAATCCTTTAACTGGAATTAGTGGATTATATATTACTAATGGTAAAAGTTTATGTTTTTGTTTTGATGTAGTCATATATAATAAGTATTTATTCTTCTGAATTTAATAAATTAAACACGTTCTGAGTTTGTTTTATTACATAAAAATTCTTAGGAATCTCTTTTCCGAAAGAACTTTCTCCTTTAGCTATTCTAATAGTAGAGTCTTTCAGTCTTTCTAAAAAACTAAGAGCTACCGGAGTATCTAAAGAAAGTCCTAGAGGAGCCCAAAATACAAGTTCGTCAGTGGAATTTAATAAAGTTTGTCTTAGAATATTCTTAGTTAAGGGATCAAATTCTTCTCCACTTTCTTCTTTATCTTCTATTATTAATCTAAATAATAATGCAAGTAAAGCAGCCCACATAGAATCTGCTAATAATTGTCTAGCATTTCTAATTCTATAATCTTTATGTTCTAAAGTTGCATCAGTATTCTTATTTATATAATACTTAAATAAATATTGCATATAATAGAAAGTACTATTCACCATTCCTTCTATAAATCTTCCAGACCATTCCTTTGCAGGGATATCTGTAACTTCTGTAGTTTCTATTAAATGAGATTCTCCATCCTCACCTACCACAGATTTTAAATAAAGTAAATTTCCTTCTTCATCTGTTTTTTGTTTCCATTCTCCTTTAGGTGTTTTATCAGTTCCTCCTAAGAAGAATCTTTCACGAGTAGATGAGAAATAAGATTTAAATTGGAATAGTATCTTACCTACAAATTTATGTCTAGCAGCAAATGCATTTTCATGATCCATATATCCGAATAATGAATCGGCAGAAGATTTTATATTTCTTTTTTCTGCTATAGTATATGCGGAAGGTAATGCTACTGGATTAGATTCGTTAAATTTTAACTCTTCCCAATCAAGATCATTCTCATGTTCAATATTAAATTGAGTTAGATGTGCGATATAATCTGCTTTTTGTTTATTATATAAAGGATGCGATTTATCTCCAGATGCGAATATAGAATATCTCCCATCTTTAGTCCAATCATATATCAATTCTCCATCTTTAGACATATGGTGAGCTTTCAAACAATCATCATGAATCATTTGAGCTACTATAAATACCATTCTATTTAAAAAATCTGGAGCTGTAGTAGCCCAATAAGCACCTCTTCTTAATAATCCCTTATAACCCTTTCTATCTGAATTTAATTCATATGCCAAAGAATTAGCATCCATTCTAGTCATTCCATAGAAATGATTTAAGGCTTCTACTAAAGTCCAATTATCAGAACTTACACCGGTATTTCCCATAACTATACCATAAGCTTTAGCAGCATCGGCAGTAGTAAAACCATTATCTCCTAACAACCGTCCAGCAGCTCTAGTCATTAGAAGATAAAATCCTTGGATAGGTTCTCTAACCAATGAATTGAGATTTAATGCCAACATTGAAACTTGTGCAGCAGTAGTAATAGGTTGAAATACTTTATAGAATTTTTGATTGGATTTTTCTATAGAACTTTCTCCGAATATAACAGTTTTTAAATAAATATCAATTTGCTTATTTAAATTTTCGAAATTAATATTAGTATCATAAGATTGTAAATAGATAGCATGTCTTACATCATTAATAAGGGGAAGAATAGTATCAAAAGAAGATTTCCTTATATAAGCATGAACAAATACATCCTCTAATAACTCTAAGTTAGTCTCCCAATAAGAGGTATCTTGCTCCGAAAGATATTTTTCTCTAGTAGTTGGAGAGACGTTTAGAAAATTATACATTGTTAAATAATCATTCTTCCCAGCTTCGGAATCCTGTTCAATCGTCTCTTCTTGTGCTTTAGTAGCTCTTCTTATATCAACTTGTTCGTTCCATTTATCTTGTATCCACGAAAAGAATCCTTTACTTTTCAATTGTGAAAATGCAGTACCTCTCAACAATGGGATATCAAAATAATGTCCACTTTGAATTAATTCTTGAACTGGAGTAGTTTTTATTGCTTCTTCTTCTGTCAAATTATAATCAACTCCGCGCTTTATTCTATTTACATTCCATAAGAAAGATTTCAACCATTTTCGCTCGGCTTGAGAAAGATCATTTGTCATGTCATAAGGATTCTTTACTCTAAAATTACGAGCTATTCTTCCAGTAGAATCTCTCTCAAACATATTTTTAAATGCGTTAGTTGAATCTTTAAAAGTCCATCGTTCTACTTGAGTAAATCCTTTTGATTTATATAACTCTAACACTCGTTGTAAAGATTTCTCTTTATATTTCTCAAACCATTCACGCATCTTCTGGAATTGTAATTCAGTTAAATCTACTATATCTTTCATTAAAGGAATCATTTCTGGATTTTCTACATAATACCCTCCTAAGGTCATAGTTTCAGATATATTTTTGAGATTGAAACTTATTTGACTTATATCATGATCTGAATCGAAATAGATACGTTTATAATGTAGAATAGTCCTAGATATTTGGGAATATAATAAAGATAATCCAGTTGGGTCAGAATCATAATTATTATCTGCTCTAATAATTAATCTGTTTCCAGCTGCTTCTCTAATAATATCTTGTAATTTTCTTAACTGTTCTATTTTATATCTACCGGTTTCATTATCTAATTTATAATTATTATAGAAATCATAAATTAAATCAGAAGTTCCTTTTACTAATTCTGTTCTATCTTGTCCTAGAATAGTTAATAGTCTTAATTTTAAAGCTTCTATCCTGTCTGCAATTATTAATTCTGATTTAAAGTAATTTGTAATATCTAGTTCCTTAGATAAGATATTAAAATTATGCGTTAATTTATTTATATCTATAGGATAAGATTGTCCTTCTTTATAATTAATTACTTGAATATTTCCTATTTTAAAGTTACTAAAATAATCATGTAATTCATTTATAACTAACATTGTCTCTAATAACTTAGCGTTTCCTACAGTATTGGATAATAGATTTTTTAATTTCTTATATTTAGCCTCAGATCCTAAATTTCCAAAGATATTATGAGATCCATTATTCCAATTAAGTTTTTTTGTTAAATTTATATCTGTCATAGATATAATATCTACTATGTTATTGGCTACATCTCTAAACGCATAAATCCCTATCTCCGCTAATTCTGGAAGGTCTAATACTTCATATCCTGGATTATCTATGTAATTACAAAATACTCTAGTTAGATATGTATTTGCTTTTTGTGGAAGGTATTTAAATTTATTTTTATCTTCTAAAGATTCAGAAGTCTTTTTTAAATAATCAAACTCTTTCCATAAAGTAAAATAGTAAGATTCACTTCTATCCTCCATTTTTTCTTGATACTCTCTAGCTTTTTCTAATAATTCTTCTTTAGTTGGAGCTTCTATTACGGGAATATCTTGTCCCTTTCTTTTAGATACATAATCATTAAAGAACCATACTTTTCTATAATTATCATATTTAGCCACCCTCTCTACAAATTCTTTCGGAGTTTCTTTAGATAATTTCCCAAAAGCGATTTCTGAGTATTTAGCCACATTTTTAGTAGCTTCTGTATTATAACTTACTTCTGATACATTTGCTCTAATATGTTCTTGTACTATCCTAGTTATGTATCCATTAGGATAGGATAATCTTTGCATAGATTTTCCCTCGGTAGTTTTGTTTATAGGTTCTTCAACTTTATAAGATGTAAATGTCTCATTAGTATAATCTATATCCGATATAATAATAGGAACTATATTCAAAGAAGCTAACTTTACTCCAATTCCATTATTAGCTAATAACGCTCTATATGCAGCTAATTGATAATCTATTGTTAATTGTTTAGAAGAATACCATGTTTCATATGGTTTATTTGAGATTTTAAAATCATAAATTTCTACATTTCCTCTTTCATCTATAGCTAATAAATCTAATCGTCCTATGATAGGATCAGATTCATCATCAGAAGTTTGTAGTGTTAATTCCGGGATAAATTTATACTTTTTTCCTTTACTAATTTTAGATTCTAAATTCTTAAATGTAAAATATAAATTTTCGATTGTATCATATGGAAGATCAACAATCTGAGATATTGTATTTAAATCCTGATTTTTGAAATATAACTCAGCTACTTTATGTACTTTATCTCCAATCTTTGCTAGATGTCCCCAATTTTCTATATCAAATTCTATCTGTCTCTTCGCATCTTCTTCTGATAATCCTTCTTTAGTTAAAAGTTTTAACTGATTCTTTTTATATTCCTCTACTTTAAATTCTGGAATTACACGATCTCCATTAGAATTTAGCCAAGTAGTTATAGCTGTAGTTACTCCCAATCTCTTAGGGGTAACTACTTCATTTTCTTGTGTTGATTGATTAAATTTGGACTCTTGTATAGTAGAATTTAATGCTAAGAGTTTATTATATATAGAATCCTGAATAGTATTACTTTCATCAAATACCGCATCTCCATATTTATTATAATAGAGCATATTTCCATAATTCTTGGCTATGAAAGCATCTAAGTCTCGTTCAGAATTAAAGGAATGCTTAGATCCATTTATTGTTAAAAAATATTTACATGCCATACTGTTAACATTTTTCTAGTAATTGTGTATTTGGATTTTTAGAATTTAATAAACTACTTTTTATATTAGTAATATTCCTGTTCTTAAATGCTTCTGATACATTTTCTGGATTAAATAAAGAGAATCTCTTATTTCCGGCAGAGAGTAATAAACTATTAAATTCTGTTATTATTTTTTCAATTGGCATCTTACTTAATTTCCTACTTAAAGTTTCTGATGTTTTTTCTGGAAGAGTATTTAAATCTAGAGATAACGTAGAATCTAATACTTTTAAATATTCCCCAAAGAAATCTGTAGAAGATAATAAATTATTTATATTAAACTCCTCGCTACTAAATACCCCACTTAAACTATCTGCTATAAATTCTACGAAAGCTTCTTCTTTAGCATCATTTAACGTTCTATTAGTAAGTATATTTCTAAATCTCTCATTAAATTCCGGGAGAGTAGCAACTTTATCTAGTAAAGAGGAATATAAAGAATAATTCTTACTTCTCATTGCTCCCATTATTAAATGCATTAATTCATGTAATGGAGAAGAGATATCAGCTCTATTAATATTTACATATATTTTCCCATTCCAAATAAACGCTCCTGCTCTAGAAAACGAATCAGCTAAAGTACTATTTAGATTTTCAGAATCAACTAATTCTTGAATTTTAGCATCATCTATTACGTTAATAATATTATTATATGTTGAATTAATATTTTCTATAACCCTATTTAGAATTTTCTTTTTATCAAATTTATCATAAGTATCAGTAAAGTATTCCACCTTTTTTATTTGAGGGATTTCATCTGTTATAGATAAATTCTCTAATTCTTTTTGTCTAGTTTTATTTATTGGATAATATAATTCTGAAATAAGATATTTTCCGGATTTAATATCGTTAAAATTTATATACCAAGAATTATTATATATCTCTCCATTTAATCCTACTATTTCAGACTCTAAATTGATTCCTTTATCAGTTATAGATTTAATTCTAAGATATTTAGTAAATTTATCATTATACTTAATCTTTACAACATCATCTACTTCTATGATATTAATAACTTGTTCCGGAGAACGTTGATATATTCTAGGATCATAATAAAATCCAGTTGAATCATTTACTTGAATTCCGGTTCTTATATTCTTCAGCCCGTAAATTTTAGTATCTTTTACATTATTAGCTTTTATATATTCAGAAGTGAGATCTATCAACTCTCCGTTTTTAATCATATCTAATATTGTTGGAGTTAATAGTGATACTCTACCATGAGGAAGAGTTTTCTTTTTTGAATCTTGATATCTTTCTTTAAATTCTCTTTCTGTAATATTTTTAGGAATTACATACACTGCCTCTTGTTCAATTGCCCAATCCCGGGATTTGTTCAGGAGGCTTTTCTTTTTCAAGATTTCTTCTAAAGAATAACCATAAGTGCTATGATTTAAATCATATAATCTACTTAAACGTTTTTTATTATATTCAGAAATCTCTTTATGTCCAATTATTCCTAATTCATAATTTGGATTTATAGCAAATCCGATATATTCTAATTGCTGTGGAGATACTATTTTCCTAAAAGATCTCCTTTTTAAATATCCAGATCTATAACTACCCGGAACAATAATAGTTCCTGTTATAGGGTCATAATTAGATACTACTCCAATAAATGTTATATCATTTTCTTTAAATCTAATGATATCTCCTCTTTGTAATTTAGCAGTTTCTTGTTCTGCGTTAGAAGAGTCTATATTTATAATGTGATATAAATCTTTTAAAGGAATATAGTTAGAATTAGGATCAAATACTATTTCATTATCGACTCTAATAAAAGCTTTACTAACATTCTCTTTTTTAGTATTTAAATCTTCTACTAATTCTAAATCGGAAGTATTATTATAATGTATAGCTGATAGTGATGGAATATTTATTCTCTGTCCTTTAGAATTTTCTGATAATGGAAATTCTGTTTTTAAATCTACAAATCCTATTTTTGGAGCAGAGTCATTTGTTGTTCTATTTAAAAAGTATATTCTATCCCCACTTATCCCAACTACTATATGTTTACTAATAACAGGTGATCCATCAGTTCTTTTTAAATCCCATTCAATAGAAACAGAGTCACCAATACGTAAAGATCTAACTTTATCTCTTCTATATTTAATAACAGATTCCCTATCTAAATTATCAGAGAAGTCTCCTTCTAATTTCCGATAAGGTTGTTGGTCAGATTTTAGAATATTTAAATTGAACCAGATAGATTGATATTTACTTTTATCTTTAGTATTTAAAGAATAAGTATCATAATCATTAATAAACTGATTATATACATTATCTAAATCCGGATGATTTTCTTTAGTAAATATCACTGTCTCTATATTCCGAAAAGGAATTTTTTTAGTAAAGTATTTACCATCTTTATTCTTTAAAGCTACTTCTACTATTGTACCTATAGTTCTAACTACAGGAGCATAATATGTAAAAGAATCCCATTCACTATTCTCATCCTCTTTATTCCAAGATCTTAATTTAATTATATCATTTTGACGTAATTCTTGGGTTATAGTAGCATTAGTTCCAGATGAAACATCTAACTTAAATCCAGATTTCCCTACTGTATAATATTTAAATGAAAGCCCTTTTCTATCAAATCCTATAGATTTAATTAGTGGTTGATTGTTATAATCTTCGGATTCGAGATTCCTATCATATTTATCTCTTACACTTTTTATTAAATCTTCTGGAAGATTTGGGTCTTTTAATGCTCCATACAATTTCCTAAATACAATCTGTTTATTCTTTTCTAGGGATAATTTAACTAAATCGGTATAAGATAAAGTAAAATGTCCTACATTAGAACCATATTTATTAACTAATGTAACAAACGTTTCCCCATTTCTATTCTTCCAAACAGATTGAATTGGATGATATTTAGCATAGGAAAAATAATCATCATCAAATTTACCATACACTATATCTTTATCTCTACTAAAATTCGGAATTAGCAGTAAATCTCCTGGAACTAAAGAGTATAATTGAGCTTCTGTAGTAACTTTGACTGGTTCGGAATAATTTAGATTATATAAATCCTTTTTAGGATTACCTTCCGAATCTAATACAGTAGATTCATAATTTTTCCAGATTGTTTCGGATATTTGTTGATAGGATACATTCTTAGATTTTGGAATTTCCATTTCTATATAATAAGAATCATTCTTACCAACAAATGGAGGTTCATCATTTTCTTTAGTTGTATTTAATATAATATCTAACTCCTGATTAGATTTTTGAATAAATGGATTTATATCCATGGAAAATAGTCTACTAATAAATTCATTAAATAAATCAGAATTATTTAAATTTAGTACATCTCTGTATCTAGGTTCTGATACTAAATATGCGATGAATTCGTTTAAATCATAACTAGATCCTTTAGATACTTTATTAATAAACTCTTTTATGTAAGGATTCTTATCCTGATTTTGTTTAGCAGTAGTATATATATTATATGCTATCTCATTTATTCTTTCAAAATTAGAATCCGTTTTATTTATTTTAGAATAATATAAATGAAGTAACTCATGATATAAATCCCTGAGGGTTGCATCATTAAAGGTTCCATTAGTTTTTAAGATAATAAATTCATTATTTAACAAAGTCCCTCTAACATCTACATTCCCATCAATATTTAGTGATTCTATATTTTCATCTAATAACAATATATTTGGTTGAGAAGGATTAATAGCATTCATATCTATTAATTTATTAACCAAAGTATAATAACTCTCTTGTAGAGATTTATCAGATGTATAAGGAACTAAAGAATTTCCTATGTATTCTATACTTTCATTTCCGATTAAAGGTTCTCCATTAGAATATACTACTTTAGTAGATAAAAGATTTAAATCCGAAAGAGTACTTAATAATGTATTTAAAGAATCTATATCTAATCCAGAAATAGCCTCAGCTAAACTAACTGCATTAACTTCATCATATGAATTTAAGTTGGTAGGAATAATCCCACCAACCTTTTCTTCTCCATCTACGATATATTGTATTTCTATGTTACATCCCATATTTAACAATTTATAATAAGTTTTATTTTACTAAGTCTCATTAGATCATCTAGAAGTTCAACCATCTTAATAGCTTTTTCAACTTTATTAACAGTTTCTTTTAATTTATAATTGTAATTACTTCTTATTAGATAATACCTCTCATCTCCTAAAAGCTCTATATCCTTATAGCTCTTATTCTTATTATTATTTCCTAATCTTTCTTGTAATTGATATTTACCTAAGTTCTCATTGTATATTTTTACATATTTATTATTTGAAACAAGAGCTTCGAAACTATCTTTAATTGGAGCCATCCTAAGAAGAATATCATCTATATTAACATCATCCATTGTTACTTTATCACTTTTTGAATCATAAACTACTCCCGGAGTTATAGTATTTAAATCTAGTCCTCCAATGTATTTAAAGTAATCTACAATTAAACTCCCTGGATTAAATACTGATCCCTGTAATACTTTTAATATACTATCCTGTCCTTTTCTTCCTTTATGGGTAATTAGGTTATATATAAAAAATAGATCAGATAATTTAATACCTCTAAATTCAACATTTTCAATTTCTCCAAATGCTGAAACTTGTTTATCAAATTCTGGATTATTTACAGTAGTAACCATATTTATAGATGGTCTGTAATATATATAATTAGATCCATCTAATTTAGAAGTATTATCAGTTATAATTAATCCATTTAAAAATGCGTTATTAACTAACTGAGATCCAAAAGTCATTACTCCTTTAGAATTAATTGTATATCCACTCTTTAACATTGGAATTACATAAGATTCCATATATAATTTAAAGGATGCTAAACCATCATCATTAGATAAAGAATAAGATGTCTGCTCGGTAGCAGTAAGCATTTCCCCATTTAAGAAATAATTTTGGCCTTTAGGAACTGAAATAGATAAATTTTTATTTTTCAAATACTTCCTAATTATCAATTCATCTATATAATCTCTAATGATATTTAGTTGAGATTCAGATAGTTTATTAGGCATAGTAATTTTACCAATCCTCCTTCTCATTATTACGTTTTCTAAATTATCTATAATAGAGTTTGATAATGCATATTTAACACTTCCTAATTTAGAATTTTGTTCATTTATATAATAAGCATTAATAAATGCTTTATAATGCGGAAGAGAATCTATTAAATCAAATACATTTATTACAGACTTTATTAAATTATAGAATTTAATAACAGATTCAGCATAATCAGGTTGTTCTAAAAATTTAGTTAAATCAAATTTCATACTAGAAAAAGTTCCATTTGAAGACATTTTATCTAGAGCATCTCCAACTATAGAAGATAATTCTTGATCTGTATATATATTCCCAATATTAGGATTATATTCTTTTAATGCCCCAATAAAATAATCAGCTGTATCTCCGGTTAATTGAAGTTTATCTAATCCATTCTGAATTAATGTATTAAAGGACTTGCTGAAATTATATCTATCATATTGTTTAGTCTTTATACCTCCATTAATTCCTAAAATTTGACCTAACGTAGCTATTTCTTTTGCTCCAGTGTAAGCTTTTACAAAGGTAGTAAAATTTGTTTTAGATTTTACTGATGAATTAAACAAATCTTTTAAATCTTTAAATTTCCTCACTTGTTTAAAATATCTAATTAATCCCTGCACTACTTCCTCAGAAGATCTAACTAATGCTAATTCATCCCACTCTGACATAGAATCTAAGAATGTTAAAGCATACTCTTCATCAAGAAATCTTTCATTAACAAAATTATATTTAGTAGTTTCAAGATCATTTATAATTTCGTTTATATCATTTGATGTTAGTTCATTAAGTTTAAATGCGGAGATTATCTTAGAATTATATAATGTATTTAAATATAATGAAACAGATTTTACATATCCTTTTCCAATAAAATTTGTAAGTGATGGTCCTTTTTCTATATTTCTTAATGTGGAATCTATAGTAGCGTATTGATCATACATTCTATTAACTGTAGCTGCTTGAACTATAGCATTAACCTCTGAACTAGTCATAAGATCTGAGATATTATCAAATGATAAGCCTTGGATTAATAAATATACATATACTCCAGCCAGGTCAGGACCAGCGTTAATCTTTGATAAGATCAATTCTTTAGCATTGTCAGTAGCAGCTGAGATTAAACTTGAGATAACGAGAGATTTGTCTTCTTGAAATCTATTTTGTGTAAGATCTATTGCATCATTCACACTAATACTTTTATCTCTAGCCCCATTTAAAAGATCATATACAAACTCAATATCATCAAGATTAATGTTAGCCAAACTATTTGTGAATAATTTAACGAGTTCCCCATCACTCTTCCCTTCATTTCCAGGAATATTTTTATAAATCTCAAAAACATTATTAAAATATAAATTTGATTTTAATAAATCTTCTACAGTTAATCCTTTTTCAGCTAATTTTCTTATCTCCTGATTAAAGTACTGAGTTGCAGCTAAAAATACTTTTTGTCCTACAGCACTTATACCAATAACTTCTTTTCCGGCCATATTCTCGAAGAATAAGTTCCATTTAACAGACGGGCAAAAGTCAGTAACTGTTTTTGCATAAGCTCCAGCTTCTGATTTAGCAGCAGCAGCTTGTGGATCTCCCATACTAATAGGTGATTCAGCAGCTACAAGATTTTTAAAGTTATCGGAGATTTGATATATTTTATTATATACGAAATTCTTTGTAGCGGATAAAAGTTTATTTGGACTTATTTCTTTAAGATGTCTAGATATATCAATATCTAAATTCTCTATCATATTTGATATAAGTATTCTGGCACTTTCTATATCCTCATTCCTTGATTTATCATCTGAATTTTCTTTTATATAATTTAGATCATTAACTAAATCAGGATTATAATATAATTGTATATTAGTTTGTTTGAATCTATCTACCTTATTTAAAATATCTACAGCTAATTTTAATCTAGTATTATCCCCATCATATTCTCCGTTTAAGATAGATAAGATTTCAGGAGTTATATCTATATAAGGTATTTCCGGATTTACTTCAGAAGTTATTGTATATTTTAAATCTGAATTTGGAAATGGTAATTGTTTTGAGAGTTCAAATGATTCATTATCTCTATAATTAAATAACGATGACCATGCTTCATAAATTCCATTTTTATTTATTAAAGGCATTGTCATGTAGACTTTATCAATGTCATAATCCATTTTCTTACTTTCTAGTCGTTTCCACTAGAAATCTCTATATTTCTATAGAAGTTGAGACTATCTCTTCACTGTAATTAGTGTTGCGCACTTCGATTTCACTTGAAACCTACGCTTAGGAAACCTAAGACTTACTAGTCGTTGAGCCTCTCTCCATATAGGAGAGTTGGTTGCGGATTATCCAATATTTAAACTTTTTACTGTCTCAAAGTGATTAGCTTTGCCCTATATTATATTACTATATATAGTTAGTATTTAAATCTCTAAGAAACTTCCCGCAGTTCACGCAATTTTTTGGGTAGCAATTTATGACATTTGTAATTTATACTCCATAGACGGAATAATATATGGAGAAATAAGATCTTTAAATATATTTCTACTTTCTGCTTTAATATATAAAGAATAATAACATTCTTTAGTTCCAGGAATTAGTTTTGAACTATTCTCTTTAGAATATCCTTTATATTTATGAATGGATGTTTTTATATTATATGTATTTAATAACCATTCTTGTAATAGTTCGTTTTCTTCTAATGAGAATCCCATAGTATACAAACTTCCAGAGTTACATCCATCGTCCATAAACCAATACGCTAAGCCTCTTGGAGTAATATGTGATAACCATTCCTTCGTTACTGTTTTAATCTTGTTACTATATATAATATTATAAATTTCAGTAATCTGAGGATGGGTTAAAGTTTTTGCATGATAACTAGGAAGATATTTTTTTAGTCTTTTATCGTATCTAGGTTCTTTATGAATATTATTGCTTAATATAGTTTCTAATATTTTGCATTTATGATCAAAATAATCCTCTTGTCCTCCTCCTTGATGGATAGTTATCCTAGCATTTTTTGCAGGAAGTTCTATACATAAATCTCCGAGTGAAGATCCATAAATTAAATCTAATTGAGATTCAGTAAGAATCGGATTATTATAATCTAATGATGGTTTCTTAGAAAAATTTGGACTTAATCCTAAACCTTTAATATATTTTCTTACTGTTTCTTTAGATATATTTAGAATACAAGAAATTTCAAAGTTAGTTTTCCCAGATAGAACCAATTCTTTTATATTTTCTATGATAGAAGACTCTTTTAATTCTAAACTGTCAGTAGGAACATATAAATATTTTGCAACTGTCCCTCTACTAAATCCAGTTTCTTTACTAATCTGAGTGTTATTTAACCCTTGTTCTTTTAATTTTAAAACTAATTCTTTATTTATCTCTGTTTTTAACTCTTTTAAATTAAGGTTCAGTTCAGATAACTTTCTTGATAGTTTTCCTACACTTAAATTAAAGAATAAAGCAATTTCTTCTTGAGACTTTCTTTGTTTTAATAATTCTATTATTACATCTTTGTCTATATTCATAAGTATTTTATTTATATTTAACATAGAACAAAGATAATAATTTAATACATAATTATCAAGATTTGGTTACAAAAAATTATTTACTACCCTGTAACCATATCTGATACAAACTAACATAAGCTTCATTACTTTCTGCATCAGAGAATCCTACTACATCCATTGTCATAATAGACTGAAATGCTTGTGCAGGAATACGATTCGCTGTTATTTTTAAACTCTCAATAAATGATCTATATATCTTCTTAGAATCTCTTTCGATTCTTCTATTTATATAATCATCATATTCATCTTTTATCTCTTCTATACTACTATTATTTATAGCTAATTCTTCTCCTAATCTCGAATCTGTCATATTTATATAATCTCTTAACTCTTTAATATTATCAGAATTAAAATTATACCATATTCCTATATACTCATCAGAAGAATTAAATACATTAACTAAATTCCCTAAATTAGAAGGATCTACAACAATCACTTCTTGAACTATTCCATTACTAGTATCCTGATAAAAATGAAGTCCAGATGTTTTATATACAGCTTCTCCATTTTCATTTAATCTCCATTCTTCTCCATCTATAACTTCTGTTAATATTTCCAGTGGAGTTAGTGAAGATATATAATTTTCAGAACTAGGCTTATTTATAATAATTCTAGTATTATCTAAACTATTCTTTAGAAATTCTATATCATTAGGAAGAGGATCAGATTTAGCTTTATTATATGTTCTTAATAATTTCTGTCTAAAGTACTCCCCATTACTATTAATAATATTCGCAATATTATCTCCAGTTCGTAATCCGAATATAGATTGATATACCTTAGATATTACAGCCTGTGCTCTTTTTATATTTAAATCATGTATTCTTACTCCTTGAAGTCCTCCGACAAATTCTATTATATCATTGTTATCTATAATCATTTGATATTCAGGCATTCTCGGATCTAATAACATAATATTTTCATCCAATAATCCAATATATCTATTAACAAACTGTTGAAGTGCTAGAATTTCCTCTTTAGATGCTTTAGACTCTCTTAATCTAAACATATCTTCGATTATCGGATGGTCATAAATATTATATTTCTTATTTATCCCATCAATACTCCAAGTAGCTCTAAAAGGTTGAAGTTCTTTTCTGATTCCTTTTAAATTAGTTACTGTAGTATTTAAATTCCTATAATGTTTAAATTTATCATAAGTATTTATATCCACCTGTTCTCCAGTAGTAGGATCTAATACAATATCACCAAATTCTATTAAATCCGTAGATATTTCCTGTGTTAAATTTCCTGTTTCTAAATATCTATCTAAACCAGATCTAAGAATATTTCCATTTTCATCAATGAGAGAATAATAACCAGCTTCATTAGCTATATGTATTAAATCTTCCTGAGAATAATATCCTCTTAAAACATTTCCATTAGAATCGAATAAATTCTCAGATCCATCAAAATAATAATGTTTTATAGATCCATAAGAGGGAATCATTACAGCTCCCATACCAGAGAAAGTTCTTTTAATACTATCAGAGTTTATTTTAGATGCTAACATAGTTATAAAAGAACTATTTATACTTCCGGAACTAAACGGAATTTTAAATCTTAAATCTCTAGCATTAAATAATTCATTATTTAAATTCTCCTCAAACTCTCTTGCAGCTTCTTCCAAATAACCAGTAATTACTCCATCTCCAGAGCTTCCTTCGAAGGCTTTAATAGTTGCTTTAGCTAGAAGTTTATATAATAATGTTTTATTAGCTTCTCCTAATTCTGTAAGAGTTTCTAAGTTATTAGCTTGATTATGCGCTTCAAAATACTTCTTTAAAGTAGTATTTACTACAGAACCTAAAGCTCTATAAGCCGCATCAGCTAAATCTAATGTATATCCATTAGCTGCTAAAGTACTAATAATCTGAGTAGATTCAGTAACAGTAGATAAATCAGCATGGTGATCTGCATCCATTTGAATACCCATGAATTGTGTACCAACTCTACCATAGGATAAAGGAGTATCATCGTATCTAGCATTGGCTGGATTTGTATTAAACGCTCCAACTTTTATTGATGTTCCATTTGCTAGGTAATGTATATCAGAGTATTTAAGAGGTTGATATATATAATTCTGATCTAGTATTACTCTTAATTTTCTTTGTTCGTCTAATATATAACTAGAATCTTCTGGAATATTGTTAAATGTAAATGGAAGATCTTGTTTAGATATAATTGTATTTAATAAATCTAAATCACCATTAACCATATTTAATAGATCCCTCTTAGTTATATAATATCCGGTTTTATTCATAAACTGTACTGTAGCATTTACAGAAGTCTCTCCTTTATCTCCGGAATTACTTAAATAAGGATCTAAAGGATTAGAATTATCTAATGAATAAGAATACTCTCCACCTAGAGCTTTCCATAATTTATAATTACTATCTATTACTACAGTTCTTGTTACATTTCTACTATTCTGAGTATCTCCCCCGTTATTATTAACTCTTCGTTCTATAATATTATAAGTATTATTTCCTAGAGATTCTAAATCAATTATTCTATAATATTCTCCATTATTCGCATTATAATAATATAAATCCTCGGATATAATATCTCTAAGATGACGTTTATTACCATTAAAATCTTGCATTAAATTAATAATAGGAACATCCCATTTTCTATCAGTCATTTTTTGCAACAATTTAACTTTCTCCGGAGATTTTCTCATTCGATAATTAGTTATAGAGAATATAGCACATTTCATTAATAACCCATTACCAAATTCAGGATCTACATTATATCCAAAATTCTTTCTATTATATCCAGCACTAGAGCTAAACATTGAATTGTTCTCTAACACATTTTGAAATGGATTACATTCCATAGAGCCATCTAATACCTTTACATTATCAGTCTCCCCAGAAGGATTAAATACAGGAGCTTCTATATCTTTGATAATTGCTACATTTATAGTTGGAGTTGTTCCTTCTAATGCTTTTTGATAATAGTTGTGTATAGTAGCCTGCATAGCAACCATACGTTTATATTGAGCTAATAATCTATTAGCATGATCCCGGATAAAATACTCTGGATTTACAGTTCCATCAGAATTTAAATAATACACGCCTCTTAATTTAGAAGGATGTGCATAAGGTTCACCTACACTTACTTGAAGGAATTGATTAGATAAGAACCCATCCAAAAAGAAATATTTTTCTAATATAGGATTTAATTTCCCATCTTTTTCTAATAACATCATTCCATCTCTGCCAATCCAATTTTTTAGAGAAGGAATATCTTTTAAGAATTTAAATACTTTGGTATCTACTTCAATACCTTTAGATTTTAAATCCTTTTTAAATATCTCTTTTGATCTATTTATAAAATCCTTGTAATAAGAATTATCTGTAGTAGATACTTGATAGATATTAGCCATATTTTCTATAAATGGATTTAATCTAAATACACTATTACCTTTAGACATTTCCACTTTAGAATAATGAACTTCTTCTATAAATTTAAAATTAGGATCTTCTAAACTTAATTCTCTAGCTATTTGAGAGACTTCCTTCCATCTAGTAGATAAGAGATTATTTATTGCGATGATATTATTATTTATAATCTCAGCTTTTTCTTTCTTATTTTTAATTTTAGGTATAGAATCTAATAAAGAAACACCTAATCTTTCACCTATTCTATAATAAGATTTAAATAAATTTGATAATAGATTAGTATAATAAATCTGTTGGCTATTAAAATTCTCTACTTCGATCTGAGTAGCAGATGCAGATTTAATATTCTTCCCATCAAATTTAATATCCTTAGATATTTTAATAAGAGATTGATTAGATTTATCTGCGTATACAGTTGGAAGAAATTCTATATAATTAATTTGATCATTCATTAGATTTTTGAAATAATCTAATATTATAGATGATACTCCGTACTCAGAAACATTGAATTTATTCTTTTGTACTGTTGTTCCATTTGGAGATATAAATTCTGTTTTTAATCCAATTCCTTTTAAATATTCTGGATTATTATAGAATATATTAGATTCGAATATATTAGATATATTAGAATGCTTTCTAACATTATTCTGATAATCTCTAGTAGTATATATAAACTCGTGTATGTTTTTAACTAAATTCATCAATCCTATAGATGGCACATTATCTCCATCAGAGTTTTTATATGTACTTGGACTAGCTTCTCTATTTAATAAATTTATGGAACTAACTGTGGCTTTAAATACACTTGATCTATCTCCTTTAGAATTTAAATTAACCTTTAATCTTGGTCTAGTTTTACTTGATGTAAAGAATTTATTAAAAGTAATATCCTTCATTGTTTTAAATTCTGGAAAGGATTTTTTTACTTTAGATTTAAATTCTCCTGGAGTAAGATTAACTTTATTAGAATCATATTCTTTATATATAGAATCTAGAGTATCAATTGTTTTAAGTGTTCTATATAATAATCCCAAAAGATCTCCTTTTAGATTAGATTCGGCTTCCGTTCTATATTGTGATTTTAATATAGAATATAATTGCCCAGAACTATTTATAAATGGAAGATCTGTAGATAATTGTAACAATTCTAACAACCTAAATCCATTCATAATAGATTCTGATAAAGTTTTACCATTTATAATCGCACTAACTTGTTCTGGATTTGGGATTGTAATACTATCTAATAATTCTTTATTTAAATCTTTTCCAGTTATAGCATCTTCGTTAGCAGTATTTAAATGATCATTAATAAATAATGTTCTAGATCCGATAGTAATAGAAATAGAATCATCTAAAACCTTAACTTTAAATTTATTCCGTAGTACATTTAAAATAGTATTATCATAATCGCCATTTCTAGCTATAGAATCAACATATTCTGTTAAATTCCTTTCTTGTCTAAATAAAGAGGATTCATAAGTTAGATTTGAGAATGTATTTACTTCATACTCTCTACTTTCTGAATTATATTCATATGATATATATTCTGATCCATCCTGTTTATTCATATAAGCTAAGACATCCAAGAAATAGTTAAAACTTAAATCTCCTTGGTTATCTTTAATTATATTATATAAAGATTTAGCTTCTGGAGTAGAGTCAAAGATGTATTTATATATAGACAATAATGCCTTTTTAGTATCTAAATTAAAGTCTAAATTCTTCTTAAATTTATTTATTTTTGATGGATCAGTTTTTCCATCTGTAACAAATAAAGAATTAAAAAATTCTATATAAGCTACTGTAGGATTTAATTTACCTAATTTTAATGAATTATATTTATTAGAAGATTTAATAACAGGATCTCCGATTCTAGATATAGCATTGTTAAATTCATTAACTGTCATATAAGATATCTCATCCCATTTCCCATCAGAATCTAATAAAGGAATATTTTGTATAATAGCTTTAGTTAAACTAGTAGTCTCTCTATTTATATCGGAATCTTCATTAACTCTAAAATGTTGTCTTAATGCATTTTTAGTGAACGGAAGATATTTAATTTCATTTCTATTAGTAGATTTAATTCCTAATTTAAATGGATCTATTGAAATTAATCCGTCTGTTAATAATACTATTAAATTATCAAAATTCTCTAAAGTCACTAAAGCGTTATATGCATTTAGATAATCTTGATTAGATTTAGATAAAGGAGTGTATAGAACATTATTAATCGAATTTAATTTTGATGTAGGATTATGTTGATCATAATATTCATTTAATCTAGATATAATAGTAGTAAATTCTGTAATATTAAAAGATCCATCCTGATTATATAAAGGAATGATATCCTTTTCTCCTAAAAATTTTGTTATATGATTAAATAATATTTGTTTATATTCTGCAATATTATTATTTAATTCTGAATAAGTTCGAACAATTTTTCCAGAATCTAGATTTAGAAAGGAATTTTTAAATATCTCCCTTTTAAATGTAGAAACAAATCTATTATATAAACTATTATTATTTTGAAATTTAGTAATTAAATCTCTATTAGTCTTTATTTCTTCATTATAGGTAACGTTTTTTCTACTTCTATTTAATTGTTCTACATATTCCTTCGTAGCTAAATCTCTATCCTCCTCCGTCACAGATTCATCTTCTTCTATAGTCTTTACTTCATTCTCTAATGTAGTTACTAGAGGATCTGGATTTTTATATTCTTCCGGAGGTAAAGTTTTTTCTATATTCTTAGTTAAAATTTTATCTAAGGAATTATTAAGTATTGTATTTAATTCCGTATTATAGGAAAATAATCTTATATATTCCTTTATTGCATCTACTAAATTTTCATCAGAATCAATGATAAAATCTTTTTGCAGAGAATTTTTAATATTCTGAAATTGTTGATCTGAAATAGTATCTCCCTGAAAATTAATCCAGGGAGATAGGTTTATTAAAAATTCTGGGCTTCTAGTGTTTGAATCAAAAAATTTACAAGCCATATTTAACAAATATTATATTTACTTCTTATCTTATTTATATCAGATAGTATTGTTTGTATATTCATATTAGATAAAATTAAATTTACTGTATCAGGGATGATTTCAGATTTAGTTATATAATCCACTAGTAAGTTATTGCTATCATAAGTTAATAACACTTTTGTTATATTTCTTAATATTTCTAAATCTTTAGGATCTGATACTACATCAAACATTTTTCCAAATGCTTGTGACAAAGATATAATATTTTTATCAGAATTACTATCTTCTCTTACTAAATTTTCTTTATTCCTAGAATAGATGTTTAGAGAATCTTTTTCAAAGTTATAGTCTATATAATCCACTTCTGTTGTAGAATCTAAACTAATAGATTCTGATTTAAGACGATTATTTACTAATCCTAAAATATTTCTTATATCTTCTGAGATAGAAGTTTCCGAACGTCTAGCAGGATTAGTGAGAATAGATCCAATTGAATCATCTATAAGATCATTTAGATCATTATTACTAGTATTTAATTTACGTCCTATTTCTGCTCCTAATATTTCTAATGTATTTATAGGAGCTTCTGATTTGGTTTCTACTTCTGGTTTAATTCTTTCAACTCTAGCAATGCCAAAATTAGTAGGATCAGCTAAATCTCTAGAAGGTTGGAATACGAATTGTGGGGTTTGAATATCTCTATCTATATAATACTGCCCCTCAGGATTTCTTGCTTCGTAAAAATATTCTCCTCCAGTATAATCGGTTTTCTTATCTGTTAATTCATAAACTGGAAATGGAAAAATTCCATTTTTAAATAAAGGATTATAATTAGGAGCTTCTACAGAATTAATACTTCCATCAGGCTGTTTATAATTTCTTCTTCCCAACATAGCAAATTCCATAAAATCAATTATATCTAAATCAGTAATTCCATCTTCTCTATTCCAATCCTGAAATATTCCACCATTCTCTTCATTTATAATTGGAGAAGAAACTAATAATTCAGGATGTAACCTTTGATTTATCTTAAACTCTATAATTTTATTTATAAATTTAAGTACATCATTTCCGTTAATAGTAGAAGAATAATTTTCCATCTTTTTTATCTCTTCTGGAGTAGTTTCCATATGTAACCTCTCCATTATTCTTAGGATATGAGGTAATCCAAATTTAACTTTAGAACCAGGAAGATCAAATGGATTTTCCGCATTTCCTTCTTTGGCAGCAAGTGCTGATAGAGAATTAAGTAACTTTTCAGCAATTTTTATGTGCTTAGATTCCGGCTTTCCAGTAGTTTTTAGGTAATTATAATAATTATATATAGATAGTAATGTATCAAATCCTATAAAATCTCCAAAGTAAGATTTATAAAATTTACCATTATATTTAGCTACTCCAGAATTCTTTTTATATGAATTTATAAATTCTCTATATTTAGATATAAAGGATTGGAATGTTTGTCCTTCCGGATTTAAAATGATCATTCTAATTTTATCTCTTCTATCTAGATCATTATCATATTTTCCATTCATTTGGTCTATGTAATAATCTCCATACTGATCTTCTGAGATAATATTATCATCCTCATCAAATATATATTTACTATGTGTAGCAAATACTACTGCTTTGCCTTTGATATTATTCTTATTTATTTCAGCATTTAATCTCTCAGATTTAGATTTTAATATAGGTTCTAATCTAGATTTTTGAGTAGTATCTGCTTTATTATATTCCTCTAAAGTTTCATAATAATCATTATATAGAGTATTTAATCTCTCGTTACGTTGAATTAATAACTCATTCCGATTAGATTTACCGTATCTAGTATTAGTTACTATATAAGGTTTGGAGAAGTAAATTCCTCTAAATTCAGATTCTTTAGATTCAAATGGAACATGTGCAAATTTTTTCTTATCTGATCCTTTATATATAATACTATTAGTAATTCGTTCTAATTCGAAATCATCTCTAAGCTGGAAATATTTATTAGATTTTCCACTTTCATCCAAAATGAAACTATTCATTATTTGTCCATAGAATTTTTGATATTCTACAAACCATGCTTTAGAAGCTCTTTGTTCTGGAGTATCAGAATCTTTAATTCTAAAAGATTCATTATTAATATTTGGTAATTCTACTATATAAAGCTCTACAGTATTCTCTTCTGTAGAAGAATTTAATATAGGAATTTCATATATAATTCTAATAACAGAATCTTCTTTTCCTATAGATTTATTAAAATATTTAGTTGCTTTTAATACAAACTTCCCGTTAGATAAATCTAATGTTCCAGTATTTCCAGATATGTCATTATATAAATTAGATAAATCTTGTTCAATATTATAATCTTTAAATAATTTATTTCTTCTGGATTTTGTGTAATTATATAATATACTCTTTACTTCTAATATCTTTTCATCAACTCTTTCGAATTGTGTAGGATTTAAACCATCAATTTCTCCATTAAAGAATGCTCTATGTTCACTATTTGAATCTAATCTTAGCATTATAGCGGAATCTTTAATGCTATAAGTAGTTATATCACCATTAATTTCTGCTTTAGGTTTAATTCTTGTTCTATAAGAATAACATATAAAACTATCAGGAGAATGTTTCTCTGTTTTAGATTCTATTCTTTCTAATTGTTGAATTTCTCTATTAGCTTCTGGAGAATCACTAAATGCAGCATCTAAAACTTTTCCTAATTCTACATTAGGTTGGGGTGTTGAGACTGATGTAGTAGAAGATTCTTTCTTTTGAGGTTCTATAGTTTTATTCTCTAACGAAGCATTAAGAGCTTTCAATCTTAATTCTGAGAAAGATTTAGCAGCTTCATTATTTAATATAGAGGATTGTGTATAACTAATTCTTTCAGATCCTTTAGTAAGTTTAGTAGTTAACCCATTATTTATAATAATAGTACCTTCTTTAGATCTAGTTATAGCAGTATATAAATCTCTAGTAGCTTTTTCTACAAATTCTCCATGAGATCCGAAATTAAATTTCTTATCTACTATAAAGTATTTAGCTTCTGAACCTTGTACTTCTTCAAGTTTAAATTTCCTTATTTTTCCAGGATTCTTTTTTATATAAGTATCTATTAGCTTATATGTATCAGAATTTACATCATCATATATAAATCCTATCGGCTCTTCTGAGTCATGAACTAATTTATCTAAATCAAAAGTAGAAATAGATCCAACAATTTTATCTCCAGAGAGTTTTACGTCGTCTTCATAATATTTTAGACTAGGTACGTTCTCATAGTTAGATAACGCTATTTTTATTCCCTCTTCTAAATTAAATTCTCCTGTAGTATAGTAATTATCTACATTTCTAACTCTATCAGTTAATACTCTTAAAGAATCTAAGTTATCTTTTTTATGGATATTAGTAATTCTTAAAGATGTAGCTAAAGTAGGTGTGTATATTAAATTAGTATCTACATCTATCCCTAAATACGCTCCATCACTTCCAGCATAACCAGATTGTAATAAATCACCGGAAGTAATTAATATCTTATCATTTTGTTGAGCCCATGAAGATAATAATTCTAATTCAAATTTAGATAATTGTGTAACTTCATCGATAAATATCAATCTTTGATCTTGAAATATCCCAGATTTAAAATTAGAAGGAGTTAGATATTTAGGATTTATTCTAACAACTAATTCCTTGTCTTGAGTTTCTAGTATATCTATAACCCTCTCATTCTCCGGAATAGTTTTAGATTGAGGATCATTAAACTGTTTCTTGGCCTTTTCTATTATTTCTGGAGATACTAAAATAGAATTTAATAACATATCAGCGGTAATTGCTGTTAGTTTTTTATTCTTAATAGTATCATTTATAGTGTTCAATCCTTCCGTTTCAGAATAAGATTTTCCAGTAATCGAATTTAATAGATTAACTGTTTGTTGCATCTTAGGTCCAGATATAACAGCACCTTGTTCTCCTAATAATTTATTAGCTAATTTAAATACTAAAGAATCAACACCAGTAGTCTTACCTACTCCTGGTGCTCCATTTATAAATACTGTATTTTGTAGTCTAGATATATAATTCTTATATTTATCTCTAAGTGCTGGATTTGTAATACTATTCTCAAACTCCTTAGTTAACTCGGTAGAGTTGTTCATGAAGTTTATATCTATAATACAAGCTAACGCAATCCTTGCAGCATATTCTTGAGAAAATATAGGAATTATAAGTTGTTTATCTGATCCCAAGGATTCATTCACTATATCTCTTAATGCATTATTAAATGTAGATGCTTTTGTGGTTAATATAGTATGATAATAGATAAATAAATCGGAGGGAGACATCTCAGTTATTTCAGAATTTAAAGAAGCTGGATTATTATAAGCTTCTTTCATTAATTTAGAATAATCATAATTCTGAAATAATTTAGATATTAAATGTTCTTTAGATACTGTATTATTCTTAGATAATTTAGTAGCATTATCATAAATTCTATCTTCTACTTCTAAAATAAGTTTCTCCAATGAAATATATTCTTCATCAGTTAAATCCGAATTATTTAAACTATCTAAATTATAATTAGATAATATATCATCCACTCCTTCAAATAATTCGGGAGCTTTATTTCTAAATAATTTATCCTGATAATTCTTTATGAGAGCTTGTCTAGTTTTTATAGCTGTAAGCTTATGCTCTTTAAGTTTATTACCTTTATTTTGTTCAGATAATTTTTTATAGAATCCCAATTTATTCTTTATCCTCTCTAATTCTTGTATAACTTCAAATGCGGAATTAGATTCTATTTCTGGAAGCTTTTCTGATACTCCTAATTTTTCTCTTACATAATTTAAAGTAGAATTAAATCCATATCCTCCATTTTCAATAGTAGAAGATTGCATCGAAGATACTACTGATTGCAATGCGTTAATCACATTTATTGCAGTATCAAGTTGTTCTAATTTAACCTTTCCTTGCAAAACATAATCAGAAAGTGTATTAGTAGATTTTAATAAATCACTTTCATTTGATAATAATTCAAAGATATTAATATTTCCAGCAGATTCATCTACATTTAAATATATCTCAGATAATAAAGTATTTAAAGGATTCTCTACTAACTGAGAAGGATCTATTGAAGCTTCTGATAAAATATTTATTTCTGATAAAGATGATTTTGTTTTAGATTTATTTGAATCATTTATACTTTCTATAATGATCCTTTTCTCTACATCATTTAAATTAGAATTTTTTAATAGGCTTGCTACTTCAAACCAATCTTTTACATTTTTTAACTCTTCTGATATTTGTATTACCTCTTCTAAATTATTAACTCCAATTTCTTCAAATCCTTCTTTTAAAGCAGCTTGAAAATCCGGAGATTGGGATTTTATATTTTGTAAATCATAATTAACTAATTCCCCAAGACTCTCATCTACATAAGATAAAAGATTAGATACATAAGAAGAGTAATCTAATTCTACCTTATTATCTGATTTTAGATATGTCTTTATATAAGAATATAAATCCTTAGTTAATTCTATTCCCTCATTTCTAGCACTTTCAATTAAATTCATCATTGATCTAGTCCTAAGTTGGGGAATTAGATTAAACTGTAATAATCCAGATAAATTAATAAGAATCTTTCTAATATTAGATATTACTTCTTCCGAAGAGTTTAAATTAGGAAGATTTAAATTATTTTGTATATAAGATTTAACTATAGAATTAGAAATGTTCTTATTTAAAAATTCTTCTATAGATTCTCTTATTACGAAATTTTTATCTAAAGTAGGATCTGAGTTTAATTTATTGTTAATAGAATTAGATAAGGTATCTATTTTCTGATCTATATTAAATATTGTATCAAATATATTAGATATAAATTCTCCAGAATTCTTATATGTAGAGAAAATACTACCTACATCAATTCCAGATCCATCCTGATTTATTGAATTAAAGAAGTTTTTAATTATATTCTGAGTATTTATATCAGATAAATCCGTATTTCTATATTCAAATATATAATCAATCCCTCTTTCTACAGGAACCCCTAATTCAAGTCCTAATTTTCTTGCTAAATCAAAATTACGTTTTGCATCTTCATCAAGATTAAGTAAGGCCTCTTCATCTATTCCTGATAGATATCCTTTTATTTTATTTAATAACGGTAACTTAGATACTATATTTATAATATTATCACCATATTTCTGTGATAATGACGTAAATATTTTATACGCTTTATCTAATTTCTCGTTATTATCTTCTCTATAAGCTTTATATCTAGATTTAATTTCCTCTCTTTCGGATTCTGATAAAGATCCGTACGGTTTACCAAGAATATTTTCTGTATATGTATATATATCAGAAGAATAAATTTTATTAGATATTTCGCTTATATTAAATAAAGCTCTTTTTAAATACTCTTCGGATTTTCCTCCTCGTAATAGTATATCCTTCTCTGTTCTTTTTTGTTGAAGTTCTTCATTTATTATATTTAATCTACTCTCCAACTCTGTTTTATTCGGAATTTCTTTATTAGGAGCATTTAATCGATTCTCTATATCTTTCTTTTCTAGGAGTAGATTTCCTATTTCTTTTCCTAATTGATTATAATCTCTAATAATATCTAATCTTCCATCAAATTTAATAAGATCTTCTACTCTCCTATCCCTTAATGCTGATAAAGATATTAATTCTTCATCACTAAGGCGTAGATTTTCTTCATTAATAATAGCATCCCACTGATTTATTAACTGTAATGATAGGTCTATTACAGCATCATTTTGGGAAATATCTCCAGATTCTACAGGAGAGTAATTTATATTCTCTCCTTCTATTGTTCTATTAGTAGCAGAAAGATTTTTTGGAGCTACACCTTGTTGTCTTAATCTCTCTAATTCTGAGATTAATTTAGATTTACCTCCATTTCGTAATATGTAAAAGATATTATCAGTAGCTTGTTCCGGAACTCTTTTATTTATATCAGATAAATTATTAGCAGCTTTAAATATAGCCCCACCAATAGCACCTCCAAATCCAGCCATTAGATATCTTTCCAATGGATTAGAGGATAAGAAATCAAAAGAAGCATCTTTTTGTGTGCCAGAAATTCCTGTGAATACATCTGTAATAGCTTTAGACATATCCATAATAGCTTCTTCTGACATTTCCTCAATTCCCTCAGCTACAGCATTACTAGCTATTCCAGAACCTGAGATAATATTATTTATAGGTTCCTTTACTTTTTTAAATGTATTTATAGCTTTCTTTAATACAGAATTAAATGCAGCTTTATCTTTTGTATTATTTGCAGTATAATGTAATAATTCTCTATTTTCTTCGATAAACTTTTTTCCAGCATTTCTTATAGCAGCTCTTTCACTATCAAATCCCAATCCCTCTAAAGCTTTCTGTCCTATTTCTGTAGATTGTATCATCCAAGTAGTAGCACCCATAGCTAAGCCAGCAGTTAAGGCTGCTGTTCTTCTATCATATCCGGCATCTAAAGCATCGTTATATACATCCATTGTAGAAGTTCCAGACATATAGAAATTAGCCATAAATCTACCTAAGAAATTATTTCTTATATTAGCTTTATTTATTGCATTTATAACAGCAGGATCGTTACGGGTAATTGTATTATATAATCCTCTATTTTGAATTATACTACCATCAGAAATAGCTTGTATTATATCATCTCCATATTTAGCTTTTATAGCTTTTAAAGCAGCCCTTTCAGAATTTCCAATACCAAGCCAGTTTGGAATCTGAGCTAATAATCTTTGTTGGAATAATTGACTACCAACGTCTGAGATTAATCTCCCAAAATTCTCAAAGGTTAATATTTTTTCTTGGGATTTATCAGATACACTAGTATTAAATTGATTGGCTTTAGCTTCTATAGTATTTAATATTCCATAATTAGGATTTGGATTATTATTAATAGCTCCATCCAGCATTTTATATAAAGTAATCCCTAACTTAGTACCTTCTCTAAGAACTAAAGCTCCAGCGTATGCTTGACCTACATAGGGGATAAATAGAGGAGCTATACTAGCTACAGTTTGTGCTATAGTAGACCCAATACTTGATTCTTCTCCATCATTATCAAAAAAATCAAATTTATTCCATGTAGAATTTTCTCTAGTAATTACATCAAATGCACTTAATACCTGTTTACCATGAACTTCTCGATTCCCAAGAGTTTCATAATAAGGCATTCCAGTCTCATCTAGTTTTATCTCTCCTTTTTTATGTTGTATTAATCTCCCAGTTTCTGGATCAGTCTCTTGAACATCTTTATCATACTGAGCCAGAACTATAGGAGTTTTAGTTACTGTTCCCCAAAATCCTAGATCTTCTGGAGTTAAATCCATCCATCTGTTATTCTCGGTATCGAAGATTTTATTTTGTTGAGCCATTTCTCTAGTAGACATACTAGTCATTTCTGTACCTAGTATAGTATTTAATCCAGTACTCTGAATAAAGGGATTTTTAGTCTTTATTATATCTAAGGAAATGTCTTGTACAGGAGAAAGTTGGGATTTAAAAGGAGACATTATATCATACTGCACCTTAGGAAGATCTTCTTCTGTGAATTGTCCTATAGATAATGTATTATATGAAGATAATGCTTTATTATAAAATGTATTAAATGCGTTATCATCAAATTTCCCATCGGGTGCAGTAAATGCCTGAACGATCTTTTCGTTTTGTTTATATTCATCCTTTGACTTCAATTCTATATCATTAGGAGTAACCCCATTTTGTAAGAAGTCTATATAAGTTTTATCTTGGTTTGAGTAATATAACCCAAACCAATCTTTTTTCTCTAAATTATCCATATTATTTAAATGCCTCTGGATTCAGTCCTCCAGTCTGTTGTGTAATTTGATTAGTACTTCTTATCACATTCTCATACCCTAAATTAGATTTAGCTGTTTGTGGAGCTGTTTTTCCTGTGAATAAGATTGACATTAATTCATCTTGTACAGGTAAGAATATAGAGGATTTATAAATATCATCGTCAGAAAGAAGCCAGTATTCTGGAGGTACATAACCATTAGCTCTTAATAATTTATTTTCTAAATTTGATCTAACTCTAGAATACATATCCCTAGCTTTATCCTCCAAATCATTACTTAATCTCTTAGTAACTTTATTTAATTGTGTCTCCTTTGCTACTTCTTCTGGGATTAGAGATGGGATAACCATAAATTGATGCATATAAGATAATTGACTTTGTGCAGGTTCTCCATTTCTAAGTATCAAATGATCAACATTATGCGCTCTATAAATATTTAATTTCTGATCTTCTGTAACAGTTGGACCTATAGCAGAAATTTCATTATCAGCATCCTCTAAACGTTTTAACGCATTTAAATCTACTACTTTAGATCCTGTTTTGGGATCGGTTACATAGGGCAACCATGTCATTGCTATTCTATCCCCTTCATATAGCACTTTACTTAAATCATTAGGATTTAAAGTAATTCCAGTTCCAACAGAAGCTCCAGAAATATCTACTAAAGAACCTAATCCCCCATCTGTGATTATATCAGATAAGTAATTCTCATTTAATACTTCTCCTTTAGATCCTATTAGGGGTCGTATACTAGCCTTAGCATCAAAAGAATATTTATTTCCTACATTTATAGTATATTTTTGATTTTTGGGATCAGATACATAACTCATTAAAGGATTGATATCAGTCATTCCTCCCGAACCTCCTGATCCACTTCCAGATTTACCTTCTATAGCTTCATCTTTTAAAGATTGAGAGTAGGAATGATCTGTTCCGAATATAAGAATATTCTTAATACTCTCTATTGCATTTTCTCTAGGATCTCCAGTATTATTAATAGCAGCTCTTGCTATTAAAGTGTTTCTAGATTGTTGATCTAAATTATTCCATATGTAATTTAAAGCAAGATTAGCATTTTTTCTTTGTGTAGCAACTTCCTCAGTTAATTTAAAAGTTCCATCAGGAGCGGTATTTAACTTCTCACTTACAATAGCTTGTAATCCTTTTTCTAATTGATTAGCTCTAGCTTTATCAAAGTAATAATCAGAAGATTGTTTTTCTACTCCTATAGATTTAACAATCTCTTCTATTCGTTTACTTATATCGTTTATATTTAAACTTCCAGCAACCGTTTGAGATAGGCTATTATCAAATATATAAGCTTTACTATTATTCCTTAGAGTTAAGAGATCATTATTAGTTAATACTCTATACTCTTCTCTACTTTCTGAGTATTGATCTGGAGTAATCATAACAAGTTCTCCATTAGAGTTTTGTGCGAATAAATTTCCAGAATAATCTATTGCTGCTTCTGAAAGTGTTCCTTTAGATAGTGCATGTTCTTTTGCTTGATCAAATATCTGTTTATTATTCTGAATCTCGTTTAATCTAGATACTAATCCTGTATATTGTCTAACGCTGATAGGTTGTCCTAAAAGATCTGTATCAGCAAAGATATTACCAACTTGTTCCGCGAAATAATTAACTTCATTAGTTAATCCTTTACCAACCATTTGACCTATAATATCTTTCAACTGTTTCTGAGAATTATCAATCTTAGTATCACCAGATTTAGCAGAAGAATTAGCTACGGCTGATGTCCCTTCTTCTCTTCCAATAGGTTGAAAGAAAGGAGAATACCCAACCCACGGGGCTAGTTGTCCTCCTTCTTGAAATTTTTTAATATTTAACTTCATATTATTTCTTAATTATTCCTCCAAATCTAAATACTTTAGGATATTGTCCGGATAATCCTAATTTTTGTAAATCTATACTTCTCTTTAATCCTTTAAGTTGTAACTCTTTTTGAGCATTAATAATATTTTTATATTCTGGATCTAAGAATAATTTAGTAGGATCTTTCTTGTATTCTTCTTTTTGATATAACGCATCTAATCTTCTCTGTAAATCTGATGCAGTAATAGAATCCTCTGTAGATAATCTAGCATTTTTATATTGAGAATCTAAAAGTTGTTCATTTACTTTTCTAGCATTATTTGTATTTATATACTGCTTAGTTTGTTCTGTTACATCATGTAAGAATGTATCCCAGATATTAGCATTTTGTCCTATCTTCTGAGCTTTTAAATTCGCTAAAGTATTTAAATACTCTGTAGTAGCTAAACGATTTCTATTTGCAGCTTCCTCTCTTCTTATTAAATTATTAGCATTAACTTGAAATGCTTTTTCTCTAGACTGTTGTATAGCTTGTTCATTTGCTAAATCTCCTTGCAATCTTGCTTCTGCTGCATTTTTAGCTACTTCTAAATTATATGCTAATTGTCTATCGGCATCTGAGGTTAGAGGTGTTCTAGTTAATCCTTCTAAATTTGCTGCTTGTTTATAATAAGCTTGTCTAACTCCTTCATTTCCTTGAATGGAATAATTTAAATCCGTAGGGAGATTTATTAGAGAAGGTCTTAGATCTTTTTTTAACGTTTTATATATCTTATTATTAGCTGCTGTTTTTTGTATAGCAGAAGCTAAGGAAGATATAGTAGTTAGAGGAATACTTCCTAATGACGATTTAGTTGGAAGATAATTTTGAGATTCAATATTAGAACCAGTTGAAGATTTAGTGATGGGAGTATTTAAAGAAGGTTTATTCATTGGTTTTAAATTAAAATCAAAAGTATTATTATTTAAAACTCCGGAATCAATTCTTCTTATTCTAGAAGGCGACTTTCTAGTCACAACAACGTCTTCTGATATGTTAGTAGGTGTAACTCCTCCATCTTGATATTTAATAACTCCTCCATTTTTAAATTCCTTAACTTTTTTATTTGCTTCAATCCATTCTTTAGAGCCTAATTCATATTTATCTCTTTCTTTAAGAAGTTTGTTCCGAACAGAATAATAATCTAAATTACCTCCATTTTTATATCTTGGTAGTAGTGCAATCATATTTTGATATTCTATCCATTTATCAGAACCAAATTCATATTGATCTCTTAATCTTGCATATGTATTACGAATTTTTAAATTAGTTAGTTTCTTTTTATTTATATTATCTATTGGTTTGTTTATTCCGGAAACTATTTTAGATAAATGTTCAGCTTCTTTTCTATATCCTAATTCATTAAGTCTTTTTGCTTCTTCAATATCCCTTTTCCTTCTTAATTCTGATATCCGTAAAAGTTCTGATATTTTCTTATTATTCTGATTATTAATTTTTCCACCTGAATTTGTAACTATTTTGGATAAATTTTTATTTTCTTCTTTATACCCTAATTCATTACGTCTCTTGGTTTCCTGACCTTTTAAATACGCTAATTGTTTACGTCTTTTCTCATTTTCTAGTTTCTGTTTATTTTTAGCTAGTGTAGCTTTTCCTTCTTCGCTTTCTCTCCATAGCTTAGCTTGAGTTTTTCTAACATCGGATTTAGTCATTCTACTAGCTTTCCCAGAAGGTTCTGTTAAAGGACGTGTTGTTCCAAAAGGTGTAAATTGCATTTGTTCTAGTATAGAACTATTTAATTCCGCATCTGTAGGTCCTTTTGTTGAATTTACAACATTATGTATTAATTGCTCTTTTTGCTCAAGTATTTCAGATCTGGGAGCTCTTAAATTAATTTTTCCAGGAGCTTTTTCAGTTAATTTTCCGTGATACACTACAGTAGGAGCACCTAAAGTTTGTCCGAGATAAATATTATTATCCTCTAATTGTTTCTGAATATTACCACGTCTATAATAAGCCTGCTCTGCTACTAATCCTTTCTGGAAGGATGAGAGTTTATTATTCTTAATCTTATCTAAAGTCTCTGGTGTTAATTCTCTTCCAGCTACTTTAGTTTCTTTTACTTTTCCAACTCCGCGTGTAAAAGGATTATACCATTTACCTTTAGGTATTTTTATATTACTTAAATCCTCGTCAGTTAAATCCGTATATTGAGATTTTAATTTAGTCTTAACAGTAGTTAATTTATCCTCTGTCGACATCTTATTAAATCCCTCTACCTCATTATTTTTAAATGAAATTTCTTTAGTTTTACCGTTAACATTAACTTCTAGAGGTTTAGATAATTCTCCTGCACCAGCTTTTTGAGTATATAACTTCTTCCCAGCAACATTTCTACCGATACCCGTTACAGCATTTAATCCATTAGCTAACAATCTCCAGTCATTTATAGTTAATTCTTCTCCTGACATTACTTTACCTAAAGCAGTAAGAGAAGTTCCTAATCCTAATGCAGTAAATGCTTTACGTAGTATTGGAGCTGCTGTTTTTATTGCTTTAGTTACTTTAGCTCCTTTAGCCATTGTTCCTAATCCGGGAATTAATGTTGCTGCATCCATCCCTAGATTTAGTATTAAGTTCCCAGTATCACTCCATGACCAATCATCGTCACGTTTATAATCAGCAATAGCAGTAGAAATTGTAGATCCTAATCCTGTTGCAGCTCCCACAGCATTTCCTACACCAAACGCAGCGGTAGAAGCTAAGCCAGCTACATCTAATGCTAATGCTGTTAAATCTGCTTTATCTGCTGCACTTAATGATTCACCAGAGAATACATCTGACATAGAAGCAGATTGTTTATCTTGTAAATCTGAGGAGATTGAATTTCTTAGCACTCCTCCTTCTTGGTGTTTAACTACATCTGAATTAGTAGAAGAATTTAATCCTCTAATCAAACTTAATGTAGGATTATATACATTATATCCGATATTTGGTCCTGCATTAAGTGGAGTTCTATTTAATCCAAGATGCGAATCAAAACCGTATTTAGTATATAAATCAGCCAAGAATTTACTATTTAAAATCAGATTTCTTCCTTCAACTGGATTAACATTAAGTTTATTTAAATTAATAGAAGAAATTCCAGGATAATTTGATGTGGGACTAAATTGTAAATATCCCTGATTATATTTAAATTCCCCAGGAATTATATCCCCAGTCTTTTTATTAATAGCATAAATACTTTTAGACTTATATGGCCTTCCAGTATTTAAATAACTCTCAACATTCTGAGGATTATTTATACCAACAAATTCATAATCTTCTATTGCTTGATTATCTCCTATATAAGGATTGAAATAATCAATTCCATATTCCTCTCCTTCTGGAAGATTTAATAATTTAGCTAATTTATAATATGCATTATAACTCTGTCCTTTATCCCAATCTTTTTTATATTTAATATTCTCAGCATTCTTTCTCCAACTATATACTTCCGGATTATATATATCATTTAAATATTTAACATTACTACTTACATAATCCTTAATCTTCTCATAAGGTATATAATCAGTATCGTACCATCCAGATTTCAACATGTATGTAGCTGGATTAGATTCAAATGGAAAATGCCCTCTTAATCCTATAAGATTACCAGAAGGATCTATTTCTCTCAATCCTTCTTTAGTAACTACTATATTTTTCCCATTGAAGTTATATTTTAAAGGAGCATTTTCTGGTAAATTGTTTACTTTTCTTATTTCATCTTCTTCTTTTTTAATCTCGTCCGGAGATTTACTTGATTCTTGTGTGGTAGAAGTTCCCTGATCGGAGCTTCCAAAGATATATTTCCAGATATAATCCCCAAATCTTTGGTTATTTTTTTGCTCTTCCCAATCAAACTCGGAATTAGGATTTCCGTCTCTACCTTGTGATAAATCTTCTATAAATTGATCGTATTCTTGTATAGATTTAAAAGGAAGATTTTCATATCCTTTAAATGGGGTTTTATCTTCCGATGATAAATATTCATAGAATCTTCCTCTATTACTTTCTAAAGCCCTGATTACATCATCAATCCTTTCTGAGGTAGTTTTTCTATTATATACTTCCTGATTAATCTTTCCTCCCCATACGGAATTAATTAATTCTCTAGGATTCCATGACACATCTATTTTATCAGGTTCTTGTAAAGTGTTAGAATATTCAGTAAGATTTAAAAAGTTATTATCTATAGCTTTAGCTAAATAATCACTACTATATTTATCACCTAAATTAAATCCTTCTGAGTTGTTATATTTAATATCAAATCCACTTGGAGTACTATTAATCTCTTGTATATCACCTTTATTTAGAGCGTCTAAAAATCTATTATAAGAAGCATCTACTCCAGATCCTCTTCTTCTATAAGAGTTTTTTAAACTTCGGGAGTCATCAGAACTAACCCAATTCTGGAGTTTTTCTTTAGCTTCTTTTATATCGTATTTTTTACCGTTAATAGTAATTGTCTTTGTTTCTTGCTCTTTTTTATTATAAAGGTCTTGTAATTCTTGCTTCTTTTTATTATATTCTTCTATATTTGAAGGAGATTTACCTCCAGTTTCAAATTTAGGAACTTGTGCCATAGTTAATGATTAAAGTAAAAAATGGAGTATTATATTTAAATAATACCCCATCTAAGATAATTTATTGTCTTTTCTTTACTACTAATTTAGTACCTTTTCTCGCTAAAACAGGTTCAGTAGGAGCTTCTGCTTGAGCAGCTTGTCCCTGAGTCATTTCGACTAACGCTGAACATACCGCCAATGCAGCTTGACAATCCTGATTTTGAGTTGCCTGAGCAGCTAATTGAAGAATTTGCTGAAAGATTTGTTCTGGACTAGGTTGAGCCTGAGTAGCAGATTCCGCGGGCATAGTTCCGCCCTCTTGTAAGATTTTTACTTTAAATTTTTCGTTTACTTTCATTTCTTTAATATTTAACGTTAAACTTGTACAAAGTTAGGATTTTGTATATAAAAATCCTATTGTTTGGTAGTATTTAATAATTCTGAATTATTTACCATCTTTTGAACCTTTACCTTTAGATTTGCTTTTAGATTTACAAGCCATAGTGTTTAAGATTTAAATTTGTTAGACATACAGTTAGTTATCTAATATATTAGATATTTATTCTTAATGTATTTATTAAATTGCTTTTAATTTACAACCGGACTTAAGTTCTTCTTGATTCTGAGCATTTGATTGTTTCTGTAATAATTTAACTTCATGATTGAGTCTCTTAATTTCTTCTTGCATCTCATGTAACATTTCATCATGCTCTTCAATCTTCTTTCTATTAAATAATACTGCTTGGCCAATTGTTTCTAAATCAAATGTGTATAAATACTTATTATCCATAGATTCCGAATCCTTTGCGTTAGTTTTAGTTTTTGACATACCCCAATCGTTTACAAATGTTTTATATAATTCTTTCCAAGTGTCGTAAGAGACATTTAATTGTTTACAGATATTTATATCAGTATCACATAGCTTTCCAAAATTCCCATCTTTATACATTCTCTCTTGAAGAACCATGTATGCAGATTTAGATTTAAAATCTAAATTCTTGTTATCTAAAAAATCATATGAAAACATCTCAAAGTTTTTATAGAGAGGACTATCTATATTAAATTTATATAAATTGCTATTTTTAAATCCCCTACTTATTTTTGTTATATGTCCATTTTTTTCTAATAAATCTAGATATTTCTTTAATGTAGGTCTAGAAAGTCCAGATTTTTCTGATAACTTCTTATAGGAAGGAAAACATTCCTTAGTATCTTTATTCATATAATATCTAAGGATTGCATAAACTCCAACTCCTAGATAATTTATTTTTGAATTTGTTATTCCATGAGGAATTTGAACATGTCTAATAGTTGATTTATTATCATTTGTTTCCATAAATTTAAATATTAAATTGTAAAGTTGATTTACATTTGCAAATGTAATAAATAAACTTGGTTATTCAAAATAAATTTATAAGGAATTTTTTACAATACTATAAGGAATTTTTGACAATTAAAAAATCAATATTTTATTGAAAATATTTCTTATTAGCTTTATTTTAATTCTAAATTTCTAGGTAAATTATAATTTATGCTATATTTAACTAAATGTTATATCTTTAACAATCCGGAATTTTTTACACTATCTATATATACTGGGTCGCAAAGCTCCGAACTAGATTTAATGTTTTTATTAAAACACTTCGTGTTTAAATAAAAACTTTGTTTGTTTTATCACTTATAACTTATTTAAATATCCGTATTTATAAGCTTTATATATATTTAAATATCTAAGATTTATATTTGTTAGATATATAATTATTCACCTCATCTACTCTATTTAACCATCCCTTCAAAAATTTATTTTGAGACGGTTTTCTATCTACAATTTCTTGATAATATTCTTTTCTTTTAGAAATAAACTCTTGCAGCAAATTTTTCGAATTACATAAATTAGCTAATCTAATTGTAGTAGGTCCAATTTTCCCATCCACATCCAAAGAATGTCCTAAATTTAAAATAGCTTTTTGGAGGCATTTAACACCATTAGAGACACCAGCATTAACTGAATGATCTAATAGATGGGCAGAGATATAAATGTTGCTTATATCGTCTATTTTACATTTGTTATAAAATTGATCTATATAAAATTGTTCTACTAAATCTTCTAATTCCTTAACTGTTGTTATTATTTGTCCTCTTTTTAGGGGTTTGAATTTATCAATAATCTTCCATCCTTCCCATTTAGGGAAATTAGCACGAGATATTCCGCAGTATGTCTCTTTCCCGGAGTCATCAGGGTCAAATACATAACCCCCCTCGTTTCTTAAGATCATTGATATAAGAGTATGAGATTTATTCATTTAAATATTTAAATTATTTATATTTTTCTATTAATGCCTTTAATTCTGGATTATTTTCAATTAATCTAAGCCCTTTTCGTATAGTTTCTGAATATTTAGTAGGATCAGATCCGTTATCATATATACTATATGAAGCACTATTATACATTTTTGGATTTTCCTGGAAATACTCTAGAGCACTTTCAATAGGATCAAATTTCTCAACAGATTCTTTAGCTTTATTTAAACTATTAATAATGGCATCCGGAATTTTATTATCTCTAAACCTTTTCTTTAAATAATTAACAAAATATTCTTCCCCTTCTGGAGTTAGATGGTATTGTTCTCCGCCAAATAGAGCTCTATCTTTTGTTATATAATCAATTCTTTTTTCTCCAGGTTTTGGTTCTGGCATAAATTTGGTTAATATTTTTATATAATCAAGCTTTCCTTTTCTATCTGGATGATCCAATCCAACAAGTTGATTTGGAGTATATGTAGCATTTTCTTTATATATTGCAATATTATAATTCATAGCATCAGTAACATCCTTTTTTGTAGCATCTTTTCTTCCTAAATATCCATGTCTAGAAGGATTAACTCCTAAAGTAGATTCATTGTAGGATAATGCTATTGCTTTCTCAGGTGTCATTCCTTTAACTTTTTTAGAGGCCTTGATTATATCTATTAAAGGTTGTTTATATATAGGAGGAAGATTAACATCATTTCCATTTTCATCCTTAGTTATTCTAATAACATCTGATTTATCTTTAATTTCCCTAATTCTGACATTTTTAGTATAGAGAGCATGTTGGAGATCTCCGAATAGAGTATTTAATGCATCGAAAGCAGCTGTCTTAGTGTCTCTTGGATAATTATATCTGATTGCTATTGCCTTATCTTCTTGTTCGGGTGTAAGTTGTCTATTATCAAAAGCTTCTTCCCAATCTTCATTTATATAACTAGTATTATCTCTAAGTTCTTTAGTTGTCATAGGTCTGGTAGATCTATTAATAACTAAATCTCTATATAATTTATGTAATTGTTCTTTAGTATAATCACCCATGTTTTTCAGTATTTACATATTCCGGATCATTATTATCTTGAATTTTCATGTATTTAAATACAGACTTACCTAATCTCTTATATGCAGAATCGGTTTTTAATTTCTCTGCTTTTTTAGCTTGGCGAATTAAGACTCTAGTATTCTTCCTAGAAAATATTCTCTCTCCACCTTTTATTTTATATTGTACTTTACCGTTAGTAGAAAGTATCTCTAGTAAATCCTCTAAATCATCAATATCATTTTCTATCTTATCTTTAGGAGATTCATCCTCCAAATCTTCTAAATAATCTAATCTTTCTTCAAGTACTTCATCTAATCCCTCAAACTCTACACTTTCTCCAGATCGAATTCCGGAATTATTAGATACCTCTAATACGAATAACACATTCTTTTCAGATATAATACTTGTATCATTAGGCTTCCCTTCTTTATTAGATATTACTTTAAATTCTGGAGAGATGAAGATTATATCTAAATATAAAGGAGTATCTTTCATCCAATAATTTACTTCTTCTTGTACTTCTGGATATATAAATAGAAGTCCTTGATTTTCTGATAGACTTTCTATATGCATAAATCCATGTTCTCTTTCCCAGTCATCTATAGCAGTATCACAGAGATATTCTTTATTATGTACTTTAACTTTTACAATTGATTTCTTTAATTCTGACATAATTATATATTATTTAAAATAAGGATCTTCATCATCAATATAATAATTCTTCATATTATCTCTTAATAAATAAGAACCTATTTTAGGATTAAATTTAATATCTTCTCTTATTTCTAAAGCCTTCTCTCTCTTAGGAATAGTATATTTCCCTGTAACTATTGAAGGGAAGTCATATGTATCATTTACTTTGATAGTATTATTCTCCTTATCCCATTGGATAGTAAAATTCCCAAAAAGATCTAATCCGGTTGCCCAACGTTGATTCTTATTCGGACGTTCTATATATTTAACAGTTAATCCCTCATTAACTACTTTCGGCTCTCCAGATTCTAGTACCTCTTTTCCGGTTTTATATATCTTTTCCAATCTAGATTTACTAGGTAATTCTGGATATTTTTCTATGTATTTATCATAATTACGTAGAATTTTACCTACATTTAAGGTGTCTACCATAGATTGTACTCTACGGGCTACTGGTTGCGGGATTCCTACATATTCAGCATTTTTAGGATCTTTATCTTTGTCAGCATTTATCCTAGCTTTAGAAGATTTTATTAATCTCGAATCCTTTCCTAAATTTAAATAATGTTTAAAGAAAGCTTCTTCAATAGGAGTGGCCAATTCTTTTTCATCCCGTACTGGAACTGGAGTGTTAGTATAATTTAAATATGGAAGGCGTATATAATAAGGAGCACTCCAATAACCATCAGCAGGATTAAGGAAGTTGTATACTCTTTCTGCTTGAGTTTGCTTTACATTGCTTTTTCCTCCACTTTGATACTTCTGTATTAGATAAGAATTTACTTTATTTAAATTTAACATAGTATTATATATAAAAGGTTATATTTAAATAGAATATATTTCAATTCTATTTAAATATACCTATATTATTCAGTTTCTTTAATTACTTTACCCTTATCGATAGTATTATGTAATATCTCCTTAACTAGTAACTTTCCTGCCTCAATAGCAGCTTCATTAGTATCTTCTTTATATAATTCCTCTAATTTCTCAGTGACTTCTAATCTAAGAATCAACTCTTCCCGTTCTATTTCCGCTACTTGAGATATCTTATCCCCTTCCTTTAATATAACAGGAATACCTTTTCTAGATATATCTTCTGTATCTAGATGATGAAGTTCTTTATGTAATTTACCCTCTGGAATTATATTCTTCTCTCCTATTTTTCCACCATCTTTATATTTAAGAATATTTTTCTGGGATTCAGTGTATTTAATTCTAAAGGATTCTAAGAATTTAAATCCATCCTTTCCAAATCTAATATTATTTAATCCTCCAGATTGTTCTAATTGCAATCTATTAGTAAACATATCAGAAGAACTTATTGATCTTGCGGATCTATCTGATGCATCTGTTAAGATATCATCTATAGTATTTTGATATCCTTGAGCTTTATCCATTTTTTTATTAGCTTTTTTCCTGGCTTTATTAGAAAATAATCCATATTTTTTTCCAGATAGACCTCCAGCATCTGTAATGAATTTACCAGTTCCTGTATAAGAAGAGTTATTAGCAATATTTTGATCTACAGTAAATTTTCTAGATTTTTTTCCAAATGCGTTATTTATTAATCCTACAGCACCAAGATTAAAAAAGCTACTTCCTAAAATAGCATCAGCTGTAGTCATTTTATCTGTTCCAATTCCTAATTTTTCTAATCCATTTCCTACTAATTTACCTGCCTTCATTGCTATTCCTACACCTGGTACAGTATTACTAATAACATCATATCCAGCATCAAGTCCTTTAGTTATATTTCCCTTCTTACCGGAATAATCCTTTCCAATTAAATTGGCTCCTATATCTAAAACAGATCCTATATTAGCAGAAGTACCTAACCCACTTAAAGCACTTGTAGTTAAGGTAGGAATAACCAATTTACTTAGAGCACTTATAGTTGAAGTAGGAGCAAAATTAGCTTTAATACTATCCCATAATCCAGGTCCTGTTTTAGATAAAGAAGCATTTTGCAATGCCATTTTATTTAATGTAAGAGGGCTGCTAGCACTAACAGATCCTATCAAAGGTCCTGTTGATGTAACTATTCCCCCATCATAAAACTTTTTCATTTTAGTTTATTTAACAAAAGCTTATTTCAAACATTGTTTGTAATGCGGTAATAATAACTCTCTTATCTCCTTTATATTTAACTCTAATCTTTATATATTTATCTCTGGGTCTAGTTTCTTCTATTTTTAATTTAATATTTCCCTTATTTCCTTTTTGATATTTAAAAGGTTCTAGAGTAATATTAACAAAGTCTTCCTGATATCTGGTATTACCTTTAATAATACCACAAGTAAACATATCCTTAATAGGTTGAATTCTTCTTAAACTATACTCAGATAATCTATCATCATAGAATACAATAGCAGATTTTCCAGTAGATTTATTATTACCATCTTTATTATCAATAAATTTTATATATTCATCTGCCTCAGACTCATCGATTTTTCCCTTCTGTACTAAATAAGTATTTTCTTTTAAATCTGGGATGTTAGAGAAATCATACGCATCTCCGATTACTTCAAATGAGACTAATTCTGGGAGGACGTTATTAGATATAATAAAGAGATTTGTAAAGACTTTATGATATCCAACATTCTTATTTACAACAAACTCAAATTCAAATGGGTCATAAGAAAGAGGTACTCCTTTTGAATCTCGTTCTTTATACCATGAGGTTGGATAGATTTTTTCTTTATTATCAAATATTCCAGCTACTCCATGTCTCCAGAAATATGTAGGATTTTTCCAAGTCTCGGAAGATGTTCTTATATAAACTACTCCAGTATATGTACTACTAGCATCTACTTCTAATTCTTCCATATTTGATGTTATAGATTCGTTTCTCCCTCGCACTAATTCTGCTCGAATATTTAGAGTTACATACTTATTCCCTTCTAGGTATTTATTTCTAATAGTACTATTAGATGATCTTAATATCAACCATGTCTGTCTATTCGAAACTTTATTACCTATCTTATCTTCATGAGTATATAAATAAAAATCTTCGTTATCTGGATAAATGTCATTATTTATAAATTCATATTTAGAGTATTTAATTCTAAATTTATCTGGATCTACATCTAATTTAATATCTAATAACCCTACTGCAACATCTTTTCCAGTTGTAACAGGAGAGGTAAGATCCGGAATCTCTATTCCTTTATATACAACTAAAGGATTATTAATCGGATTTAATATACTTTCCCAACTTACTTTATTCAAATAAGTAGTGGGATCTCTTAATATAATTCCTTTAGCTGCAACAGAACCTTCCCATGTAACTGAGACTTTAGATATATTCTTAGAATCTTCTTTATTATTAGTAAAGAATACATTAGATATATTTTCAGACATTAATGGAATCCATGAATATCTGGTTGTCCACAATTGTAATTTTTCATTATAACACAAATTCCATTCTCTAGAAGTTATAAATTCTCCTACTGGATTTATATCCTGAATATCATCATAGAAAGTAAATAATACATCAAATTTAAATTTATTAAAATGTGTTTTTACATTCCGCAATCCTAAGGTAGTGCTTCTCTCTCTTTCAGTAAATGAAATATTATCATTTAAATATTTCTGAATTTTAAAATCAGATATAATCTCAAATGATTTTCCATTTGTTCTCCAAATCTTTTTAGCAAAAGTATCGACACCATATACATAATTATCTGTTTTTAATATAGAGTCCTTCCACTGAGATCCATATAATTTAGATAATAAAATAGGACGTTCTGGGAGAACATTATTGGAATTTAAATATACTGGATTATTTAATTCTCCAGCTGTTTGGATTCTTTCATTTATTGGTATAAGTCCAACTCCCTTTTCGAATACTACTACTAAATCTCCATACCATTCGATAATAGATGTAATAGTTCCATATTCTTTATTATAATCTCTATAATTACTTAATTGAAATACTCTATAATTATTTTTAAATGCGTCAGATATGAATATATCAGAATACATTATTCTATTAGAAAAATCATTTTTTATATATGGAACATCCGGAAGAATAAAATAATTCTTATCTGATGTAGAACTATTATATCCAGAATTATATACTGTACTTTCAGGAATTTTATACTCTCCAGATGCATTAAATCTAGATATAGGATAAAATGTTCTAGGATGTCCATTTAAAGCCGCTTCTGAGGTATTAGATCCATCTTCACATCGTAATGCTAAATTTATATTAGATAAACATTTTAATGTAACCCAATGTCCAATTTGAACTGCATTAACATCTCCTCTATTTATCAGTTCCGCTTTTTCCAAATCTAAAGCTCCATCTTCTGAACCGGTATAATTATCTCTCCATGTATAAGGATCTACAATAGTATCGTTAGTAGGACTTTCCGGATCTTGGAAGTTTCTACACATTCTATGAGTAAAAATATTTATATAACAATCTCCTCTATAACAAACTAATTCTTCGCCTTCTAATGAATCCCACTCATATCTATCACATATAGAATAATATGGAGACATATCACTAAATCTAGCTTTAAAATAATCGACTAACATGCCTTCATTATATCCCGGAACCATTATATCTACTAATTTACAGTATGATTGTAGTCCTTCAATTCCTACATAAGAACCCCAAGATCCCCGTAATAGGTTTTTTGCTTTAGCTTTATTATCTTCTTTACCTAGATATTTAAATTTATATGCAACTTCGGCTTCACCAGCTCTAGAAGAAAAATCTTGCGTTCCAGATGTTTTTAATTGAATGTTATCATCAATATAAGTTAAACTTATATTTTGATACCAAGATCTACTACTATTACCTTCTTTATTTCTAGAGAAATTCGGAAATGTATAATGTCTATCATCTCCTCTTTGGGTAATATAATTTTCTGTAGTATCGTACGTTAAATACGAATCTCTGAGAACGAATTTAGATCCATTAAATATCTGAGAGTATAATTCATTATTTAATTCCGCTTCCGGAACAATAGCAGCATTTGGTAGGGTATCATTAGAATATAATAATCTATTATTAATATCATTTTCTAAAATACTATCCCCATTACTATTAGCTATGAAAGATTCAGTCATTCCTAACGGTTTACCGTCTCCACGTTTTACTGGAAGAACAGGGATCTTAGAATTTAAATCTAATCCTATAGTTGCTCCTTGACAATATACTGTTGGAATGCGTTTTTGACGTACAAAAAAGAATCCTTTAGTATATTTTTTTAATTCTTTTATTAAATTCTCAGTATCCTTCCAAGTAGGATAATCGGAGTTATTTTCTGAATTCTTAAATATGAATTTAATACCTACTGGTTTATTATATCCATCATAAGTAGAGTTCTTTTCAATACTTAATTTAACTACACCTTTAGCATTATCCAAAGAAGATTTTATAAATCCATTCTCTAAAACTTCTATATAATTTCTATCTCCCGGAAGTTCGGTATCTTTATTCCAATTATATATAGATTCAATTTTTTCAGTATTCTCAATTCCTAAATTCCTTCCCCGGATATTAAATACTGGAGACAATGTAAAGTCATTCATTATATATACTATTCCAAATCTATATATATCTTCCCAATATCCTACTCTATGATAGATATTATATACATTATAATACATTCCGAAGGTTTCTCTACTAGATCCAACTGGTGTGTAATACCCATTATCTAATGATATATCTCCAACCTCATCTTCTGTATAAACTTCTGGAATAATACGCAAAGATAGATCAGCCAATTCTTTATACGGAATAGTTGTTTTATTTACATTACTTAAAAATAATCTATTTTGTACTTGAGCCTGAGATTTAGCATTTTCTACAATACTATATTGGATATTAATATCATCTAAACTAATTTCTGACACAGGTTCTATACCTGTTATAGTAACAGTACATACAGTATTTATTACAGAGAAGCTATTAACTAATTTATATGCTTTTGTAATCTCTGTTCCATTTTCAGTACTAGTGGATCTTGTATAATAGATATTTAGATAATCATAAGAATCGTCTATATTAGTTATAGTGAATCTAATAGTTTTATACGCATTAGTATCTAATATTCCACCTTTTATAGTTTTTATATCACTAATATCTCCTATATAAACAGAAACAATTCCTGATTCAGCAACAAAATCAGTCTCGTTTCCATCAGAGTCTTGATATTTAAAATAAAATACATAATTCCCAACCTTTAATTCCCCTCCAGATTCTACACCATCAAATCTAATAACTGGAAGAGTTTTTATAGTTTTATATAGTTTAGTCTCTCCGTCTAAGGAATTTTCATCATATATATTAGTATCATTATTCCCATTTCTATCTATAATTTTATACATTCCATTTTCAGTTGGAGTAAAACGGGAATTTATAAGTCTTGGGGGATTTAAATCATCATTAAGTATAAGATTTACGCTTCCGTCATACGATTCTTGAATCTCTATATCAACTGGATTATTTATACTAAAATTTAAATCTTTAGTACTAAAATCAACTAAATCTCCTTTTCTATTAGATGTAATCAATCTTCCTTCATTATTACCTGGATTACCAACTTCAATTTCTTTTTTGCTATTAGTACGAACCCATTCTCTTGGACTTAATGCTTGTCTTGGTGTATATTTAAGAGAAGAGTATTCAGCGGTTGCTTCTGAAAATCTACTTTTAACTTCATCTGTATTTATATTACTATTATTAGAACTTATTATAAATAAAGTATCTATATTTTGATCCGTAATATAGATTTCTTTTTCTTTAAATATTCCAGTATCATTATCTATAGGTTCAATTATTTTTAAAGTAGCAGGAATTTCAATGTCCCCACTTTTTATTACATATCTTCCATCAGTAGCTTTAAGATATCTATTTCCGGATAATCTTAAATTTCTAAATGGATTATATTCATATGCTAAAAACCCTTCTGTTTGAAGAGTCTTATACATAATTTCAAATGTAATATCAAAATTTAAGGTTAAAAAAGGGGTCATATATAATTAAGTAAAATTAACTAAATTCTCTGGTTTACTAAAATTAGACCCAGTTATATTTCCTCTCACCTGTAATCGTTGGCTAAATACCAGATCATCTGGATTTCTAAGGTTAGCATTACAACAATCTTCATTATCTGATAAATTTCTAAAAGAATACCAGTAAATATATCTAGATTCCTGATTACTTGCTCCAAAACCATTTACTATCAGATGAATGTTATTATTTAGAATACTAAAAAGAGGATGTACTTCAAATTTACCTACTCTCTTAAAATATAATTTTTCATTATTAGTAGCGTACATGTTATCTAAATCCTTAGACATATATGTAGTATAACTACTTGCTTCGAGATATATGTTTTTAACTTTATTTAAATTAGAGGAGGTTAAAGAAGAACTAAATATATATCTATAAGGTATGCTAGCTGAAAAAGGAGCTTGTGTAGTTTCTATTGGTTTGTAATCTTCTAATTTTGTTTTATCGGGGCCAGTATCTGTACTTCCATATCCAATATAATACTTATTATCCTTTAATGAATTTATATATGTATTTATTATTGTAGTAATCCTGTCATTTAGAGGTATAGTACCATCATCTGTTTTTATATTAATATTTACTGATGAAAATGATCCAGTTAATTTTATCTTTCCTTCTAATGTAGTATCATAAAGATTATCATATTTAATTGTATCAGGATTAGGTATAGTATAAGGATTATTAGATGCTCCAGATACTTTACTTGCTCTATATAAATTATTAAATAATGTATTAAATTCTGACCTTATATCATCCGCTGACATAGTATTTCCAACTCTAGTTCCGTATATATTACAAATACCCATTGTATTTCCATCAAATTCTATTATAACAAAGGTTGATGGATAATATTTAGAAGAATTTTTATTAGGATAAAAATATAATTTATTACAGGTTCTACTTCCCCAGTCATTTACGAAAGCTTCTAGAGAAGTACCAAGACTATCTCCAGCAAATGCTAATATCCCTATTTTATTATTCCCTAGTCTTGATTTTATTTTATTTACGACTGTGGTTGGAGAATTTCCTGCGTCTACAGTGTAATCTCTATCATAACCCCCTTTATTTGGATCTTTAGTAACCCACTCAGATGATACATCCTTATCTACAAAAATATTATCTACTCCATCCTTAACACAGATCCAATCTCCACGTCCATCATCGTTATGATAATAAGGTATTCCAGATGATACTTGTAGTCCATCCCACCCTAATAATCCTACAGGTTCCCATTTATTATATTCTATTTTATCTCCCGGAATATTTGTAGTATATGTTTCTGATTTTACTTGTTTATTTAGGGTTGCAGTTATAGTAAGCTTCCTAATATTTTCATCATCCTGAGTTTTATCATCAGTTATAACAGCGGATGGAAAAATTAATGGAGTTCCAGAAGTAGTTAAACTATAATTAGATGTATCAGATGAGTAAATTATATCAGCATCTAATATCCCAAAATTAAGCTTATTTACTTTCCTAAGTCTATATTCTGAATTTACTGTGACACTATTTTCTATAGTAGTTTCATATTGCGTCTTGTGTTCCCCTTCTTCAATTAAATCGGAAGCTGATGACAATGAAGGTTGTAGTATATTATTTTTTTTATGGATAATAGTTGGTCCAGTAATACTCTTTTGGGATAAATCTATAGCAGAATCCGATACTACTGTTATATAATTATCTATTTTAAGTGTTGAAAAGTTCTTAGTATCTTCTGTAATAGCAGAAGTATAATAAGAATTAAATTGTCCATTTGTGAAAAGAGTATATAAAGCATTATATTCCTCAACCTCAAATTGGTGTTTTTCTGTATCCTTATTAAAGCTCAATCCACATATTCTACATATATAAAAATTATTATATCTTAACCTAGTATATTCAGAATTATATACATAATTATTTTGAGTACTAAAATTCTTATATATTTTAGTACCATTTCCTAATTGAGGTTCTATTTTATATATCCACGGTAATCTAGGATTAGATATAGAAGGCTCTTTAGTATTTATATTCTCTTGAACAGTTTCTCCAGATACTATTTTAAAATAATCCTCTAATCTTGAAGAATCCAATAATAAATAGTAATTGGTGCCGGAAGATTCTAAATAATTATTTTCGAAATTTGTAATAGCGGAATCTATATCTTCCACCCCTTCCCCGTTTTGATAATAATAAGGTTCTACTTTTAAATCTTTATCAAAACAATCTATAGAGAAATTATAGGATCCTGAAATAGATTTAGATAAAGGGTATATAAGAGATGCATTTGCGGATACATCATAAAATTCTATATACATTACATCACACTTATTTAATCCATTTGATGTTCCTCTAACAAAGAAGTCTGTAGTAATAGTAACCCTTTTAACTTCTCTTCCTTCTATATTAGTAGTACTAGTAGTAGAATATCTCCATATATTAGATTCTTTACTAGTTAATAGATCTCGATAATTTAATACTGTTGTATATTTAAGATTCTCAAACCATTGGAATCTTGAATATGGTTTTATAGTTATACGTGTATCTTTTTCTTTACTTAATTTTAATAAATCATGTTTAATTGATATTACGGGTTGTGGAATATTCTCTCCGGGCTTTAAAATAAACTCTGGATTTAAATCGGGATTTATTTCTTCATCCTCATAGGTACCTTCTTCATCTTTTTCTATTCTTACTCCATATACATTATTATAACTATCACTTTCACTATTAATAATAAGCTCTACATCATAATTATCCTTACCATTTTCAGTTACATCTCCTATCTCAATATTAAAAAAATCAATAGGTTCTATCTCTAATACTATAATTAAATATCCATTAAATCTAGAACTATATGTATTATATAATGAGGGATCCTGAACTGTTTTTAATTGAATATTACCTCCAAATGCTTCGCCTTCTGTATAAAAAAACTTTCTAACTTCGTTTGTAAATACATTAGTTTGATCTTCTATATAAGTAATAGATCCATTTTCATTTACAGTGGCAAGATGTAATGAAAAAACTCTCCGTTGAAGTTTCCCGTTATTGAATGTAGTATTATAATTTTTATAAGTTTCTATAAAGTTATTTATCGAAGAGCTACCAGTGCTAGGAGTTATATAAATTAGAAATTTATCGCCGGGCCTTAAAACCATTCGTTGCAATAAAGAAAAATCAGCTTTTAAATAAGTAATTTGTAATCCTTTACTCTTCCCTTCTGGATATAAAGTACTATCAAGTATATCAGTATCTATATCATCCATAGATAATTCTTCCGAAGATATATTCCTTTCTGGAGATGGAAATGAACCTAATTCACATTCTCCAGTAAGAGGATTCATCGATGCTATATATATAATCCCTCCATACTGCTTTATTCCAAGAGGAATAAAATCTTTCTTTAATGCACAAGATTCAACTCTCCCATTTCCAGAATCATTCTGTAATATAAACTCATTACCATCGAAAGTAATCAATGTCCCATTTAAACAATCTGTTAATACTGTATTCGGAACTACAGTATCATTCATATCCATTAATAATCCTCCATTAAAGGAGTTTTGAGCTATTTCCATATTAAAATTCCGTTAAATCTTCTCTAGTTATATTATCAATTTTAGTAAACTCGTACCCATCAAAAGATCTTTTTAAGAAATATTCTGCATCTTTAGTAGAATAATTCTCAAAAAATACCTTATATCCAGGAATTCCGTATAATTTAACTCTAAAGAAATGATCGTAGTTTAAATTAAGCAAGCACTCATCAAGCACTCTATATAAGCATACATCTCCAAAATTAAACGTAATATTTCTTTTATTTAAATAAATAGATTTAAATTTCTCCTCAGTTAATCCAAAATAACAATACCCCCACCATTTAGTTCTACGCTGTCTATATAAAAACCTCATCTTAGTAATCATCTTACTAATAGCGTATCTAATTTTGTGAGCAATACTTTGAAATGTAACTCTTCCAATGAGAAATTTAAACATCTTACCATCTATTTTACTAGATAAATAAACATCACTATTATTAGATATTACATAATATAAATATCTATTCCCATATTTAATAATAGTAGTTAAATCTTCTATACTAAATTCTGGGAATTTTTCTTGTAATATCGGGAGATAATCCTTTAAATACTTAATCTTATTAGCCATACTTATTACCACTATTTATATTATCAAAAAATTCTCTAGTTAAGGAGTAATTTAACATTACTCCTCTAGTTAAAGTTCCTTTCTTACCTTTCTCATAGAATAATTTAATTTGTGGGTATTTATACTCAGAATCAAAATAATTATACATTGTATTTGTAGAAGTCTTTAGATGATTTAAAAGTTCTTCTCCTTTAAGTATTTCAATCCCCAAAATCATTCTTTTTCTGGTTGTAAATACGAAAGTAGTACTATTTCTGATAATATCCAATATTACTAAATATAAAAAGTAAATATAAATCCTACAACACCATAATCGGAGTTCTGCACCATTTTTATAATTCTTTTTAAGCATTTTTCTAGATACCTCTAACTTCTTTAAATCGAATTTTTCAAACAATTCAGGTGCGGAGAATGTATAACTAAGAGAAGATATTGTTGTATTATTATATTTCATTACTTCTCTGGTTTAAATGATTTTCCGTAAGATTTTCTATCAAAACTAGTCATTACATCTAAAATCCTATTCATATCGTTTTGAGATACTTTTTCCGGAACTCTAGCTCTTTCACATAACCTAGCCCATTCTAATTTTATATTCTGAGCCATTTGATATGTATTAGGATCTCTAGTTCTAATAGCTTGTTTATATAAATCTGTATAAGCACAATATGCTGCAATTGCTTCGGCCTCTTTAGAATTTATATAAGGAAATCCTTCTTCATCTAGAATTTGTTTCCTATATAAAACTAATACATTCTTATAATCCTTATCAAATAATAAAGTATTTTCCCTCATCTGGTAATTTAATAATACTCCATAATCATATAATAAGGATTTATTATATTTCCAGTATTCTATATATCGTTCTATATAATTAGTAATAACCTGAGGCCAGCGTTGTTTATTAGATGTCTTTTGGGAGTCTATAAAATTTCCGAATACTGCTTCTATACTAGTAACATCACACGGAAGTTCTAATTCCCCATTTATAACATCTCCTACAAATTCTTTTATCTCTGTTTGTTTATTTCCTATCTTATCGTATGCAATCATTCCAGAGGATTCAAACTCTAATTGATCTATATTTAAACCATAGTTAGTTTGAATATACGTATATGCTGTGTGGAAGTTTAAATTCTTCATATATATTAAGCTTTAGCTACTTGATCATTTGGTAGGTTAGGTGCACTAAGGCTACGGTACCATCGTACCTTCTTTTCTGTAATCCTTCTCTTAATATCATTAGTCAAGAAGTTCATATTAGATACCTCTTCCGCATTACAGCAAGTAAATTGTTCTAATTGTCTAGGATCTTTAAATACAGCTATTATAGATAATGTTTTAATCAACGGAGCATTAAATATATAACAATCATACATCCCATTTTCATTAGGTGCTGTATCTATATAAATATAAGGCTTCCTTCCTAACCACCTATTATATTTATGATACTGATAAGATATATCAGTATAAATTTTAAACGGAGTATTTCTATCAACAGTTCCGAAATACTGAATTGCATCAACTCCTAAATCTGTAACAATTTGAGGTATTTCTACATGAGGAATATTAGTCTCTCTAACATTTAAATTAGAATTACATAAATTACAATTCTCTATAGGTTTACAATCTACCTCTAAACAATTAATAGATGTAACTAAATCCTTAACTGGAAGAAGTCCTTTTAAAGCATATTCTTTTATTATAGTTAATCTCTCATCCACTATATCATCTTCTAACTGTTCAACAGATAAGGATATATTAGATGTAATACCTCTTAATCCTGATAAAATATCGTTTAAAATCGCAGAGGCTAATTTATTTAATTCCATATAGTATAATATTTAAAAAGGCAGATAAGAATATTATTATCTTACCTGCCTTTTATTAAATAATATATTTTCTTATATTAAGCGGTTACAGTTACATTAACAGTTAGTACTGTATCTGATCCTTTTTTATAAGTTACAGCCACAGCAGAGTCTGTAATAGCCTTGCCAGTAATTTCTGTTCCTTTTACTACAACTTTGTCAGTAGAAGCAGAAGATACACTATCATATTCAGAAATCTTAATATCTACATATTTCTGTTCTCCCACTTTTAATGTCATAGTCTGAGTAGCTGAATCCGTACCAGTATTATCGGAAGCTTTTTCTACATCATCTATAACTACTCCAGCAGCTTTTACAGCAGTTTCGAAAGTATCTGAGATAGAGGTATTAACCCAGAAAACAGCTTTAGTGATAGATACTAATTTCTCACCTACAGCACCCATACCAGTATGATCTCTTTCACACTCATAATCAAATACGTATTGATTATAAGAAGCACCCGGTACAATCTTAGAATCATCATTATCCTGATTAAAGATTCCAGTTCTAAGAGAGGTTTGGATCTGTACATTTTTCAACATCGTCCAATAAGTACCAACACCTTCTTGAGCAATTTGGGTATTAGTTCCTGTTAATATAGTAGTATATACTGGTTCTTTAGGATAATAATTACCTAAAGCAGCAGTACTAAAATCTTCCAATTTCTGTACTTCCAACACATTAAATAGTTGAAATTCATTAGCAGAAGTTATAGTAATTTTAGCACCTTCAACAGTAGCTTTAAATCGTAGATTATTATAGAAATTACCTTGTTTCTTTATAATATCAACCAATTTACTAGCAATATTAGCAGTAGTATCGGTACTTACTACATCTAAATTTGCATAAAACATTCTCCGACGTCTGTCATCCATAGTTTCAGCAAAATAAGAATTAGCAGATCCAGAAAGCTGCATACCAATAGCTAATCTAATATGATTTATTACTCCAGCGGTTGTAGGTTTAACTACATTCGTAATAGTAATTTCGGATATAGATACTTTAGGATCTGAGGCAGTTGTTTTATATATTTTACCACCTTTAATATACGCAGTCTTATAATCTCCTACTCGAAGCACTCTAAAACCACTCTCTCCATTTATCTGATTATTGAACTTATTAAGTCCACTAAGCGAATCTTTCGCACTATTAATAATTACTTCATTTACAAATTCAAACATGTTTTTAAATTTTATTTGTTAGGGGAAATTGGTGGAGCTATTGTTTGATTAACTATAGGATTAGTATTTAATCTAGGATCTCTATGTCTCTCTAAAAATAATTTCACCATAATATTTATTATCTCATAACATACATATTTAGGAAACTCTAAATCCTCTAGAATATCATCTTCGCTCTCTAAATCATTCGGAGTTAGGATTAATTCATTTGGATATTTAATATAATCTATAGATATATCTGAAATACTTATATCTTTATTATCTCCATAAAACAATTTCATAACAACAGGAGTTCCGGTTTTAATTTGTCCGGAATCATCGTTATATATGTAATAATAAGGTGTTTTATATGAAGGTTTAAAATAATAATTATTTAATATTCCAGGATATTTATCAGATGTTAATCTTCTCGCTCCCTTTTTAATTACTGAATTAGAATTACATTTAGAATTAGGATTATTAAATGTAATTACACAATTTTTAAGATGAAAATAATCACTAGGTAGAGTAAATAATATCTTATCTCCTTTATCTATTATACTTCCTCCAGATAAAGTTGCTGTCATATTTAATACTCTAAGATCATCATCCTCTTGTTGATTCATATCACAAAAGTTATATTTAGTATTTATATACTGAATAACACTTTTATAATAATAATAATTAAACTCGTCTAAGAGCATACTGGGAGCTTTTTGTTTTTCTAATTCTATAAGTACTGCTTGATAGACTTGTTTTAAATTCATATTATGTATTATTTACTAGTCTTACTAGTAGGTTTACTTTTATTCTCCAATGGAAGTTTTTCGGCATTTTCTAAATCTTTTAATATTTCGGAATCAGACTTAGAATCATCCAGAAAACCCTGTGTTGTAGATACCTCATTCTGTGCTTTTAAATCCTCAATTCTTTTATTATCATCGGAAATAGCTTCTATAATTACATCCTTATCCTTTACAGAAATTTCTTGAATTTCTCTTAAAATCCTATCAGTAATAAGTTTATTCTTAGGATTTTTCATAAAATCAATACAAGAATCAGCATCTCTACCTATAATATCATTATCATTATATGTATACAATCCTGCTTTCTGTCGTAAAATACCTTTCTGTTTAGCATATGTAAATGCTATTAGATATTTAGTATCATTACTTTCAAATAAAGAAATAATCTTCTCAGCATCTTTTTTAGCAAATTCTGTTAGAAACTCTTCAATTTCCTCATCGTAAGCATCTTTTATATATTTACCTAAAAGCATTGCTCTAATTCTTAAAGCATCTCTTGAAGCATTATAAATATAATTTAGTGCTTTATTTAGTTTCCTTGAGGCTGTATTACGTTTTTTAGTATCCTCAACAATCCTTTCTACATAATAAACTGCTTGAGGTCCGATTTTTTCATTTGGTCCTACTAACATTTTACCACTTTCATCAAATTTCCCTTTACTATCAAAAATAAGATCAGAAAATTTAATAGCTTCCCATTGTTTAGATTTAACAGGATTACTTAGATCAAACTCATCCCCATCTTTAATAAAGAATCTATCAGTAGTTCTAACGAAATAATCCAAAGGATCATCATCTTTACCTAAGATAATATTTCCAGATGAATCCACATTTCTGACACAAGAAGGAAATTCTCTTGTTAATGGATTCTTAACTGGGGAAATTGACATTCCAGCATGATTAGGACCAAAACGGCTACGTAAATGTATTACCGTATCAAGTTCCTCTTTTAAAGCAGTTGTACTTATACTCATATTCATTGATCATTAAATGTTTAAATTTAAAATAAAGAGGGTTATTAGCCCTCTTTATATTTTATTTATTATAGCGGATTCTGTCTAAAGATAACAGAACGATAGGGTGCGTATACTGATACGCCGCTGTCATTTATATTTAAATAAGATCGTTACTCTTATTCGAGCGTTTGCTCCACTATGTCGCCATAGTGATTAGACTATATCTTTAACTTAAACACTGTTACCATATTTAAGTTACTCTCCATTTCCGATAGACTTCTATCGTACTCTACTCATTTACTTGTTATAGGATTTCTCTATAACTACACTTTCGATAGTCGTTGAACTTTATATACTACTAAATGTGATTTAGTGTATATCTTAGCTGCTGATTGTCTAAGATAGAGTTTCCAGCAATTAGAAGAGTTGTTTTCTCTAATATCGCTACTAAAGGGGGTCTAAGCTTTAAAATTTTCAGATATCAAACCCCAGTAAATCATTTTCTTGAGCCTCCTGATCATTTTTGATCAAGAATCTTCATGTTTCCATGAAGAACAGACTATATTATCACTTCAAAGAAGTGTCTCCTCTTTCGAACTTATTTAAGTTCTATGCCTATTTAATAGGACTTACTAGTCGTTGAACCTTTTTCTTTATTTAAAGAAACTTGGCTGCGGATTGTCTAATATTTAACCTTGTTACTATACCGAAGTAGTTACCTTCGCCATATAATTATTGCTAATTATATTTAGTAGTTAAATCTCTAAAGATGTTCCCGCAATTTAGGAGATTAGGATCCAAAATGATTCAGATCCTGCAACTGGTGTGCTGGCGGTTCCTCCTGAGATACCGTCGATCCCGCCTCAAAGGCTATTTTCTTATATTTTCATATAAGTTAGACTATATCATTAACTTGTTATAAGTTTATTCAATATATTTAAACACAAACCCTTTACAATGTGAAGCAGTTCCTTTAAGAACCTTGCTAACATTAGCATATTGTTTTCTACATTCCCTAACAGTATCAAATGTTTCTAATAGATTTCCTTCAAAATCATATCTTCCTACTTTTCTTTTTTTACATGGATTGAAATTTTTGGGAATTTCTAATTTATCTACTTTCTCCCAAGACCAAAAGTATCCACCACAACTTTGATTTAGATTTATAGCATTAGATAATCTATTTTGTTTTAAATTACAAAATTCCTTAGCTTCTTTAGAATTTTTAAAACTACGTAAAAAATTACCTTCTAAATCATACTGATAGATAGGGTCATTACTTCTTTTTCTTTCTTGAGATTTTATTGGATAAACATCAAATTTTCTATCGGAAATATAATATTTAGATATTTTAGTTCCTAATTTTACAGCTTTCTGTATTGAACTAAGATTAACATCTAAGTATCTAGCTGTATCAGACATAGATTTAAATTCCATGAAAAATACTCCTTTAGAAGTATATAAATAAGTTGATTTCTTTTGTAAAATAGGTTTGTTAGACAGATCTAGTTTATCAACTTTTATATCAGACCAATAAAATTCTCCACTCATACTTCCATTCAATACTGCACGCCCAATTGCAGCTTCATGAATATGAATATGATCAGATGCCTCTTTAATACTATTAAAAGATCGTAAATAGTTTCCGGATAAAGAATACTGGTATATAATTTTATTTAATAATGGAGGAGTATCTCCGCCTAATGTAATATTATATGTATCAGATCTTCCAATGAAATTTTCATTTACTAAAAATCTTTCAATATTTTCTGCTTCTTCTCTTGTATTACATATAAATAATGTAACTCTAGAGAAAGCATCAAATCCGTATTTCTTAACAGCACTCTGAAAAGGAGTTTTTGGATGTAATATACTAGATGGTTTATATATATTTACCCCATTTCCCAAATATCCATCAAATTTATCAGGATTCTCTGTTTCGTGTATTCCAATATAAATTTTTCTGTTTTTATTATTTATCGTTAGGTATACTATAGTTTTCATATATTGTGTTTTTACTTATACATTAAGTTATTTCCCATTTCGGAAGTAGAACTTCCTACGTCTATCCAGACTAGTCGTTGAACCCAATTTTGGAGTTTACATAAGTCTTACATATCCCAAAACCTTGGCTGCTGATTAGCATGTAATATTTATATTATTTAGCTTTCCAGCAATTAGAGAAATTTATTTTTCTGCATATCACTATGCAGCGGCGCAAGCGGATCTATTTACGCCAATTACATCAGTTTTAATCATATCACAGCCCTTGAACGTCCAAGATTCAATAGCTGGTTTTCCGTTAGCTAAGTCCGGAGTTAAGTCAAGAATAAATCCAAATGCTTGATCAGGATATTCTATATTTAAAGCCTTATCCGGCATGAAGGTGCAGTTTGTTATCCTACAGGCTCTTTATCCTATAGCTCATATAATTTATCATCTTATATGCTCAGACTATATCATCATCTTATATTTAAACAAGATGTCCCACACTCGTGTCTCTATTATATTCTGTATTGCTACAGTTTCAAGAATTAGTCGTTGAACCGTCATGAGTTGTTAACCTCATGCTAGGCTGCTGATTATCCATTTAAATTGAAGGACTTCCAGCAATTCATGGGATTTTACAAAGTGAATCACTTCACTAAGCGACCATTTGATCGTATTACCTTGATATTCATAGCTAACAAAAGTATTACCTACTTTAACACCATCAACCGTTTCACCTACTTTCTTCTTCATACCAGAAGATTTACTATACATCAAAGTAGCAGTAGGAGTCCACCTTCCAATTTCATCCATTAAGTTATCACCAACCTGATTCCAAAGTAAAGAGTTACAGATTAATACGTAATCATTACCAGTTAAATTCTTTGCCTTAGAGGTTAAGAAACTTAATGCTTCTTTGAAGTGTGAAGTAAGTAATTGATCGAAAGAGATTAAGTATGCGTATCTTTCTATTTGAGGAATTATCATTTATGTTAGCTTTATGTTACCATAAAGATCAGACTATATCTTAATCTTATATATTTAATTATTAAGATTCCCTCCATTTCGAGAAATTTTTCTCTACTCCTTATCGGATAGTCGTTGAACGTTTCTTATAAAAGACTTCGCTGCTGATTGTCTTTATATTTAAAGATGTTCCAGCAATTAGAAGGGTGTTTCAGTATTTATCACTAAATAAAGCGGCAAATTTCTTACCGTCGCCTATATACACTATTTATACTTTATATCACTATAAAGATTAGACTATATCATCAACTTATCTTGTAACAATTATTTTTATTTAATTATTTAAGTTGTTCCCTGCTTCCATATATAAATATGTACGTCCGAAGACTAGTCGTTGAACTTTCATTAAATATGATATAAATATATACAATATTTAATGCTTAGCTGCTGATTGCCTTTAAGTAGCAGATTAAAGATATTCCAGCAATTCAAGGAATTTAATTTATCATACTGTTTCCAGTATGCGACCCATGTTTAACATAGACGTTTGTTAAAATTTCCCAGGTCTCTGCGTTTGCGAATCAATTATAGTCGGCTTTCCGTTCTTATCCACATTACTACGTGCCCAAAGATCATGTTTAGCTTTAACTTCCAAGAAATTCTCAATCAAGGTCTTTTCCATTGAAGTCATAGTAAACAATTTCTCACTTCCCTTAGTCTCAGTATCACTAATTTTCAAGAATACATCTTCATTAGCTAAATAGGCTTGAGATGCATCAATATCATTTCTATGTAAGGTCAAGTAGTTACGATGAACCTCCATATTAGACTGATATTTAGTCGTTCCAAAGTCGTGATAATCAAACGGATGAGCATTTGATAAGAAGTGAGTAGTCATACCAGGTTGACACGCAGAAGTATCAAGATACGACATATAATCAGTATCGATTAATCGAACAGTGTATTCATAATATTTATTACTTCTCCAAATTGGACGAGCAGTAACATAACACTGTTGATGTGATTTATCTATCACGAAAATATCATGTTTATCATAGTATTTTTCTTTAAACAACATCCGAATTTCAGTTCCTCCAACACCATCGCCTTCTGGAACAGCAACAAACGGAATACGTTTAATGAACTTATTCTATTTAAAGAATTTAGACTATATCATTTACTTATTAGTATGATATTTAAAGATATAATCTTTATAATATTTATCTCCCATCTGGATATTCTTTAATTTATTTGATGGGATATTGTATTTTTCTCTTACTTCTTTTATAGTATTTAAAGTCTCTATATAATTCCCAAATTTATCATACACATCAATTATCATTCCATTAGAATAACATTTTTGTGGAACTTTAGATACTTCTGTAGTAGATATGTAATAATCCTTATACCATCCCTCGTTATAAGATAATATATTCTGAATTTTAGCCCATGAATGAAGATTTATAACCTTCATTACTTCTTTCCCTTTAAATCTTCCTATATAATTTCCTTCTTTATCATATACATAATAAATAAGATTCTTACAACTTATCCTAGCCTTCGGAATAAATTCATCTACTAACTTCTTAGATATATAATATTGATTCTGTACTAAAGACTGATTTTTAATAGCTTTACTTATATCTAATATTCCTATATATTCAGCACATTCCTTTTCTGATTGAAACTCATTTAAGAGCTTCCCTTTTTTAGAATATAAATATACAGAAATAGGTGGATTAGATTTCTTACAATATTTAATAACATCTATCTCTGGTTCTAATGCCCAATAAGAATTAAGAAATTCATATTTCCTATCTATAGCATATTGAAACTTTTTAGGAGATTGTCCATAAAAATCATATGCCTCTAAAGAATATTCCCATTTCTTTTGTAACTCTCCAGATGTGTTAAATTGATAAATTGTTTTATATGAATTTGTATTTAAATAATTGTAAGTATGATCCGCTTTTAAATACTCGGCATTTATTAATTCAGATTCTTTATTATATGCCTCCTCCAGAGTATCATAAATATATAAAGTAGTTCTCTCAAATGCTTTTGTTCCATACTTTTTAACAGCATATTGAAATGGAGTTTTTGGGTACATATAAGTACTTGGTTGATCTATATAAACTCCACACCCTAAATATCCATCAAAAGTATTAGGATCATTTGTCTGATGCACTCCAATATAAATTTTATTTAACTCTCCAACTTTAGATTTTAAATTTTTAGTAAGATATACAATATATTTCATAAGTAATTCAGTTTTTTAATCTTATTTAAATAATAAGATTTACAGGTTTCCCCTAGTCGTTGAACACTGTCTTCATCAAGACCATGCTGCTGATTATCTCTAGTAGCAGTAGAGAGTTCCCAGTAATTTAAAGAATTTATTGTGAACCTCATTGATTCACATCCACGTCCCATTCGATAGCAAAAGCATCAATACTCTTACGTCCGGGCTTAGGAATATCTTGATAAACCATATTTTCAATTCTCTCAGTTAAAGCTGATACAGTATGTCCGGGACATAAAGATGCAGCTAAACCTACTCTATGAGTAATTCGTCCCAAGAATTGGGAGAAGTCATGAAAAGTTCTTGAGCCATTCATATTGGCTCGATTTGAAATGTATTCTGCTACAAACATTTTAAATTAAATTTAGATCTAATCCTTTAGGTTAAGAAAACTTTTTAAATCTGAATTTTCTATTTTATTACCTTTACCTGTTGATAGATTAGATGTGTTATTACTACGTTTTTTATTTTTAAGTTTACTTAATTTCTCTAGTCTATTCTTTAGGTACTCTTCATCGTTAAGTACATTATTATAATGTTCATGAATAGCTTCAATTAGTTCGTCTCCATGAGTAGCATAAAATGCTAATTTAAATAATGTATCTGGATTATCTAAATCACTTGCAAGTTTTGTCCTTCCCGTAATCTGGGGTTTAGTTATATAATCCATTGTACTATCTATATCTGATTCTTCAAGGTCAAAACCTCCAATAGTCTTAATATTTTTTCCAGCCTCTCTAAGAGTACCTATTATCTTATTTAATTCTTCCTCAGATAACTGAGAGTCTTGTTCTTCTTTCTGTTTAGCTTCGGCAGATAATCTTTCTTCTTCTGCTTTATATATCTCACGTAATTTATTAACCTTTTTCTCAAAAGATTCAGAATTTTCTTTAGCTTTATTTACTTCATCAACTAATTCATCTTCTGTTAAAATATCTCCGTAATTATTTTTTATATATAAAGCATATATATCCTCATCTGATAATTCATCTACCTTATAAACAGCTCCTTCATTTGCTAAATATTCCTCAATTCCTTTCTGTTTGTAATAATTTACTAAAGATTCGGAGTTAAGGTTATTTTCACGCATAAATGTAAGAAGATTTATCTCATCATCGTCTAGGTTATAATCATCTTCTTCTAAATTAAGAAGTTCTATTTGTTCTTCTCTGCTTAACTCAGTAAATGGGACACTGTGAATTACTCCGGTTTCAGTATCCTCTATTTTTATATTATTAAAATCTATTCCTCTAGATTTAAGAACAGACTCTAATAAAGATTGTTCGTCTATAACAGGAGAAGTATTCTCCTCTGTATTAACTTCCTCTTGGGAAGTATCTTTTTTACCATCCACATTCTCCTCAGATGATTTTTGAGGAGTAGATTCTTCGTCTAATGAGTTGAAGATATCTAAATCATTTTCATATTCCATATACAATATTTATTACAGAAGTTCTATATATTCCCCAAACTCTGCTAAAGACTTCTTTCTAATATTAAAAGGAGTAGAGGAAATAGTTTCTTTAAGAGAATTTTTATATTTATCATCCAATTCAAATGATTCCGATTCTACATTCTCTTCTAAAATTTTCATAATCTCTAAATCTCTTTTAATTGTAGATAAAGTTAAAGCTTTTTGGCTCGGAACTTCGTAACAAAATAATATTAAACTTACATAATTAGCAGGACGCTTAGCATCCACTTTAATGTCAATAGGCTTATTTTCAATAATCATAGTTCATTAATTTTTAGTTATTCATCCACAAAAGTAGATAATATTTGTATGTAATACAATAAATAAATAAAAATTTTATTTTTTAATTTTATACGATTGTATCTTTATCTTATCTTTAAAACAATCAGATGTTGCAGTAATTTTACTAATATAATGATTCCGGAATCCTATTGTACTATATCCGAATTCTTTTCTTTTCCTAAAATTATACCAATATATAATATCTCTATAGTCTATTATAGTTATATTTATATCAAAATCTAAAGAATCTATAGTAAGATATAATTTCTCATTATTAATTTCCAGAGTTTCATGTAATGTAATACAATCAATAGATTTAATTATCGGAATACAAGTATCTTTTATTATTTCAATATTATTTAATATAGTATCTCTAATTACTTTAGTTGTGTTTATATTAGCTTTAATTACATTGTCTAATTGTTTAATCTTTAAATCTTTTTTCTCTAATTCCGATTTAAGTAAAGAATCCTTTGATAAAATTATTCTTTTAAATTGTTTCTCTGTTACGATATGTACTTGTTGAAGAGAATCTATTGTACATAATTCTGAGGTATGAATATCTTTTAAATCTCTAATTTCTCTAGATTGTTTATCTACTAGTTTTATTAAATATATTAAGGATATGATAAAGATTCCTAATGTAATATATTTAATTAGTATTGTTTTCATTATTATTAGATTTATTTATATTCTTTCTCCATATAGATGTAATAGTGTCAGCTCCTAATAGAGTAGTACTACATATGAAGAGCATATCTACTATTTCTGGGGATTCTGTTACTTTTATTGTGCACCATATACATATAAATAAACAAACTATCCACCCAAAAAATCCACATACTCTCTTAGAACTTAATCCTGAATGAGCTGTGAACATCTTAATAAAGAAATTGTTACAGTTCATCTTATTTATTTAATAAAGTATTTAATTTAGACAGTATAAGAGTTAATAATTCATTATTCTCTTTTACATAATCTAATATACATAATATTTGTTGGGATTGGAGACATTTATCACATCCTTTGCATTCCCTTAAAGAATCTTCCATATTATTAAGCGTCTGTTGTTAAATATTCTGCCATATTATATTATTTTAGCTCTTTGTTTTAATCTATGCACATCATCTTCCAAAGATTGGATTCTATCTTTTAAGATAGTTAATTCTGAATGATTTTCCTTAGTAAATATTTTATATAGAAATATTTTAATTTTATTTAACATATTAATTTAATTAATATCCTATTGCTAACCAGAAAAATTCACTTCTGGTATTTACTGGAGGAGTTCCTACTAATTCTACTGTACATGAGGAATTTGTGAAGGATTTGATGGTTAAAACATCTCCTTTAGACCAATGACCATAATAGTTATTAGGAGTGAGTTGCACTACACAGCATTTAGTAGGAAATGTTTTTGGATACGATACTGTTGCAGTCATACTTCCAGTATTAAAGTTACCAAGCCCTGACTGAATTAATATCCCCCCCCCCTTGTAAGATATCTGCTCTTGTAGGAGTTGCTTTAGAGAATAAGGTATTTAAATTATCTTTGGTTATAAATTCTTTTGCCATTTATTAATGTTTTATTTAATTGTTATATATTTATGTTAATTTTTTATATGTATTTCCACTTCTACTTAATTCTGTCCACCATATATCTCCTTTATAATTGATGAGTTCTGGGAAAATTCCTACACTTCCAAACTCTTTTACTATACTCTTGGCATAAAGATCAAATAAATAAGGATATGATTTTTGGTTAGATATAGACATACTTATACATTTATTACTTCTATATATTAAACATCTCACAAAAAACTCTGTAATAACTTCTCTAGAAGGAATAGGATATGTTTGTTGCCATGACGTGTGCCAATCCCAAGTATTACTAATTGTTATATAATTCTGACCTTTCTCATCTTTATGCCATGTACTGTACCGACCTGTATCTTCTTTAGTAAGAACTTGAGAATACATAGTAGGACTAACATCCTTTCCTTTAGTATAAGAACATGAATCGTTAGTCTCATTTACATATAATCTAGCTACACTCCTATACGTTCCTCCAACATCAAAATACGCATAATGATAATTATCAATTTTCTCTACATAAGAAAAAGATCTTGGGTATTTAAAATTCCTACCAGTATAAGCAGCTATAGCAGTGAGAGTATTATTAGATGTATTTAATTTATATATTCTGAATTGCGTATTAGCATTTGAAGAAGATCCACTACAACAAAATAGATAATTACCTGATAAAGCCGAAGTAGCTATATTATACCAATATCCAGTAGGACCACCTAGAGACATAGGTGTAGTAACCATTTTACCATTAACCACAACTCCGAAAGTGATATGTGTAAAATCGGAACCTGCATAAACAAACGGGATTCTTTCATCATCAGGATTTGCTACAACACCTATACGACAATAGACATTTGTGGTAGAAAGAAAATCGTTTAAAACCTGCATATTATCAATAGACTTTTGTACTTTCGATAGAGGTATAAATTCCATAGAAGAATAAGAAGTTAATAAATCCTCTCTAGCCCCTCCAGAAACAGCTTGGATTTTAGCTACATATTCAGATCCACCTCCACCTCCACCTATAGAAGATCCTAAAATATTATTTGTCCGTGCTATAGTAGCAAAGTCTTCTACTTCAATTTCTTTGTTTCCTGCCATAAATTCTTTAAATTATTTAATTCCTGTTCCAAATATTTAATCCTTTCCTCAAAGGCTTCTTTTTCTATTTCCCTTAATCGATGCTCTTCCTTAAATGCTTCCTGTAAAATTATAGGATATCTTTCATATGAAAAGGTTAATATTGAGTTATGTAATTCTCTAGTTAATTCTGGATAGTATTTATTCCAGTATTGAGCAGAAGTCCCAATAGATATATCCTTTTCATCCATCCAATTATATTTAAATCCAGGAGAATTTAATACTAAAGATAATACTCCAGTTATAGCTTCTATATTGTTTTTATATCTAATATCAGATACAGAAGTATCACCAGCTCCAGCTAAATGAGCTGTGTGTTTGGTAAATATTATCTCATCTTGACTATTAATCTTAGCCATTATTGTTTCAGGTGTTTCTCCGGAAGAATTCATTAATGTATCTACATCAGCCCTTAAACTAAGAATATTCTGTTGTAATGGAACTAAATCAGATAGATAAGATATTTCATTATCTCCCCATGTAATCCTTCTATTAAAAGTGCTAGGTATATTAAACACGTTATTAGTCCCCTCTTTATTTGGAATCCATACTCGAAAATCAGTATCCATACCTAGTATCGACCAGTTTATTTCTTTTGTAGAAGGTGCAGATAATTTAAGCATTCCGTTTATCTCACAATCTCCTTTTAATCTTATATATCTACAATACACTTTTTCAGAATAGACTCCGTATATATCAGAACCTAATAAAGTATCAAAATATATAGGATCTCTAATACCTTCTAAACACCCTAATCTTAATCTAGGAGATAAGGGTGCAACTTCATCATTTATACCTAAATAAGATTTATCTAAACATTCTCCAGTCTTAGGATTTGTTTCTCTAATACTATGTAAATATAAAGAATCTTGAGTTTTTAAATATAAAATATCCCCAACTTCTGGAAGTTTTTCTAATTCTCTCTTTCTTTCCTCATCAGTAGTTTTATCTAAATACTCTTCTAAATCCCTATCTAAAACATTCCCATCGATAGTAGCAACTATATTACATCCAGAAATTGTAAAAGTACCCTCATCATAAATCCATTCTAATTTTTCAATCTTAATTCTTCCTTTAGATATTATTTTAGTAGTAGGAATTAAAGTACTTACATCAATCCCTTCCTCAGAATTTTCTGGGATTTCTACATTATATCCATAAGAATGCTTCTCAAAATATAAATAATCTCCTATTTTTATATTATAAATCCCATTTATAGATATCTCATATTTAATAGGAATAACTTCTCCAGATTCTCCAGATTCTCCAGATTCTCCAGATTCTTCTTCATCAGGAACTATTTCAGATATACTAGATACAATTCCTTGTGGTTCAAAGAAATAATTAGTATTTAATCCTCTAGTAATAAAATCCTTCTCTTTAGATGAACTATCCCCAAACGGGCCTTTAGCAGAATTTCTCACTATTAAATTATCTACTTCTAAAGTCCATTCGGAATTTATATTCGCTAATCTATATCCAGCCCTTCCCTCTATGAAATTATCAGATATTATCCCAGAATTAAGAACAGCTTTATCTTTCACATATATATTTCCATCTACCTCAAAATTATAGTTATAAGTTGGGGGATATCCTATAGATATATATTTTCCATTTATATATGTGATACCTTCTTTAGAATTAAATTTAATTCCAGAAGTATTAGTATCTAAAACTATTTCATTATTATTAACTACTATATTTAAATAATCTTGTTGATTTTTTACCTGCAACCCATTTGGACCAATTACATTAAGATCTCCGGACCCATGGAGATTATTTTCTAAATTAATAGTCACTTTATCTTTAACTACTCCTCCAGAGGATAGATTTAGATATAATTCTACTAAAGTTCCATTGTTATTATAGTAATGAACTTTATCATCAGAATTAAAATAAACAAAATCAGTAGGTAAGATTGCAATATTATCTTGGTTATCTATAATAACTTTTAAATTCCTTTGAGCAGTTCTGATTTGTTCTAGAGTAAGATTTTGATTATAATTGATAGCTAAATAGTCCTCAGAAGTTTCTACGTCGTCTCTATTAGATAATACTGGATATAGCACTCCATTTATTTGAAAATAAATTGAATCTTCTGATTTTACAAAATACCAACCATCAGCAGCTCCTATATCATTTTTATTCTGAACAATATTTATACTATTAGTATCATCAGTAGTCTTACATACCTTTCCATTAGAAATAAGATCTAAAAAAGAATTTCCGAATCTAACTTTTATATTACCTTTTCCATTAAGAATAATATCAGTATCAGCAGATCCTACCATTAAATATGGCTTTCCTAGAATCTTTTCTACTTTAATAAGTTCTCCCATAAAAGTACTTTGTTATATTTTACAAATATAATAATTCTAGGTAAAGAATCCAATAATTAGTATATAATAAAAAAAAGAAGAGAATCTCTTCTCTTCTTTCATTTTAGATAGTTAATCTCTATCTTCCTTATGTTTATGTTTTAAATGCTTCATATAATGATAGAAAGCTTTTCCCTCTGGAATAGCTTTATCACGTAACCATAAATATGTAAGCTTAGCACACATTTGAATATCGTCTTTACATAAATCCTTAAATAAATGATAACAGATATTTAATGCATAATGCCAATCATGTTCATTAAAATCCTCAAACTCAACTCCGAATTTTTTAGCGACTTGTTTTGATTCCTCATATTCAAATTCAGCTTCTTTTGCTTTATAATCTTCCATAATACATTCAAGAGCTTCTTCACATAAATCTTTTGTGAAATGAGGGCCATTAATCATTTCATAGAGTTTAAATTTAATTATATGATACATTTCAGGACATTCCTCTTTTAAAGATTCCATTGTATCAATAAATTTATCCTCTAAATCTTCAAATAATTCAGAATCATCATCTTCATCATCTTTGAATAATCTAGATCTTTTATGTTTGTATTTATATTCTTCATCATCTTTCTTAAACTTCTTATTAGTTCCTACATATTCCTCATCACTTTCCTCATTCTCGTTATCTTCTCTAAATCCTCTATATTTCTTAGATTCTTTAGCTTCGTATGGATAATGTTTCTTATGGGATTTCTTTTTACTTCCCATCTCCGACATCTCCCGTAGTAGTTTCTTCATTCCTTCGATTGATTCCATTGCTTATAATTTTAGTAAGTTCTTCAATTTTCTTTTCTAAAGCTAATATCCTATTATCATCAGAAGAAATTCGTCCAAGTGAAGGATTATCCCCTAATAATTCTTGTTCTACTTTTTCACATTCTTCTACTATTTTATTATATCTATCTAAAGATTTAAGTTGATTAGTAGCGTCAGTTTTCCTTACTCTGATTTCCTGTAATACATCCTCTTTAGTGATACATACAGTACGTGTATCAGCTCTAGCTATAGACATATCCCTAGTTACAGTAAATGGGAATTGAACACCATTAAATAATGCGGTAATAGTTAAACTCTGAACCGGTTGATTAATTCCGGTCTTCTGCATAAGAGTTTGGTATACATTATTTAAATTCTCTTTAGGAGGTTCATTAACAATAACTGTTTGGACTAATCCTTTTATATAAGTTAAATCCTTTTTAAATTGATTATAATCAATTAAATATAAAACATCACCTGGTTTTAATTCTCCGAAATTCATAAGATATTATTTTATTTAAATATTAAACATTACGCACCAGGAGTAGCTGCTACAGCAAACTCTAATGCTACATTTCTTGAAAATTTATTAAATGCTCCATCTGGACATCCACCACAAGTATTAGTAAACGTTTCAGCATCATTTAAAGTAGTTGTGGTAGTTATAGTAGGAAGAGTACCTACAGAAGGAGGAGTAGTTAATTCTAGAGGAATAGTTATAGTATACTTCTTCACAGTAGTTTTAAGAACTGAACAAGAAACAGGTCTATAAGTTATCGTGTGCACTAGCGAATAATTTAATAGAAACACATTAGAAGTACCTACTCTAGTTATAACAGGATCTTCGATAGTAATTGTACTGGAAAATCCTTCTCTACATATTAAAGATGGGAATCTTTCTACTATTTGGAGATAAGTAACTCCTTCATTAACGAATCCTTTATTATTTATTACACTCATAACAGTATTGTATTAAATAAGGGAGATTTCTCTCCCTTATGATGTTAATATTTAAATTAAGCAGGAGTTACAGTTGTCGAAGCCGAACATCCACACCCATTATTGCATCCATTATTATATCCATAAGGATAAGCGTGATAAGCAGGAACTGGTCTCGGAGGAATTATACATTCAAGATAATCCAATTTAGCAGTAATAGGATTAATTAAAGCCTGTAAAGCATTATATTGCTGTAAGGTCTGAACACTGTTATTCAATTCAGCATTTCTAGTTTGAAGAGCTTCGATCTTGTAATCACACATCATGTCTTTAATAGACTGGAATCCTTGGTTAATAGCTATAGTCTGTGCATCTATTTTAGATCCTACATTAGCAAAACCTTGGTTCATGTTATTATTTATATTACAAGTTTGTTCCTGACAACGTAATTGTTCCTGATAACCTAAACTAGTTAAATTTAAATTAACAGCATCTATTGATCTCTGAGTAGAGCAGCAACATTGATTAATAGCTTGTTCTATAGAACATCCAGTAGATTGAACAGTACTTAAGATAGCACTATTAGATGAACAAATCTGATTAATTATATCCTTCTGTCCAAGACCTACAGTCTGACTTACCTGATTAATAGCATTCTGAATTGCGTTAGTATCACAATTTAACTGAGTAGCTAAATTCTGTACAAAATTCACATTATCTCTAGATGCAGAATTAATGGCAGTTAGTAAGTATTCATTAGATAATGCTGACTGTACTTCCGGAGTTCCAAAACCAGCACCGAATCCATTACGCCCAAAGCCACCAAAACCACCATTACAGAAAGCTAGGATAAAAATAAGCCAAACAGCCCATTGACCTCCCCAACCATCATTATTATTTCCATCTTTAGATAAAGCTAAAAGACCTGCTAAATCATTTATTCCACTACCAGACTTTCCAGCTTCTGGAATAAAATTAAAAATATTAGGCATTCCATTGCCCATTTCGGTAAAATTTGCCATAGATTAAATAAGTTTAAATTAGACATAAAAAAACTATCTTCGCGCTCTGATTGTTTTCATAGCACAAAGATAGTTAATATATGATTCATTTAAACGTATTCTCTATCTGTAGCTCACACATGTGATATTTTAATTTAAATTCTTTATCGTAATTCTTTAGATATTCACATTTATTTACAGCTCTTATTATAGTAGAGTGATGTTTATTATAAATCTTAGATAAACGATAGAAGGAGATTCCATATTTAACGTGTAAGAAATAGAATAAGATACTTCTAGCATCTGTATGAGATCTAAGCTTTCTATTATCTCTTAATTCTTCTATCGTGATATTAAATATATTAGATATATACTTTCTAATCTGTTTATTATTTCTTCCATAGAGATCATATTTAAATTTTATATATCCCTAGTATCAATAAGTATATATAAGCTGATATGTCTATGGAACGATATTTATATTAGTAAATATAATATATAAGGTTATTATATCAATTTCTGTATTAATGAGGTTAAATCATTTAACCTAGTATTTAAAGAATCAATCTCTTCTTTAAATCTCTTCTTTTCCTCTTCTCTCAATCTATGTTCTTCCTTTAAAGCTTTTTGTAGTACTACTGTATAACGTTCGTAAGAGAAAGTTTTTGTTCCATCCTCCATCTCATGTACTAATTCCGGGATTTTATCTTCCCAATATTGTGCTGAGGTACCTATAGAGGTAGTTGTTTCATCTTTCCAGTTGTATGTAAATTCAGGAGCGTTGAGGACTTTATTTAAAGTATCATCTGGTAAAGAATTAAAATTAGATTTGAATCTTATATCTGATGTAGATTGTAACCCTGCTCCAGCTGAACATACTACATGCTTCGTAAAAGTAATCTCGGATTGAGAATTAATTTTTGACATAATAGTAGCAGCTGTCTCAGCACTTGGAATAGAAGGCCTGTTACTTAAATCATTATAACTTCCGGATGTAGCTACGGTAGCAAATGATGGTTTACTTGTAACTTCACTCCAAGATGGCCAACGAGTCACATAAGCTGAGGGTGCAGCCTTTAACAAAGCATCCCAAGAAGCTTGTAGATCACTAATATCAGATAAAGGATGTGTGTGGCTTGACGGAGTAAAGGTACTTGGTTTACTTGTAACTTCACTCCAAGATGGCCAACGAGTCACATAAGCTGAGGGTGCAGCCTTTAACAAAGCATCCCAAGAAGCTTGTAGATCACTAATATCAGATAAAGGATGTGTGTGGCTTGACGGAGTAAAGGTACTTGGTTTACTTGT